TATTAGGTCTCCTTAAACAAGGACTTTAAGCTCTGTATTGAAAATTGGGGATCCCGCATTGAGCCATTGTTAATTCAGTGGCTCTTTCTTCATGCATAACTTGATTGGCCTTTCCATCTTTATTTACTACTATGACAGCCTTAGCACTATGACTTATTGGAGTAGGAGATTTAGCTGTATCTAATTGTATCTGCCCTCTACTAATCATCTCCTCCTTATAACAAGTTGGTGTAACTACTACTTTAATAGTAGTCTTTACTTTATTCTGCTTAGTAGGAATTATAGGGGTAGCTTTAACTGGACTTACTATAGTGGGTGACATTACACTCATATTAACTTTAGGTTTCATATCTAAATTAATATGCTGATGCTGTGTATTATTATTAGCATCTGTTATAACTACTACTTCAGAACCATTAAGGATATCTAACTTATAGCCTCTACCGGTTGGTACATATCTTTTAATACTGTTTAAAGTATTTCCATCATATACTTCTCCTCTATACTGTCCGGTATAAGGATCAATAGCACTTTGGGTTTGGTTACTATTACTAGTCTTTGTTTCCCCTTTAGGCACAACTTGTGCTACTTTACTTACTCCAGCGCGCTTACCAAAATATGCTGCCGGATCTATATTCAAGTTACCTTGCTGTACTTCTATATGGACGTGTGCTCCTGTACTATGTCCGGAGTTACCACTTTTACCTATTTCCTGTCCTGCTACTACTTGTTCACCCTTATGTACATCTAGTTGAGATAAGTGCATAAAGGTATATTTAATAGCTCTACCGGAATTATCTAATGCTTTTAATCTAATGTAATTACCCATACTGGAATTACTTCCGGCTTCACTTACAGTGGCGTTTAATGGGGCTACAAGGCCTGTTCCTACTGGGATACCATAATCAGTACCTTGGTGTACATGCCCGGGCCTCTGGGTACCAAATTGACCTCTTACAGGAGCTGTTAAAGAGCTGTACCCAACTATAGGGAATAGTGCTTCTGAATTATTACTAACTGTTGCTGTGGTAGATATACTACCCAATGTAGCTAAAGCGCGGTTAGCATATCTTTCTCTGCTAGCATAATTCTTTATACCAGCCCCTTCGTAAATCTTCTCGAATACAACCATGGAGTTGTGTACGGTAGATTGCTTTCTGACTTCTTTAATGGCACTTCTGTATTGCCCCATTAATTCCTGCTTTAAGAAGCCGTAATTGGCATTTGCATCAGTAGCCTTTTGATTGGTCATAGTTAAGTATTGCTCAAAGGCTTTACGTCTGGGTCCAACCCATTGTGCCCAACCTATACCCGCATTACTGCTTGTAGATCCAATGTGATGTATACCTGCTTGTAACCCCGCAGACTCATGACCTAAGTTACCTACTATTCCCGCGGCTTGTTCCTTTGTGAGACTGAAATCTCTCATAAGATTTGCCATTAACGTTGGGGATTGTTGGTCAAAGGTTTGTGAGCTTTTGCCGAATAGTTTTCCAATACCATCTACTGAATTAGAAATAGCATGGCCAATTCCATTACCTATTTTATTTAAACCACTACCAACTCTATTTAGAATATAATTAAAGTCTTCTTTTATCTGATCAAAGAAGTTCATAGTAGCGGATTGTATATAGTCTAATGTATTAGGTTTCTTCTGAATACTTTGTAGAGGCGTTCCTTTAGTATTTAATGCAGGTAGACTCTTATTAACTCTCTGCTCTAATTTACTAGCGCCTGCAGTTTTGGTTAATGCTGTGTATTGACTATTAGTTAACCAATTACTTGGATCCTTTAAAGTATCTGCTGCAACAGGCTTACCGAAGAAGAACTCAAAGATATTTTGGAATATATTTTTACTGTGCTTTGTGCTTACAGGGCTTCTGCCAGAAGGATATTGTTCAATATAGTTTGAATTTATACTTGCGATTATTTGATCGTGTATATTTAGGAACGTCAGTGGATAGTTGGTATCTACAGAGCCTTTATAATTTCCATGCACTTCAACAATCTCTGTTCTATTAGCTGGACCCTGTAATTCTACATTTCCTACATATTGTGCTAATGCTAAGTATTCGTAATTACCTGACCGGCGCCCATACATTTTATACTCTATGGGTGTTTCTTTATTAGTGTCTAATAAGGTAGCTGTAGCTTTACTAGAATTTATTCTAGATTCTGCTTTTTCAATATCACTTTTTGAAGTAGCTTTGAATCCACTCTTTGAACTATTATAAGAGAAATAAGCATTACAAGTTTCTAAAATAACTGTGATGTCATCTTTCTTAAACCCAGCTTCATACAATTGTCTATTAAGATATTTAGCAGACATTGCGCTAACTGTAGTCTTACCATGCGCAGTTTTTGTAAATGCGAAGCCTCTTCCTTCTATACCATGAGTATCTAAATCTAATATTACATGTTGTCCATTAGCTTTATGTTTGATACTAACTAAAGTTTCCTTAAGTTGGTTTAAAGATGTTAGTTGTCTTGTATCTATAAGATTACTATTTATTCTATCATCATCTACATGAGCAATCACTGCATAATATGGATTGGTATTAATATGTTTTGTATTACTAACTGAACCTAAAGTATTAGTTTTGTGTTGATTAATTTTAGTACTAATAGGACTTCTATTTGATACATATTTACTTACATATTCAGCGGGATTAAGATTATTAAAGTGAGCTGGTCTATCAATAAAACTGCTAATAGGATTTGATAGATTTATTCTAGTACTGGTTGGGTTTCTAGTAGATTGATATTTGATAATTGGTGAACTAGTAACTTTAGTTAAAGGCAGTTTACTACTAATAGGACTTCTACTAGACGAGTACTTACTTACATACTCTGCTATATGTGGAACAGGTTTAGGTAGACTTAATTTACTACTTATAGGACTTCTATTAGAATGATACATACCAACATAATCACTAATAGGTGGACTACCAGTATTAGCTAAATGCACTCTTGTACTTACTGGGCTTCTATTAGAATGATATACACTAATATAATCAGTATTGGTTTTATCTACTTGTATATTATTACTAACTGGATTTTTATATACAGGGGCCACATTAACATATTTATTACTAACTGTAACTGGTTTTGAGACCTGTGATACGGGCTGTGGTTTGGTTACATTATTATATATTCCTTTTCCAATCCACTCTGCTGTTGCCCCTATAAGTGCGGCGCCGCCTAATATTGCTGCACCAATTGCTATTGGGACGGCTGCTGCTGCTAATCCTGTTGTTGCTCCCACTCCTGCAGCTATACCAGCTACTCCTCCTAAACCTTCTGCCACTGCACTTAAAGCAGTAAATCCAGCTAAGTTACCTAATATATTACTTCCAATTCCTACTACATTTGCATTAGCTTCTTGATTCTTCCATTGGTTCTCTGCAGCAACTTTAGCTTGTAGTCCAATCATACCTATACCTAAAATGGTATTACCAATTACTCCTGCTTTACCTCCCAGAAGTTGTGTTGCTACTCCTGCTGAACTAATAAAGAGATTTGTATCAGCATCTGTGTCTTTAAAGTTAGTCATTTGAGCTTCTCTAAAAGACCAAGCAGTAGCAACTAAACCTACCCCGAGTACTAAACCTCCTAATCCTTGTGTATGCTCTCCCAAAGTGTATGATCTTCTATTAGTGATTGGTGTATGTGGAGTTGTTTCTAGTGTTAAAGGAGTTGTTGTGACATCACTTGGCGGCTGTAATTGATTAACTACTGGTGCTACAGGAGTACTAATAGGCGCTGCTAATGGAGCAGTAGGAGTGCTTAATGGACTAGTTGTAGGATTCTTTGCAGGACCTTGAACTGAGGGGCGAGTAGCTGCAAGCTTTGCTGACTCTAAGTACTGCTCTGGATTTAACTTATTTTGTATTACTGGTTGTGGACTAGGTTTAGGTTGATGACCTTTAAATCCAAACAAGTCAAAGTAATCATCAAAACTACCTTTGCCTTCTATAGTGGCGGCTTTACCTTCAGCAGTTTGTAACCATAGCCTATAATCATGCTGGGCCTCATTACCCATTAAAGGTTTTACATAAGCCTCACTAGATTGATGCCCCGTAACTCCATATAATTTATTATATATACCCCTAGCATGTACGCCATGATTCTTATATGCAATTTTACCTTCAGCAGTTTCATTACGCCATATTAAGAAGTCATGAGTTTGCTCCGCTTGAGTTAATACTCTTCTTTGTGATGCAGGCCTCTCTTCTAATAGAACTCCTTGATTAGGTGGATCAGGTAGATTAGGTTTTGGTGCCTCAGGTTCAGTAAGACCTCCTGAACTTGGTGGACGACCTCGCTTAGCTGCTCTGCTGGCTATATAGCCAGCACCACCTAGCGTAGCCATAGCACCTAATGTAGGTAGTAGCATAGCTCCTATAGCTACACCACTATTCTTAATAGTTTCTCTTTCTACAGCTCGGTTATATACAGATCCAAATACCCATTGAGTATCTTCTGCTCTACTAGTAATAGAAAGCATTAATAGATTATCTATAGCTCTACTACCTTTAGTAAAGATTCTTCCTTGACTTCCTCCCATTAATCTATTAGCAAAGACTTCATCTTGATAATCTCCAGAATATGCTATACCGTTTAATACAGTCTTGTGTAATATTCTTGTGCTAATTAATGTGTCTGTGTTTAATCTACTTTGTTCCTGCTCATGTGTATCTGCTAGGAACTTCTGGTAGTTAGCGTCATATCCTAAAGCTTTATAGTCTCTATTATTAACACTGAATAGTGGAGAACCTCTATAATAACCACTTAAGAACATACTCTGAGCACTGTTTATTTTAGTTCTATCCTCAAATAGATTTCTTCCAGAAGAACCTTCTACTATTCCTTCAGCAACACCCCACCAGAAACTCTTAGGATCTGCTTGTAAGCCTCCTCTAATTTGATTTGCTAAAGTTTGATAAGTACTCTCAAATAAGTCATTAGCTTTTTCCCATATAGGTCTTATAACATTAGGACCAATTCCAGGAATATTCTGTATTGCTTGAAGAGTATTAGCTAATTGTTGGGCAGGGGTAGCCTTAGTACCTTTATTAGCTAAAGAGTTAGCGGCTGCAACTACACCTCCGGCCACTCCCGCAGCAATGAAACCTCCACCTGCAGTAAAGATAGTTAAGGCTGTTAATGCCGCGAATCCTAAAGAAGTACTCCCTACACTTTGGTTAGTATTTAATCCTTTATCTGCCCAATTAGCAGCACGTTCTAGATTACTTCCTACACCTTGTTTGAAGCCTTTAATCCCGGGTACACCCATATGATCCATCCAGTCTAATACTGTTGGACCAAACATGGTGGCACCGGCTATAAAAAGGCCGGGGAGCCAACTTACTTCAGGGTTGGCAAACATAGCGACTAATCCTACTCTATTCATTGTTCCAGTAGTAGCTAATTCATATGCGGCTTTTCCTCCAGTAGTTAATACTTGAGTAGCCATATGAGTACCTAAGAATAAAGAAGTGGTTTCAAGCGCTGTTGTTGCTTGGTTTTCTCTATAAACCATACTGCGCCTACTATCCCCAACATCTAAGAACATACTTGTAATAGCTAAGTTCTGTAAGGTTCCAATAACACCTGCACCAGTACTTCCCATAATCCTTAATGCGGTTTTCCCGGCTACTTGATTTTCCACATCTGTAAAGATACTAGCTTTAATCCGCTCGCTTTCTTTAACACCTAAACCGTTTAATATCCGATCAGATTCTGCACTACTCATAGTGTGTAGTCTTAGAGGATCTTCTGCTCTAGCTGCCTTGGTTAATTTATTAGGGCGGATAAAATCATATATACTTTTAGCTCCTGGAATTCGTTCTCCAAACCATGTAGCCATTCTGGCTAAAGTATTACCACCCGGGTCTACTTCAAAGCCCATCAGTTTAAATACCCCCGCAGCACTTACATCTCTAAATGGCTCTCTACGGCTTAGAGTCTTTTCTAATAATCTATGCGGATCTACTGCGGAATCTATATCAGCTCGTAATCCGGCTAATACTTTATCTAATTCAGATATTTTAGCTAATCTATTTCTATCTCTATGTGGATCAAATTTAGCTACAATATCCGGCCGTGCGTTTAATTCATTCGTAATATTCTCAGAGCCTGTGAACATTGAGTTACGTAAGTCTGTTAGCTTTCCATGGATTAATTCAGCAAACTCTTTAACTGAAGCGATGTTATTTCTGTCTATAGTATTAAGCTTTCGTTGCGCGTCTCCCACATATAATTCTGATATATTCTTTGAAACGTTGTCATATGCGGTTTTATAACTACCTGGTATAACATCAGTATGATAAATAGGTAAGCCCCCAAGATAAGCTAAAGTACCCAGATTACTATCCCCAGCACCAGATAAGGCTACTTTTGCTAATAATTGGTTGCCTCCCCGCTCTGTATTATAAGCTCCTATGTTAATCATAGAACGCTGACCACCACCTTCAGCCACGTATCTATCAATATTTGTTCTTCTAGAGGCATTAGTAAATAGATTACCCAGTAAAGGTCCTGCTAATATTAATCCACTAAGACTTATTAATCCAAGATTAAATATAGTTAATGCTTTATCATTAGCCGCGGCATTTTGTACAGTTTGTAAACTATTATAATTAAAGTTCTGTAAGGTTAATTGAGCACTGGTATCTACTTCCCCACCACCAATAAAATAGGGATGTCCTGTTGGGCCGGCTCCTACAGGGCCTCCTACAGCAGTTCTGTTCCAGTAGAAGTTACCGCGCACAGGTAGGATGACTTGCTTACTTAAAGCACCTATCCCATTAAGCATTTTATCTACACCTAAACTATCTAAATAACTTGTGATATCCTCAGAAGGATTCTTTAAGATATATTCAGTGACAAATTGCCGCTGTTTTAATGCAGCTAATATTAACTCAGAATGAACTGCTTTTAAAGTAGCTGAACTAAATAATGGGGAACTAGTTCTATAATCTTGCTGACTGAATCCGGGGCGTTGCGTATTTAATGCCTTTAATATGTTCTTAGGATTAGGGCCAGCATTTTTGATTACATTAAATCTAGCTAATGCTCTTTGTTTTTGTGCTTTATCTCCGCTGGGTAATAAGTTATAGGCATAAGATAAATCTGCTCCTTGGAAAATCATCTGCACATAGCTATTTCTGGGTAATGTGTAATTGCCCATTTTAGTAAAACTAGATCCTTGATTACCTGTAATAGTTAATGTAGTGTTCTGGGCAGCACCTAAATATAATAATCCACTAAAAGATCCTGAACTTAATGCTGTGGTTATATCAGAAGTAATAAGACCAGCACCACCACGCTTTCTTACAATAGGACTTCCAAAATCTCCGGTAAGTAATGAATTGGTATTTGTTCCTGTACGAATTCCTCCAAATACTGTAGGGATAACTGTGTATCTATCTTGTATAGATGCATTTCTACTAACTCCATAGAAGAAGTCAGTTATCTTAGCTAGAGGGTTTCCTATAAAAGGAATACTTGCAATGTTATTTAATGCTGCTACAGACTTTCTTGGTGTTGGAATTCCATTTGTGGTTTGTGCACTTAAAGTATATAATGCTGTTGCCCCTATAACAGCGAACATAGAGGTTAATGCTCTACTTCTACTTCCACCAATAATATTAGCAAACTCTTTTATACTACCTTCTGGTAATAATCTAGGACCGTATTTTAAGCTAGCATAAGTTCCTGTAATTAAGGCTGCTGTAGGACTAAATAATGTGGGTATTGTATTACCATTTCCTAAAGGTATAGTCTTATTTAAATCAAACATGTTAGATAATAACATATAAGCTGCTGCATACTTAACTGTTTTACCTATACCTTTTACTAAGAATGCTGGTAAATGTGTTACGGACCTTTCTGGAATTTTACCCCCGGGTAATTTATCATTTAATGGGATAACTGGAATTCCTCGGTCTCTATTAATTAATCCATAAGTATTATTAAATAATCCCCATTGTCCACCTACTAAATTATTAGCGTGCCCTCCCATCATTCGAGCAGCGCTAACTATAGGATTAGTACTTATTTTATATCCTAAACCTATTAGAGTACCTCCAGCTTTTTGTACTAGTTCATTTGTGGAACTATTAGCTAATCCAATACCCGTGTTGATAAAAGCACCACTGATTAATTGACTGCTTACTAATATAGGAGCTATTGCTGTATAACCTAACATTAACTTCTCTAAATCATTACCAGAATTGTATTCAATACTTAGACTTCCTTGTTTTGGTTTATCTTTATTAGTAAGGCTGTTATAAGCATTAAATCCAAATCCTCCAATAAGTCCTCCAAGAGCCATTGGAACTATTGCTGGTAATCCGAATCTAGTAAAGGCTCCTTTAGCTGCTATACCAGCAATGGCTCCTAATCCCATACCTAACATATTAGGCATTCCTAATTGTTGTGGTAATACTAAACCACCTTCATATACCTTACTATAATTCTGATCTGGATCCCTAGCTAATAATAATTGTTGGTTAGATCTAAAGGCAAACTTTACAGGTGATTCTAAATTAACTCCAAAGCCTAATAAAGGTAATTGGAAACTAAGAGTAGGTATGACTGCTCCACTATTATCTATATTTAAAGAGATAGCATTTTGTGCTACCGGAGTTGTTCCTAACTGTGTAGCTATAGAATGACTTAATCTACTATTAGAATTATCTATATAGAATCCCATACTTTGCATTTCTGCTCTAGCTCTAATAGCTCCTGCCATATCTCCAATACTTAAAGCATATCTATAAGTATTTCTTAGAGAACCTTCTACAGTATTATTCATTACTGCATCATCTATAGGTCTTCCAGAGATTAATCCAGCGGCACCTCTAATTGCATCTACACCTAATGTAGTAGCAAACTCTGCAATCATGGTTGCTACCGCACCCAGTAATAATCCACCAACTGCCCCTTTAGCACCTGCTTTAATACGCCCTGAATCTTTATTAAATACGGCTCCTATACCTGCTCCAGCAACACCACTAAGTAACATAAAGGACATGCCATAGTTAACTCCATAAGGACTTACCTTTTGTACTAGACTATCCACAGCCGTATCTACGGCTCCAAAGGTAAGTAAGGCTAATGCGGGTAATACAGTTTCTCCAGCTAATCTATTTAATCTACTCCCAATAATTCTTTCTAAGCTGCGAGTACCTCCTGCTTTTAAATCTGCTAAATCAGTAGCTAATCCTACTCCATGTTTAATAGCATTATAAGCTAAAAGACCTCCACCAATTTCTAAAGATAATTGCCCAGTTAATTGCAGATCTTCTTTCCAGTCTCTTCCTTTATCTACATACTGATAGGTACCATCGGAATACATTAAAGGAGTTCCATTAGGATTTGTGGCGATGCCTGCTCTCTTTAAATAAAATGGATTTAAACTAAACCCTAATGCGGGTTTAACACCTCCAGTAAAATAGTCTTGATTAATTCCACCTACTTTTGCTAGACCTCCTAATAGCTTAGATCCATATAGAGATGGTCCGTTTTGTAGTTGATCAAATAACATTGTAGTAGCTGTAGTTAAAGAGTTTCCTGGTTGATCTCCTAAAGCTAATCCTACTAAAGTAAGTGGTAGTGTCATTCCTAATAACTTTAATCCAGCTAATCCTCTAAGAGCTAATTTATTTTCAGCTCCTAATAAAGCTATCTTTTCTCCAAGCGCACTAGATTCTTTACCAAAGAATCCCCTTAGTGATCTTACCTCTCTATCATTAGTATTTAAGTTTGTTGATAAGTCTGCAGATATACTTTTGTTACTAGCATCTTGTAGAAACAATTGAATAATGGCTTTGCCTTTACTACTAAAGTATTTAAGAGGCCCCTCATCATTATTACTTTTAAATAGTGCTTTTAACTTATCATCATTATCAAATAAGTTTAAAGGTAATCCAAATACATTAGAGGTTCCTTCTTGAATAGCAGCTAGTAAATCCTTAATGGTTAATGAAGTATCTTTTGGTTTGTTCCCGAGAGCAAATATCATGGGGTTAACATAAATAGCTCCTAAGATATTCATTCCTTGTCTGTAATATCCAAACAATCTATCTATATTATCTATACCAGCCTCAGTAAGGTATTGATAAGTTGGTGCTCGTACTTTATTTCCATTTATCTCTACTTCGTTACCAAATATTATCCTGCGTTTTATTTCCGCTATTTCTAATACGGTAGCAGTTGGATGATGTGTTTTAATAAAGCTTTCAATATCAGTATTTAATCGTGTATTTAAGTCTCCGGTTAACTCTTGGTCTACTGTACCAAATGCTCTACCATAAGTAGTATGTGCTAATCCAAAGGTTCCATCTTTTAAATGTATTCTGGAGTTTAAGTCTAGAATAGTATTTAACGCCTCTGCTATAACTTTCTTATTAACTCTTCCCAATAACCCCGATGAACTAGATTCCCGGAATATTCCTCTACCATATTGACGTAAGATTTCAGGATCTCTTGAAACTGTACTTAGTTGGATATTATAACCTTTATCTAAAATAGGATCTAACTTACCTCTAAAATCATCTCCTGGTCTAATAAGAACACCAGGATTTTCAGCTCCTATTTTATGATAGACTTCAACTCCATGAGTATAATTTCCTGTAGCATTACCTATAGGTCTATTTAATTGGACTAACATATCTAATCCAAAGAGATCTCTAGCAAAGGATCCATATAATCCTAAGTTACCAATAGCAATTCCTCTACGAATACTATTTAAGTTACCAATAGTATTAACAAGTCCAACACTTTTAGCACCAAAGACTCCAATACTTCTAAAGAATTTAGATACATTAGAAGTACCCGGAGGCATTTTACTTAGATCTTCACTAATATTATTCATCAAAGCTGCAGTAGTAGCACTGCTTTGGAATATATAATCCATTACTAAAGGTGCAATTCTAGATTGTATTCCATACATTAATGCGGATAATCCTACAGATTGTACAGAATTAAATAGATTTCCAATAAGACTTTCTGCTGGGCCGGGAGCATTAGTATCTTGCAAATCTCCTTTATTAGCTTTGTTTAATGCCATTAGTTTAACTCCAGGAGTACTAAACATATTAGATGGAGTTTGGTTCATTGCTGCTCCAATACTTCCCCCTATTAATGCTCCTGCTATAAATCCTAGATTATTATTAAAGCGTTGTCTTACTATAACTCCTGCAGTAATAGAACCAATGCTACCTGCTATTAATGCTCCATAAACACCATTATTAAAAGGCGCTCGTTGAGTCCGGAATAGATTATCTATTCCTCTTGCTGGTGCCGCTAATATAGATAGAATAGGATTCTCATTTCCTTTAAAGAATCCTCCTTGTCCCCCTAAGAAGCCAAAAGCAAATGCCCCAAAAGCTGTTTCATCTTTAGGTCTTACAGCTTGATTCACAAATCCATTAATAGCATTATAAATAGTTGGACTACTTCTAATAGTATCTAATACCTTAACGTAACTAGGAGCAGCACTTCCTCTAGTTACATAATATAACTGTTCTGCTACAGGCTCTCCAGTAAAGATGGGTTGAGTTAAATATATCTGTCTGGCTCTACCAGTTAATCCTTGTTGATTAGCACTGTAATATCTGGTTAATAAATCTCCACTAATATCTGCTTGGATAGTATAAAGAACATTAACTGCATCACTCATATTAACTAATGCGCTTAGATAATTTGAATTACCCAGTTCAGCTAATCTATTACCAATTCCTACAGCACTGGGTGCTTGGCCATTTCCTGGTTTGAATAATACAGAATTTATATATTTATTAATACTGGAAGCTTCTGCTCCATGGAGTTCTATGGCTAGGTTAGTTTGAGTTTCTCCATAAGTACTTTGAGCCTTAGCACTTGCTCTAAAAGAAGTTATTAAACTTACTTCAGGTTTATTCTTATATTTAATTCCTAAGAAGTTAGCATGGAGTATAACTCCATCTACATTAGTAGGGAATACTGTTGCACCTAAGTTTGAATAGTGACTTAGTGTTCTTGCTGTAGTTGTTGTATTACTTCCATCAACGGTAGTAGCAATATTAACTTGTGCACCCCTAGCTAAAGCAGCTTCTAGTGCAGCACCCACAATACTATTACTACTTAAAGTGGCACTACCTATATTAATAGTGTCACCCTTTTGGGCAGCGTTAATTAACTTAGCTTCTTCTGTACTAATGCCAGGGGTTTTATAATCTTGATAGTATAAAGCTATATCTTTATCATGATACTGATCTTTAGCATTGCCACTTAAATAATCTTTAACAAATGTCCGTTCTAGATTATTTAGCTTAGGAGAAATATAGTTTAGGTTTATCTCACTCTCTTCTCCAAAGTCTTGAGTATTTCCACCTCCAGCACCTGAAGTACTGAACATGGAAGTCTTGGTGCCCCCATACAACTTAATGTGAGTATAACTATCTCTAGTTGGTCCTTCTATATAATTAGGGACTTGTTTAATTCTACTGTCTGGGTGGCGTCTAGAATTATAATCATTTGCTCTATAAATATTAGTAGCATTATTAACTAGCTTTCCACCTAATGCTCCTGTAGGATTTATGTGGTATTGTAATACATTAGTTATTTTATTGCCGTTAGTTAGTAACCTATCAAATGCTTTTGTGCTAGTTCCTCTTGATGTAAAAAGAACACTAGAACGAGAGGAGGTGTTATATACCTCCCCTGTTATTCCTAGTGCTCTTAATTGTTCATTTGTACTAGCCATAATAGTAATTTCAAATAGTAATACTATTATATTATGAATAAATTGTGTTAACTAGATTCCTAACCAACATACTCCATCTGTAGCAGTTGTGGCATCTACCCATAATGTGGAGACATCTAGTAATGTCTTTGGTCCACAGTTTAATGTGATAGATGCACCAGGAGCTAATGGTATTAACTGTGTGTCATTGGTTGAAGAAATTCCTATATAAACTGTTCCTGTATTAGTTACTCTAGTAGGTCTAATAGCTGTAATTACTAATGTACTTACAGGAGTAAAGTTAGCTGCTAGTTTTACAGGCGTTGCTATTGAACTGGGCGCAGCAGAACCTGCTACAGGAGCAGTTATATTGGATTGAAAAGGTGCTACCATATTAAACTCCTAACTACTAAAATCAGAATTACGCAATGTTTAGGGTGTTCTGACAGATTACTTTAGCTGTAGTTGTGGGAAGTGTAGTAGCAGGTAAGTAAATTGCTTCAACAAAGTCTTGTGCGTTAGCAGAAGCAGTTAAAGTAGGAGTGTTTTTATAAGCACCAGTAAAGGTAACTGTTCTTGCGGTACTACCCTGAACAAATAAGATATTAAATTGAACAGCTTTTGTAGGAACGTTAGTAGGAAAACTAACTGTAATGTTTCCAGTAGCTGCTCCAACGTTTAGGATAAAAGTATCACCCAAACTAAAATCAATAGCAAAGGTGTTTGTTACTGGTTGTACTGTAACAGCATTACGTTGAAGAGTAGTTGCTTTATTTACTGCTGCAATTGCAGTTGTAGCACTGGTAGCAATTAAATCTCCTAAAGCTTGGACAGATGTACGGCCGTATGCATTGGGACTCTCGGGATATGGACCAACGTATACGTTACTTGTTAATGAAATAGCCATGTATAAAATCTCTAAAGGACTATTCTATTAATAACATACTTTTGCCGACATTTCTAGGTTAATGTGTGTGATAATTAAATTATTAATACTTGGGATATTCTATGAAACTTATTGTTAAACCTAATGATTTAACTATCACACCTTTAAGTAATGTCATTCTTAGAGGAGATACTATAGAAGTTGCTCTTAGCGGCTTTACAGCGCTATCAGTTAATGTGGCGAGTTCTACTACATATTATTTAGATAATACTCCCGGAGTGGGAACTATAGCGGTTTCTGGTACTACTGTTACAGGTACTGGTACTAGCTTTACTACTTTCTTTAATATAAATAACTATATAAAAATAGGAACTGTTTCTGCTCTGGTAACAGCGGTTACTAATAATACTACTTTAACTATTAATACTTCACTGACGGTTAGCGCCGGAACGGCTTATAGTATCCAGAGACAACTAGGAGTAGGCACGGTTTCTTTGTTAGAGACTACTGTTACTGGTATTGGTACCACTTTTACTACTTTCTTTAAAGTGGGACAGACTATTGATATTCAAGGACAAAGAAGATTAATTACTGCTATTGCTAGCACTACTTCTATGACTGTAGCCTTCCCACAACTTATCGGGCAGATTAAGAAAGGTGATATTAGAAGTACTAATCTAGATACAGTTGCTATTCTTACTAGTGCATTAGATAACTTTACTGCTGCGGGTTCGGCTAATTTAATATTTATTCCTATAGGTACAGTTATGTTTATTCCAGACCAATATTATAGTCTGGAAATACAATGTATTAGTGGTAGTAGTATTAATACTATTTATAGAACTGTGTTTGTGGCTACTAGAGATGTGGTGATCTAAATACTGGTTAAAATGGTGCATTAGTTAATGCTAATGGATATACATATAAGTTATTCAACCAGAATTGATTAGGATCACTTATAGTAGCAATGTCTATGGCAGGAGTGTAACTTACTGTATATATAGAATTATTCGGGGGTCGATTAGTACTGGGTTCGTTCCAAGTAATTACTAATGTATCCCCACTTTGAATTGCTAATGCTCCGGTGCCGGTCCAATTTAATGTATTACCACTAATAGTCCAGTAGGTTCCGTAATCATACTTATAAGATAATCCATTTCTAGTAATTGTTACTACTTTGTTTAAAGCATTTACTGTTGGGGCTGTGGTTAAAGTAAATGTAGTCCCGCTACTTACAGTGAAACTTTGTGTATAAGGTTTATACCAGAAGATTTGGTATTCATTGTATGTGAAATCTACATTAGGCACATAGTTAATTAACCCCGTACTATCTACAATACCTGTTAAGGCTACTTGATAATCTCCTAGAGGATCTATATAAGTTCCTGCAGTTCTAGTAACTGTAATAGTGGTTGCATTAGGGGCATTCGGCACAGTCCATTTGGCTCTACTACTATAAAAGTTATTAGTTCTTCCGGTTATATCAGTTAGATAAAACTCTACCCAATAATAACTAGCATCGTTATTATAGACAGGATCATTAGGATATAGACTTAATTTAAGGAAGCCTGAGGTAGCGTCTATTGTATAATCTTGATAACTATTCTCTACAGTAAATGATTGTATTGGAGTAATTACTCTAACTACTAACCCATATACTAATTTCTGCGCCGTTTTAGTTATTACATTTCCTGATAAATCTAATACAGGTAAGCCGGCACTATTTAATATGGGTGTATTATAAGTTTGATTAAATATAGGTAGATTAGTATTATCTGGATAATTAAACTTACCTATTAGGGGACATAAAGTTGGTAAGATTTGCTGACTCATATGCACTCCGTCTGTTATTAAATAATGGGTTTTGTCTAGCGGGAATAGCCGCTTCTCTAGCTAAGATTATTCCCCCGGTATAAAATATACTTCTATCAAGAGTAACTGCACCATTGTTAGTAGTACCACCGCTAGGATAATTAGCTTCATGAGTTACTACGTGCGATAATGCCCCTACAATAGTATCTGCAATATCCTTTGAACCCGTCTTAGGGTGATCTACTTTAGTTCCCCCGATTAACATCAGGCTTTTTAACTCTTGTACCATGATATTATAAGGAGGAACATCTATATCCTTTGGTAATATAATGCGGCCGGCATTTAGCCATTGTCTAAAAGTCATATATAAATTAGTCTGCTGAGTTCTATTAAAGTGCATTTCGCTAGCATTAATACCTAAGAGTTGTAGCTTCTGTATCAAGCCTTCTCCTTGGAAGTGGTCAAGAGTTACTGCGCCTACATTTCGTTTCTTACATAACTCAATAACAGTTTGCTCTACAGAATCAAAGCTAACTTTCTTAACACCTGTTTTAGTTTTAGTAGGTACCCAAGTAATTACACAATCTATTAAGCATTTATAGACGCCATCCATATATACCGGTCGAGCTACAGTTATTGCATAACTATCTCCACTTACTCCAGGATCTCCATGTATATATGACATCTCACTAAAATGTAATTTAGGTATATTAGCATAGTCTACACCTACCCAAGTATGCTCATTAACTGTAATATCTTTAGGGGTTGTATATATCATTGGTGTGCTTATTAAAGCTTTGTTTACTTCATTAGGATCTAAGAATGCTGATTGAGATTCAGGCCTTACATTATAGAAATCTCTAAGTGCCGCAATAGGTTCTACTTCTAATTGAGTGGCTACTTCAGCGGCTACATTAGCATTACTACTAGCTATATCTAATGTAGATAAGTTGAAGCATAAATATCCTCTCTCGGCATACTCCCAATCTCTCTCTATTAAATACTCCATAAAGTCTCCCTTTTCCCAAGCACTGGATACAGTGATTACTTTAGAGAAGTGGGATATGTTGGTAATAGACTTCTGCACACTTGTATATAAAGCTCTTACAGCTTCTACAGATCCTAAAGCATTAGGTTCATGCATACGACAAGCTTCATCAAATACGACTACTATAGAAGTCTTTCCTACAAGAGCTGAAGGGTTAGCCGGGGCAGCTATAATCTCCATGTCTTTAGTCTTAGATCTAACTCTAGTGTCAATCTTACTAATCTCATTATTATTTGTAAAATAACTAGACCCTTCATAAAAGCTTACTATCTTACCAAAAATAGTATCTTTTACTTGGGTTTCTGTGGTAGCTAAACAAGTTATTACAATAGCTCCTTGGAGTAATCCATAAAATTCTCTGGGATTATCCATGTTATGCCATTTATAGAACTCATATAAAGCTATGGCCGCAGCCATCCAGCTTTTAGAACTTCTCATCCCTGCTTGGATATTTATAACTTTCCAATTCTGCTCTTCTGATATTTCTTTCCAGTTAGTTTTATTATTACTTACCCAAAGCTGCATTAAAGCGGCTTCTTCAGAATCAAATGGTAATTTGTATACTGCTTTGAAGATTACTCGTTGAGCTAAATAAAGTTTACTTATTGGGGTTTCTAAAACATTCTCAATAAATTCTAATATGTTATAATTCTGCCCCTTATTAACTTTCTTCTCTAAGGCAGAGATTAAACTATTTTGCATATCAACTAATTTACTGGTTGTTTTATCCATTTAATTATCTTCCTATAACTCCTAGAATTGTTGTGCCGTTACTGTAAATATATATTAAAGTCCCAGGCGCGCTATTTCTAATAAATAATCTTTCGTATTCACTTAAACCAAACACATTACTATTGTTTGTATATACTAACTGGGCATCTATATTAAATACTTTATAACTAGTTCCTGATACTTTTAATACGGGGTTGTTCTTAGGAATGTATTTTACAGGGCCATTGTTAGCTAATATATAAGCAACCTTAGTCATGTTTAGATCTTCTAAAGCAGTATCTACTGAACCATAATTAAGTAATAATACTTCTAAAGTATTTACCGCATGTGTAGTTAACATATCTCTAGTTAGCATTTAATACTCCAGTCACAAAGGTATTTATTGTGGCGGCATTAGTTAATCTTGTTTGATCAATACTCAATAATAACTCATTCTTATATGCGTTAGGTAAACAATCCTTTATTATTTCTAGTAAACATTGCTGAGGATCATTTGATATACCGCTTAGATAAATATCTAAATCATCACTAACATTAGTATTTACATCTGGAGTATAGATACTTAAAGGAGTTCCTGTATCTGCAGGTAATGTTATATCTAATTCAACTGGCTTATTGGTTATGATTAACATGATTAGACTCCTGTTCTTATCTTATAATATCTGGGACGAGACTAGCATTAGAAGCTGGTGTGTATCTTGCCGGCTTTTGTAGTTCTCCAGGACTTGTTATCGGTCTTGCATAAATACTACAAGATTTACTCTCTTGTATGATAGTTTTTATAAGAGTTGTTATTGATGTTTGTGTAGTTGTTATTTGTTTATTAATACTATCTACACTTGCCGAAGCTGTAGTTATCTTAGCTGTTTGTAGATTAATAGAATCTGTAGGAGTTGTATCTGTAAATGTTGAGGCTGTAAAGTTAGGGGCATTTGGTAATAATTCTACAGTTGAGTTAGGATCGGTTATTAAATTCTCAGTGGGTAATCCTTGCCCTGATGTTGGGAAGTTATTTAAAGCAGTTTGTAGATTTGCTAGTGATGATTGTGCTGTCGTTAACTGTGTCTGTAAACTATATAATTTACTTTGTGCTTGTACTAAAGCTATCTGAGCATTAATTAAAGATGTACAAGATTGCTGTTTATTCTCCGGGCTGAGTATAAGCTCAGGGGTACCAGAACTTAATGGCCGCTTAGATGGATAGAATTTAGTTACATCTAATACAAATCTGTAATAAGTTCTTGTGGCTCTTACATGCATGTAATCTATAGAGGTTATATAACCTGTGGCTTTAATTCTAATTCCACGCCCGGGAGATGAAGCTATATTTAAATCCATGTCTTTTAACATAGGATATGTGATTATAACCGTTACTTCTCTACCGGGAAGAACAATCTCACTATTAAACTGCTCTGCGGTATAATAAGCTTCTGCACTTGTAGATATTTTATTATAAACAGCAGTTGCAGTTACCTTTTGTAGTTGCATACTTGTATAACTATCAGAGGCAACTTTATTAGGTCCTGTTCCTGTATAACTATTAGCGTCTGCATTCTCATGATCTACAAAGTTATTGCTATCCCGGCCTCTACCTAAAAAGGCTCCTACAAAGGTCATCATTTGGCCCTCAATGCCTAATGATTGCTTGATAGGTGTACCACCAATGATTGGTTGTGTGGCCACTCTCATGCGCACTTTACTAGAGATTCCAACCTCTGTATTAGGAACTCTAGTACCTTCACCTGAAAATGTATTAGCTGGAGTAATGGCAGGTAATACATCCATCTCCCAGAAATAAGTATCTGCACAATTAGCACTATCAGGATCACCTCTATATATTCTAAAGGTGGGGTCTGATGAAGTGAATGGAGCATTCTTAGATGTATTGCTAGATACTCCTGCAGATAATGATAACGCTTGATTACTTGCCATTTACCTCTCCTTTACCCTAGTAGAATAAAATCATTAATGTATTGTACTAGTAATAATAAAGTGTTTAAGGCTAATACTATTACGTTTAATAAACAGATATCTAATGTCTGTACTAATTTCTCTGTAGTATTAAATATACTTACTGTGGGATTAGCCGCAGTGGCATAACCACTACTATTAATCAGAGCTTGTTTAATTACTAAAGTACTGTAGATATGAGATCTGTATAATTCTAATTGTGCTGTATGTACCTGCACTAATTTACCTAAGAGTTGACTACTCGTATTTGTGTATATAACTGCAGGTGTTGTGTTATAAGCTTGAGTAATGTAATTGTTTAGCTTTGTTAGTATATTAGCAACTTGACTAGCATGATTTAATCTTAAGTTGGCTAATGTGGCATTTACATCTCCAAAAGCTAAACTATTATATATGTTTAAATAACTGCCCTGATTAACCAAGGCAGTTGTTATGTCAGCTTGAATGTCTGTTACTATACTCATCTTATGTTAGATCTATGGATTTATTAAATAGGGTTTCTAATCTGCGCTTGCGGTCTAAAGATCTAGTAGCTCTTGCATGAATTTTAGTTAAGGTACTATCTATATTCTCTGGTATGGGAGCTAGGATAGAAATTATAGGACCATGGGGATGGTCTATTAATCTATGTTTGATTCCATCAATCATTAATAAGAAACAGAATTCCTCATTAATTGGCTTGTCAACTCTGATATCTAAATTGTCCATGACTACGCTCCTAATTACCTATAAATATATACTACATTAATCTCTTATGGTTTTCTATGCACTACTTAATATTGACTGTTCTACTGTTGTACCTATAATACTCTTGAATCTAAATCCTTTTGGATATGTTATTGATAATAAATTACTTGTGCTTTGATTAGTTACGCTAATTCCTAAAGTGTTTGATCCTAATATAACTAAATTATCTGTATCAGTTATTGTTATGAACTGGGTATAAATAACATATCTTGATTTGTTTGTACATGGAATTGCTACTAAATAAGTACTATTGGAATTGGTTCCTAATATAGTTAATAAGTTATTACTAATATAATTGCTATTACTATTGGCTTGAATATAAACTACACCATTATAAATACCTGCAGGAGAATTTAATGTCCTAACACCGGTGCTGTCTTTAGCATGTGTAGGATTAAATACAATTGAATTAGGAATATTATATAGTTGCATCTTAGTAAGGATAGATAATTATAGAAGTGGATAAGGGTAACTGAACTCCAGTACTACTAGTCTGTATAATCATTATACGATAACTTAATCTATTACTTGCATATAAGTTATTTAAGTTTAATAGCTGATAAGTATTACTATAGATATTATTGTATAACAAGGTTGAAGTGGATAATGACATTGGATACCACCATAGCTTTCCTATAACAGCTCCATTAGTACTAGATATAACATTATCTGCAATAACATTACTAGGAACCACTTCACTACTTAAATGTACTAATGTGTCTGTCCAATATAAAGTCTGTGTGGTAGATGCTGGAGTGTATTGCTGTAATACTACTTTGATATTATTGTAAGTGGTATTACCTGTGAATATGTTGGATACATAATAACTAGTTAATAGATTAGATATAGAACTAATAGTTGCAGAACCATATTGAATAATAGGAGAGAAGTTAGCATTAGTAGTGGTCATTACAATTCTAAATTGTATTGTTCCGCTATATCTGCTAGTTAATCGAGTATAGAAATATGGATGTGTTAACTTATAAGTTACCCAATTATCTAAACTATATCTCCATTCCACATTAGTATTCTCAGGCAATGTGTAATCACAATTAATAATAAAAGCATTTGAGTTAGTAACTACACTTGCAGTTGAATCAAACTGCCCGGTTAATGCTGTATTAAATTGTGCTTTGTATAATACAAACTTTAAAGTAGTATTCTCTATTTCTACTTGTGTGTTATTAGTGCGTTTATATAAACTCTTATAGTAACTATAGACTCCGTTTATAGTAGTACCTGTAAGAGTATTAGGATCACCATTAACTGCGGCTACTAACTTATAGTTATTACTGTCAGATTGAATTACAATTGCATATAACTTATTACTTTCTACTAGGATTGGTCTAGGGAATGTAAATCTGGTAGCACTAATGGCGGTTATATTATTATTTAAATCTTTACCTGCAATATTAACTGCACTACTGGGTAAAGTAACTGTGGCTAAAGTATTTATTGGATCAGAAGGTATATTAGCATCTACTTCTCTAAGACAAATAGTAATAGGTAAATTACTATCTTTAGTGGAGAAGAATAGATCTAATGAGGATAGCATACAAGTCTCACTTATATGTAATACTTGGGTTAATATATCCCAGTCTCTATTACTATATCTACTATTAGCTGTATTGGCTGTGCCTACTGCCCGCTTATATAAATTATTATCTACATACCATATTTCTGAACCATGTACTGCAGGGCTATCACTAAATACGCTTATTGTATGCGGCCCTGGTAAAATAGGAGCTGCAGGAAATGTTACTGTAGCATTCCACGTTCCATCAGCTCGACTAATTATAGTAGAATAGGTAACCCCACCTTGTACATAGCCAGTTCCAGTACCGGTCTGAAAGGTCTCACTAACTGGTACTAGATTATATGGCACGCCATCTACTGTACATCTAAGACTTATTGTGCTGTCAATTGGATAACCGAATCCAGTTAAAGTTAAGGTTATATTCACAAGATTACTAAATGGTTCTGTTTCAATAATTCTCTCAAAAGATGTTGGTAAGTTATTGTTTAAACTCTGTAGACTAAATGTGGTATTAAAGTCCCCTGTATGCCCTTTAGCGGGATCATTAGAATTCCACCAAGTAGTGTTATCCTCTTTCTTATTTAATACTCTAAAGGGCGATAATTGTTGGTTGGGGTCTGCTATGGTAGGATCTATAGCCACACTATTAGTAGTTACATTTAGTAGATTATTTAAAGTTCCTGCGGTATTAGTATTAATAAACTTATAATTTATAATAAATCCACCAACAGGAATACTCACTGAATCTGTATAAGTATCTAACTCAGTACTAAAATCATTCTGAGCTATTAATTGTGCTTCTGTATACCCTAACATAATACAGTTGTAATCTGTGGTATTATATCTGGTTGTATCAGTGCTAGTTACATTGCTGGTATTACTAGGAGTAAAACTGCTTAAGGATTCTGTATAGCCTAGACTAACTGCATTATCACTAGGATATATTGCGCTGTTAAAGGTACTATATTTAATATCACATTTATCTAAATTATTAAATGATTCTGTTGTTACTTGCATTTTATCTCCTAATTAGAGTAGTTTCCACCACCACCACCACCACCGCCTCCGGTAATTACCATGCTGGTGCCGGATACAGTATTACTTTGTGCGCTATCCCCACCTATATTTGAGGCAACAATATAGTAATAATATACACCAGAAATGGTGGGAACATCACTATAACTTGTATTACTTGTACTGGTTAATAAACTATACCCGCTACTTAAACTTGCACTTCTATAGATCTTATAACTAGTAGCTGTATTTACTGCAGCCCAACTCATATTAAAACTAGTAGAGCTATTAAGAATATTACCATATCTATCATAGATCTGAGATTGATATGTAGTTAGACTTACTACAGGTGCATTTGGTACTAATTGTAATGCAGTAGCACTAGCTATATTACTAGAGGTTCCTATGGTAGCTGTGGCTATAGCATTTACTGTATAGTAATAAGTCACTCCTCCGGTTACTGTACTATCTGTATATGTATAAGTAGTTCCTGTTGTACTTGTTGTGGTAGAACTTACTGTGGTTGTAGAAGAGGTTACGGGATTTAATAATAAGACAAATCCACCTGTAGGACTTGTGCTTCTGTAGATTTGGAATCCTGTTTCTATAGTAGAACTATCTTTCCAACTTAAAGTAATTCCAGGAGTAGATACTGGTGTAACATTTCCTGTCCATTGAATAGTTAAGGTTAATCCCCCACCATTATCAGCACTATAGTTATTAACATAACCTGTGATATTTCCTGTACCAGTAGATATCTGTATTGGACTTCCGCTATAAGTAAAGGTGCCACTATTAATTACCGGACTTGTATAACTACCAATTACTCCATAGTCATCCCAAGTACTCTTAGTCATGAAAGCTTTAACTCCATATAATCCTGCTATAGCACTCGGAGGACTAATACTAATTGGATAACTATTGGGAGGGGTAAAGTTGAAAGTATAATCTTGAGTTACTGTAATAGAATTAGTACTGGCGGTTAGATTAGTTGGAGCTGCTAATGTTGGTGCTGTTGCTAAGCTTGTTAGTATTAGCTCAACACTATAAGCAGAAGTTCCTATACCATTAGTTGCACTGGCTTTGTAATAGTATTGAGTATTTGCGGCTATAGATGCGCTATCTGTGTAAGTATAAGTAATTCCGGATCCAACTTGTGTAGGAGTTATAGTCGCATAGGTACCACCTATACCAGTCTTTCTTTGAATAGTATAACTAACAGCACTTGTAGATCCTTTAAGAGTAAAGGTATTAGTAAAGGCACTTGTATCAGTATTATAACTAGCTACGCCATTAACTAATTCTGGTGATGGTGGTGCAGTAGCTGCAGTTGGTGTTATAGCATTTACTACATTAACTTCATTAGAGGCTACACTCTCTCCAACCACAGTAACACTCTTAACAATGTAATAGAAGGTAGCGCCGCTGGTAATACTGCTGTCATCATATACTGTATATGGCGATCCACTAGCATTAATAGAATATAGACTAGTAGTGTATCCACCACTACTAGTAGCTCTGTAGATATTGTAACTGGATGGAGTTGCGCCACTTCCGGGAGCAGTAAAGGTAATTGTATTAGTTAACTTACCAGTATTACTATTATATGTTGAAGTAACTGTATTTAATGTAGGAGCATTAGGCGCACTAGTGGGTGCGGTTCCTCCAGTTACTACATTAACAATGCCACTGTAATTACCATACCCTAACCAATTATAAGCTCTGGCTCTGTAGTAATAAGCTGTGGCGGGTTGTAGACTTGTGTGTGTGTATTGAGGAATGCTTAAGTTATTTGTGATTAAAGCAGGGCTAATCTGACCGGTATTACTAGCACCATAAAAGGGTAGTAAGTTATTAGTGTTACTTACATTAGCACTTAGGGCAAACCATGGACCGGCAGCAGTTAAAGCATATTCTAAACTATAACCAACAGCAGGAAAGACTGCATCCCAATACACATTATTCCAATAGGTACTACTGTAAGTAGCAGTGGTTAAGTGTAATATAGGTGCAGCAGGAACTGCTAAGAGTAAAGCTACTGTAGGTTCTAATGCAGTTATACGGCTGTCTAATACTCCTAGTTGATTATTAATACTTACTATGCTTTGTTGTAATGCAGCTATTTGAGTATCCTCAGTTGCATTAACACTTTCTGTATTAGTAACTCTAGTAGTTAAATCTGTTATCTGTTGTTGTAAAGCTAAAGTAGAACCAAAGGTACTTAATTCTAAATCAGTTAATCTGCTATCTAATCTATTAGTTAGTTCAGTTAATTCATAATATTGCTTTAATGTAATTGCATCATAAGCTAATACTTCTAAGTTAAGATCTGATAGACTTCCATTAGCTTTTAATAATACATTTGCTAAAGGTAGAATGTAATCTGGTATAGATTGCTCAATAGGAACTAGCTCAGGTAATCCTGCTAATCTAATTACGTTTCCGTCTTGATCTAATCCGATAGTATCTAATCTATTTAAGTAGAAATAATAGTTAGCATAGAATACACTAGCAGGTGCAGGCTCATCCCCATTCTGATTAAAGGTAATACTGTTATTACTTAATGTGTAATTGCTACTACTTAATGTCTTAGATTGTGTGTAGTTAACTGTATAAAGTGTTCCTGTTGGAGGTTTATTACTGGTTAACCAGTTAATACTATTTACAGCTAATGTATAATCTGTATCTTTAACATAAGTAGTACTTAAACCTTTGTTTAACTTAGCTGTATAAGTAATGGTTAAGTTAGATGGATTATAGAATCTTACAATAGCTTTAACAGTTGCCCCGGCTGTAATGTTGCCACTATATAGTAATTGCATCGGCGCACCGGTACTAGGATTATTTCCAATACTATCTACTAAAGTAACTCCTGCTGTTAATGATTCTAGACTTATATAGAAGTTACCTGTAAGAGTACTTACAGATGTGTTCTGTATAGATACCACATTAACTGTATATGGAGTAATGCTTTCACTAGTTGTGTTAATACTAAAGTCAGAGGTTACTAAACTTAAAGCTGTATTATTACTTATAAACTTATATATGTTAGGTGTAAAAGAAGTACTTACTCCATTGTTATATAACTCTATAGCAGTTGTTATTGATTCTCCAGGAGCTATAGCATCAGTTGTGTCATAAATCTGTAAGGTGTTATTTGTATTAGTTAATCCTAAATATGTGGCAGGAGTTTCTGCTTCAGTAGCTTTTACTCCTGTTGTTAAAGAACTTAACTGTAATACGTTAGCGTATTTATTAACGCCGCTATTATTAGTAATTGTAATGTATCTTTTGAGATATCCAGTTGGTTGTAGATATAAACTCTGCTTATAAATATAAACATCATTAGTAACATCAATATTAGTTTGATCTACTAAGCATCTACTAGTGAAACTTACAGGCGCGCTGGTAGTAGTGAAATATACATTAGTTCCTGCTTTACCACCTAAATCATTAGGGGTAACTAATACACAAGTAACTCCACTAATAGTAGTTACATTAGGAGTACTAATTATAGTAGCTCCTGCACTTAAGTTCTCAATAGTTAAATAGATTGGATGCTTTTGTTGATTACCTTTCATATTAACTATAAGGTCATAACCAACAATAGTACTTGTGACATCTAATACAGTAGCTGCACTACTAGCAGATAAATCTGTAACCGCTGCTATATCTTTAGCAGTAACACTAGTAATAGTTCCTACAGGTGTATTGCCCAGTAAATCTGCTGTGCTGGCCCCTCTAGTTAATGTCTGAGATACAGGCACTAATCCGGTAACACTGGTTATGCTTTGTACTGGAGTTAGGTTTAAAGCTATAGTCCTAGAACCTGATCCACCTGCTATTTGTGCTACACCTGTACCTAAGGTAGCAAAGGAACCATCACATAATAGTCCAGCATTTCTTTGATTAAGTTGCTTACCACTAGAATAAGGTGTTGTTACTGTGATACTTATATTGTTATTACCACTATGTAATAGCTTAATATTAAGTTGACCTAGAGTTAAATCATCTGCAGAACAACTAAATTGATTACTTAAAGCACCATAAATAGTAGTCGGTGTATCACTATTACCAGAAGATATTGTTGTAAGACTTTGATCTGTGCCATTAAGAAGTGCTACTAGATTATTAACCAATTGCCGCAGACTAAGAATGGTTAGATTACTTACCGGGTAATTAATAGTAACAGTAGTGGTTTTATTATTAACTAGAATATTATTAATTACTATTTTTATAGTGCCGCTGTCTGGAATCTGTCCTTTAAAGTTAATATACCCGCTAGCATTAGTAGTATTAAATACATGAGATTCCTGAGATTGTAGTCTTGTATCTAAAGCTTTTGGTAATTCTATATATTGAGTTTCATTATTAATAACTTCATAACCACTAACTAAAGCTTTTCCTGGACTTACGGCTAATCTAAAGTTATTAGTATTCGTTGAAGTCTGTAGTTTACAATTAAATCCTTCGGTAATTACATGCCCAAATAAATCATATATTCTTACAGCTAAGATATCATCTAAAGCTGCTCTAGTAACATAATTAGAGTTGAGGTTAGTAGTAACTAAAGTATTAACTACTAATGTTCCATCTTGAATAGTTTGGAGTTCTACCATCCCTGCATTGGGAGTATTACTGGCTGTATTCTTCCCAGCAGTTAAGGTTAATTGATTTCTATATGCTCCTGGAAATCCTAAGCTGGGAGTTCCAATAGCAATGTTTCTTAAACTGGGATCTTCTACTTCTGTGATAGTAGTATTAGTAGGAATCAATCCAATAATCTCTGTACCTACACCAGTTAATGCAACCTTATTGCCATTAGCTGTGTAATTAATTAATGTTCCATTGTAATATACAAGGCCATCATTAATTAATGCTTTATAGTTATTCTGCTTACTATAACTGGTTCCTACAGTAATTGTAGGAATAGCTGCGGTTAAAGTTAATGTGGTATCACTAGTAATACTACTTACTACACCTATATTAGAACCAATCTTAATCTTATCGTTAGGACTAAAGAAGGTTAGGAAATTAGTCCCGCTTCCGGTTACTGTAGTTCCACTAAAAGTTACTGTGCCTGTTCCATTAGTATTATCAAAGGTAATAGATACTTGTAATCCCATAATAGGGTTACCTTGGAGGAATAACTTATCTCCTAATAATTTAATCTGATCTTTAATAATACTTTGTAATTCGTTTAGTTCTCTGCTTTGTAAATATCTATCTACACCGCTAATAAATAAAAGCTCATTATAGCCTTTAGTTCTATCAAAGGTGTTATAGTAATTTGGTATTGCTGTTCCCATTATATAATCTCACTTATAAAGTATTAAACCCCAGTTAAAGTATTACTATTAGCGGTTCTAGGAGTAATGTTAAAGCTTAGTCCACTTGTTGGTACAGTACCAGTAATAGTATTATCAAAGAAGGTAACACCACCAGTAGTACTTCCTACAGTAGCACTAGCATCTTCTAGAAGAACTACTGTGTTAAATGCATAAGCAGTTGTAGCAGTAAAACTTGCTACCGCAGTTGCAGGATAAGCTACTAGGTTTACTGTATCAAATGTAGCTGTGGCAAATACTACGTTTGCTCTAGCATAACCATTAGTTACAGGTAATTCACTTCTGATAAAGTGCGCCATTGTATCTATTCTACTGGGAGCTTGCTCAGTTAAAGTGTGAGTTCCAGTACCAGTTGTAGTATAGGTAATTGCAGATCCACCGGGAGTTAAAGATACTGTTAATGTGCTACCACCGGTACCACCCGGGAAACTTACTACATAATAATCTGTGGCAAGTGCTAGAGGAGCAGGTAAAGTATTAGTAGTGGTAAATCTAACTCTAGAACCAACTACTAAGTTAGTCCCGATAGTAACTCCAAGAGTTAAACTGGTACCAGATCCGGTAGAAGTTATGGTATTACTAAATGCGGTGAAGTTTAATAGGGCTACATAGAACTTGGTTCTATCGGGAGGTGTAACAGTTAAAGCATTGCTAAAGTAAATATTGTTCTCTCTTGTTATACAAGAATTTGTTGCTATTGCGGCCATGATTTGTCCTATAAATTAATTGTTGTAGTTTTAGTATATCTTTAATCTATTGGTAAATGTTAACTGATTACCCCAGTAAACTTAATAACTCCTTCTAAAGCATTCTTACTAATTATACCGGTGGTTCTGGTAACACCATTTAAAGCACCACCATAAGGAATAACTGTAATGGTTCCTGTAAGTGTGGTTATTCCCTCTAAAGCATTCTTAGTAATTATATTAGTATTCTTAACTATACTTATTACATTTGTGTTCTGATATATAGTATTAGTGCTTTTAATACTTCCAACAATATTAGTATTACCTTTAATAATTACTCCTGTAAACTTTGTTATACCATTTATTTGTATTACAGGATAAATAGTATTTGTACTAATTATAGTCGGATTAAAGTTCCCTAATACTGTCATTGATATAATTATGGGTTGTATGACTACTCCTGTACCTGTTGCATTTATAGTTAGAGTATATACTCCAGGGGCAGCTTGAGCTAATACAGCTAATCTAACTCTATTGCTACTTGTAATTATCTCACTAATAAATACCTCAATCTGTGGGCTATTAACACTAACACTTAGAGTTACTTGCCCATTGTAATTAGCCTTGTTTATTACTAAACTAATATTAGTTAATTGATTGCGCTGTACAAATATACTAGACATATAATCCATATAGTGAGGTTAGATAATTAGCTGCTGTGCCATTTGATACTGGGGTTCCTGCTATATTTCCTGGTAAGTATGTTGGGCCTCCCCCATTAGTAAATATTGTAGCATTTCTAAAAGCAGTGTATCTGGTACCTGCGGCAGTTCCATTAATTGTTAGTGAAGTTAAATAAGCCATACTATTATGTATAGCATAAATAAAAACTGTGAAGGTGGGCACATTAGTTATTGTTATTGTTATTCCTGTAGCATATACACTACTAACTGTATCTAAGTACCAATGATAAGCACTTCCACCACTAATAGCAAAGTTGCCACAATTTAATATAGAATGCTTGGTTAACATATTATGCGCAGTTACTGCAGTTCCGTAATTCAAGTTATTAATATTCAAGACACTATTATCTAATCTAATACAACTACCATAAGTTATTGTGCTTAGCTTTACATATTGAATAGTGTAGGCGCTTTGAATATTAGTAGCACTAATACAATCAGCATTAGTAGTTTGGATTATTACACTAGAAGCATTACTGATATTTCCTTGGATTACTACTGAACCCCGACTATTATAATCCTTTAATACTATAGGTACTGTATAAGTTCCATCAGCTAATTGACAGGTTACTGTATACCCATTTAACTCTAAGGTGGTTACAGTATTTATAAATTGATTAACTGTGAGGAAAGCGCTGCCTGCATCATTACCTAAACCACTATTACTATCATTACCATCTGTTCTAACATAATAGGTTACGTTAGATAATAAGATCTGGCGACCTCTATTAAATAATGTAACAATTGTATCCCTCATATCTTGAGAATTAATAGATCCCGGAGTTTGTGCTGCGGCGAATAAGCTTAGTAAATCTGTCTGTGTTCTTATTGTATCTGTCATGTTAAATATCCTTTAACTATAAGTGAATGCTAGTAATAATCCCATTGGTTGTCCTGTTAAAGTTCCACCAGTTCTGGTTACATTTACATTTATCTGTGCTTGTTTGTTTCCTGCATTTGCTATTAATACTATTGGATAAGTACCTGTGGCAGTTCCAGGACTAAAAGTTAATGTAACTGTTGTGGTATTCCCATTTGTAGTCATAGGAGTAAAACTAGCACTAGCCCCGGCAGGTAATCCTTGTGCGCTAAATGTAACTGTATCTGGCAAGTTTGTTCTATCTAAACTAAGTGTAAATGTTTTGATATAATCCCCACTAGTTATAGTGGCAGTTATTGGAGTTACAGAATCAAACATATAGATATTTAAGTTATTAGTCTGACTAGCAAACTCTGCACTAAACTCATTAGTAAATATGTCTGCTTCTTCTGTATTTATAATTACTGTTGGAGTAGTTGTAATAGTAAATGTGTTTAAAGTATTTGATAGAATACTAAGATTAAGCATTGTAAATGTTACTTTGACTCCACTTGCTACAACTAAATTAAGTAGTTCTAATAAGGATTCATATCTGGGATCATCTGTACTGGGAGTAACTAAAGCTATTTGTATATATCCTGGCTGAATAGTATTTCCATATGGAGTAATATCATAGTCAGCTCTAAAGCCATCTCGTTTAGGACTTACAACTCCTACATCACCATCAACCGGTTTAAGACTTCTCCAGCTTTCTGTAATAGTAAACTCTGTATCTAAATAACCAATTGATTTTATAAATGCACTAATACCACTTACTGTACATCTTTCACCTAAGATATATAACTTTACTCGGCTATAGAACTTAGCATCAGTCTCATCTGCTAGCCGGGTTATATTAAAGTCTGCAGCTAATGTATCTAAATCAGAAGCTTTAGCATATTCTAATAAAGTATTAAATCTTAGTAGTAATCTTCGCTCTTCTTGTTTAGCAAAGGTTTCTGCAAGACTTGTTAGTAGAGAATCTAATTGAGGTGTAGTAATATCAAACCAACTAAAACTAGTGTTTGTAGGTATGTAATACTTAACTGCTTGTAGAAAGTCTGCTGTTAGATAATCGGTATCTATTAAATTACTAGCTTGCATAACTTACTCCTATACTACTAAATCTAATAATCTTAGTATTATCTATTATAGTATCTGTAAGAGGTGAACTAATAGTAGCATTTAAGATAACACTAGAAGTACTTGTAGTATTCATTACAGCTTGTTGTATCTGACTTAAATATAAGGTCTGCCCTATTACTAAACTGTTAGATAATGTGGTTAGATTAGTAGTTATGTTACTTAATAAATTAGTATCTAAAGTATTAGTAGTTTTAACTGTAAGAGTTACTACTATTGGTACTTGTGTAATAGCCTTTACAGTATAATAAGTTCCCGCAGCGCTTACAGTTCCAACTGCCGTAGCTACTGAATCTAATAAGCTTTGACTAGCTGTGCCATTGCCATCATCTATATATACATTAAATGCCCCGGGAACACTAGTTATATTATCTACATAAGCACTTACTACTCCGGAAACCCCGAGTACACTACTTAAGATTGCATCTTTAGTAGATTTAGATAATGAAGTTATATAACTAATGAATCTTTGCACAAATCCTGCATCTGTTTCTGTAATATTACCTGCGGTTATAGCTGTGCTTACCGTAGCGGTTATTGTGGGATACGAAACAAAGCTTAATGAAGTTCCGACACTTTGATTACTCAGGAATCCTTCTGCTTCTGCAGTTACATTAACTGTCTTAGATATGTTATTAGAGAGGGATACTAAATCACTAGTTCTATATCTGTATTGAGTATTAGGATCTATTAATAGACTATTAGCAGGAATAGTAATACTGCCGCTAATACCAGTACCGCTTATAGTTATTGCTCCTGTGCTATAACTACCACCTATTCTATAGAAATCAAAGTCAGCTAATCTATTATCTAAATCTGTGCCTGTTGCAGTCTTGATATAAAAGGACTTCTGCAATTCAGTTAATCTTGTTTCTCTTAAACTTAATGTGGCTACAAATGCTTGGACTAGCATTCTTAGTCCAGCCCCTTGGTTAAAATCTGTTAGTGGTTGTGCTTGAGTCTTTAAGTTATTCTCAACACCACTAAACATTTGATCATATGTTAAAAAATCTACCATTAATTTATACTCCTATGAAACTGTTACAAAACTATTACCATTAAAACCAATAACTAAATTCTTGGTTGAATTGGTTCCACTAATGGCATAGTTTATATTTATTAATAACTGTCCATTACTTGGAGCTGGTGAGGTTAAACTTACATCAACAGTACTTACTCTAAGATCTGCTAATAATGCATTCCGTATACTATTCTGTATATCTGTGAAATTAGCTGCGCTTTGTGGCTCACTTAAGATATTATACAAACTATTACCATAGTTAAAGTCTACTGTTCTTAATCCATCTATACTTCCTATGAATCTACCTATATATGTTTGTGGTGTATTTAGCCGCCTTAATAAAGCTTTATCTAGATTCTCTAATCCACTTATAGTTAATAAATCTACTATTGTATAAGCTTGCGTATCTACTATTTGTAATGTATAAGTTAAAGTCTTTGCTATTGCGTTTTTAATATATAAGTTAACTGTTACTGGAGTATTAGTTAACGTATCACTAATATAAGTGTAGTTATTAATAGCATTAATCATATAGGCGCCGTACTGAAAGTTACTTGTAAGTATATTAATGTTTCCAACTATGTTCTGACTACTTAAAGCGGTTATAGTTATGGGCTGCTGTAAGATTACTTCCTGATTAACAACTCCAATATTAATTGTGAATTGAGATGTAATATCATTGCCAGTACTACCAAGTAATTTAACTGTATAACTTGGAGTTGTATATGCTGCAGCTACCAGATTTAGTGTCAAGGTTAAACTACTAGTTGTAGTTATATTATCGGCTATTACTGAAAGTATAGGGTTATTATTACCGTCAACTAAAGAGTAATCATTAATAACTTCATAATTACAGTTCTGTATAGCCGCGTTGATAATTCCTAAATATGTACTGGTAGGGGTTATTGTTATTACTTGGTATACATATACGTAGTTTGTTACGGGGCCTTTTACTAAGCTTACTAATGAGGTTAAATCTATATAACCACTTGTAGTATCTCTAGTTATTATCCCTATATCGCCGTCCCAATTAATATCTGTGCCTAATTGATCTAATAATGTTGTTGCTACCATTTTTAGTCTATGTAATGTATAATGTATTATATATTAATTATACATGGGAATCTCGGATGAAACTATTTAATAACATAATAAAGTTGTTTAGACTATTAAATCAACTTGATATTACTGAGGAAGATCATGGTTTGGTAATCACAATTAAAGGCAATGCTTCTTTATTAGCTACAGGATATATTATTATAGGTGAGCCTAAAGATAACAGTGTATACTTAGCAACTAGTCCAGCAGAAGTAGCACAGGAGATTTCTTCTCATGTGTGGGAGGTTAAATCATGCGACTCGGCTACACATTAACTAGAGAATCTAAAGGGGCATGTAATAGCTGCCCGGGATTACTTCTAGTTACACAGAATAAAGTATTTGTAGGTGGTAAAGCAGCAGCTAGAAGTGTAGATAATCTTACCTGTTGCGGTGTTAAAGCTAGTACAGGGTCTTCTAGAGTATTTATAGTAGGAGCTAAAGCACATAGAGTTGGAGATCAACATCCCTGTGGTGGTAAACAGATTAAAGGTATGTACGTTCAAATAGGATAATATAATATGGCTTTATATGTTGATGGTAATGATATTGTCGGTGCTAATATTATTACCCCAGATACACAATATCAAACTTATACACAAGTAGAATTAGAACCTACTTTAGGAATCCGGTATACACAAGGAACGGATGAATATATTGGCAGCACAGATATTCTTATTAGTAAGACTAGAAGTTTAATCCAGGATATTCAACCAGCTAAGATTAAACGATTAAATAGTTCTACTTATTCTGTTTATAGAGATTACTCAGTTATTAATTATGCATTAGATACTTCTGTGGCCACTACACAATATGCAGTAAATTCTGTATTAACTAGACAAGAATATACTTACCCGGATAACTTATTACAGACTTTAACTTATATTAGCTTTATTGGTTGGACTTATAATGCACTAACTAATACTTATACATCTCCAGTAATTACTTTAAATACTAATACTAAAGCAGTTACAATAACTTCTACCAATACCACTTCTAGTATTAATGCTAATGGTATTCCTATATCATGTAAGACTATTATTACTGGGAATACTATTACAGTTATTGTTGTGTTGCCACTATTAACCACATTTACTAACTTAACTATTAGCGCTTATGGAGGTGGGTTACAAGATCAATCTCAGACTATTCTCAGCACAACACAATTACCTAATGTAACTGTATTACCTGCGCAATTGGATTATGTTATTCCTACTAATATTCCTAGCACAGCTAATGATTTAGTAGTTACTAATGCTCCAGTTGGTACAGTTAATTTAGGGGATAATGTTAATGGAGCGGTTCCATTAGGAGATGCGGCTAGTAAGAATACTGGTACAACTATCGGTACTGTAGCTGCTGGAGATGATTCTAGAATAGTTAATGCAACTCCATTAATTCAATTTAATACTTATGCTTTAGCTACTGTAGGAGTTATTGGTTTATCTCCTAGATTAGTTTATGTTGTTGCTGATGAAACTGCTTCAGGACATCCCAGATTATACTTCTGGAATCAATCTGTTTTAACTACTATAATTACTTTATAGATAATAAAGGAGACTAATATGGTTTATGGATTAGGACTTACCGCGGCTGCTCTTGTTATAATCACAGCGGTTATTTATATATACACTATGAATGAGATACAAAAATGATAACTAAACAACAATTAATGCAGGCTATTAGATGTTCTGATGCTAATGCTGATAAGTATTTACCATTTATTAATGAGACTTGTATTGTATTCGAGATAAATACTTCTTATAGACAAGCTGCATTCTTAGCACAGATTGCACATGAAAGCGCTGCTCTTACAGCAGTTGTAGAGAATCTTAACTATGGCGTGCAGGGATTACTTAAGACATTCCCTAAATACTTTAACTATGCTACAGCGCTAGTAAATGCCCGTAAACCAGATAAGATTGCTAATATAGTTTATGCCAATCGTATGGGGAATACAATTCCTACTGATGGCTATAAATATAGGGGGCGTGGATTAATTCAGCTTACAGGTAAAGCTAATTATACTTTTCTATCTAGAGAATTATTTAAGCGCAAACTAATTCCCTCAGAGCTAACTTTAGTAATGAGTCCTGATTTATTAGCTACACCAAGATTTGCTTGTATGAGCGCAGGTTGGTTCTGGTATACTCGTGAACTAAATGAATTGGCGGATAAGAAAGATCTTAATTCCTTTAAGCAAATAGGTAGAGCTATTAATGGTGGTACTAATGGAGAAACTGATAGAATTGTTTGCTGGGCACATGCTAAACAAGCCTTAGGACTTGCTTAAGGGTTACCTGTGGCTACTATAGCTTTACCTTTTAATCTATTATCTAAAGCTGTTTTAACTACTTGTTCTGCTTGTTGAATTCCAGGAATAGCCATGTAATTAGATAACGCAGTATTAATCATTGGTTGAGGAGTATAACTAGTAATTGTATTTAATAGATTAGTTCCATTGGCTAATTCAGTTGTTAAATCATCTACTAGTTTATCTTTAGCATTTAGTAAATCATTTAATGGCCCTAATTGATCAGTAAGTAAACATCCTAAGGTGCTTTGTAATGCGGGTAAACTATTAGCTAAATAATCTAAAGAAGCTTTCCCAAATAAAGATGTAATGCTATCTGTTACTGTACTATATACATTATCTAAAGCCTCTTTTATTTGCTGTTGAATATATTTATTAATACTTGTATTTGCTGCAGTTAGGTCTTTACTTAACTGCTTAATTGTGTCTGTAATATTCGTATTAATAAAATCATTTATATTGTTTTGAATACTAGCAAAGTCTAATCCTTTGTTTTGATTAAAGAAACTAGACAATTTATCTGCTAAAGGCTGAAAGTAATCTGCTACTATTGGTACTACAAAGTTGGCTGCATCTTGTACAGCCGCGTTAATTAAATTATTAAACTGTTGACTACATGATGACATATGTTTCTATCCTATATAAATGGCGCCGTTTCTGATTCTAATTGCTGTGCTTCCTACTTGTAAAGTAATCTGGTTATTACCTGTGATATTTATAGTATCCGCTACCAGATTATAATCTTCACTAACTTCTATGTTATAGTCCACATCTAAAGTATCTGTTCTAGTTCCTTTAACTTCGGTATTGTAATCAGCTTCATAAGTTCTGGTAACTGTATCTGCATTTAATGTTGTCTCAGTGCCATCTACTTCGCGTTTAAAGGTGTCTTGTATTAATACCTCTACACCCTTAGCATAACTATACTTGGCGGCTAGAGAACTATCTAAAGAGCTATCTGCAGTAGGACTTCCTAATACTCTTATACTCTGTTGTCCTTGGATAATCTCTGTATAATTATTACCAATAGAACTGCTATAATTAACTCCTAATATAGATGTATAACTACCACCAACATTTAATATTTTAAAGCCATTTATAGAACTAATACTGGTACCTAACTGTTCCCATTCTAAATGAATCTCACTGTATTTAGTATTACTAATAGTTTCTATTGAATCTAAAGATTGTGTCTGTAGTATAGGACTGGTTAATAATAATAAGGAATCACTACTTAAGGTCATACTATTACTACTAAGTATATGGCGGTTGCTAGTTATTTCTATCTTATTAGCCTCATAGGTATTTCCTAAAGCTTCTAATCCTAACTTATGGTAATTAAATATAGACCGCCCTAATACATCTTTTAATATGGTATCTGTAAGAGGTACTAAAGGATCTTTAATTCTACTTAATTCATCTCGTAGCGTCTGTGCATACTGCGGCAATAATAATCCAGCATTCTCTAACTGATCCAAGTGTTTCTTATCAGTAGCTTCTAATAAAGCAGTCTGTATCTTATTACCTTCAGTTGATGGTGATGCTATTTCTGCAGATGTTTGTGTAATATTAGCCATAGGTTAATCCCATAAGATTTAATTTATTTATATTCAATGTTGCTAAACTTAACTGTAATGTAGATTTAACTATGGTTTGTGCTGTTGAACTATCACTACTACTTGAAGTAGTATCAGAGTTAGACATATTAGCTTGCACCTGTGTCATGGTATCTATAGGCTGATTAGGTAATACATTCTTATATAAGGCTTCATCAACTACATCTGCTGAATAATTAGAAGATATTGCTGCTACATATTCCGGACTACTTATACCTGCAGTGGCGTTATCAGTTAACTCATTAACTTTATCTGCTTTGCTATCATAAATTAATGTGCGGCCGTAACTTGTATTGTTCTTTTCTAATCCGATATCAGTAAATAAAGCAGAGTATTGTGTATCATTATACCCTTGTACTTGTGTAATAGTTGGTAAGGTTACATAACTCTTAGCACTACTTAACATACTATCTAGCTTATTCTTAATAGCTTCTGTTCTACTTATCTCACCACTAATTTGTACTAATGAATTGCTTTGCTGCATAGCATTAATACTTATGTTATTTAAACCATTTGTTATATTCTGTCTATTACTAATCATAGCTTAATAATTCTCCTGATTGACTTCCTGAATGTATAGTAGTTAAGCTTTGAATAACTATATGCTCCCCACCTAATTGTGTGTTTATTCCAGCTAATAAGATACTAAAGAGTTTAAATAAACTATCATAACTAGTACTTGGAGTTAATCTGCTTATAACAGTTGAATAATAACTCTTTGTTTGTGGTAAAGATATCCCATAATAATTAACTAAATCATTCATTATATTTAGATATGTAGGAATATTAGCCGGAGTTAATTTACATAAATATAAATAGATAACTAGAAGCGCGGTTACGGTATATACGAACCCACTGGGATATAAATAGTTATCTACTGCGCTTTGGGCAGATAAATAATAATTATCTGAATTCCAGAATATATACCAAGTTCTTAAATCTACTCTTTGTGAATCTGTTAGTTCATTTCTAAAGGCTACATATAAATAGTCATCTATAGTTAGTGTTCCTGGAGGATATGGAATGTTACCATCAACTAACTTCTGATAAGTATCACTTGGAGTCTTTGTGCTTAAGATTTGTTGGTGAGTAGTTAGTAGATCTTTTATAGGTTGCCACACAGTTATTAAATAATTATTAGCCTTATCTATTAATTGTTTAGCGCTATAAGTATTGGTTTGTAAATCCTTTAAGTAGATTCCATTTAATACTTTACCTATAAGATTTCCTACTAATCCATCTATAGTAGTTTGATTAAAGCTTAATAATTGTAATCCGCTTAGATATATTAGATTACCTTTCCAATACAAAGTTTGGTTAGCATATAATCCGCTTTGCAAATCTTTATATTCATGTGTATCTAAACTAAAAGTGCGCTTGGAATGTAAGGTTTCATTAGCAATAGTTCCATCTAAATCTAAACATAAGTTCTGCAAACATTGAAGCTTAATAATGCTTTCTAAGATTGCATTAGTGTAATCTATTAAATCTAAATCAAAGCTATTAACTACTGTATTACAAATATCACTAATAGCTCTTTGCTTAGAACTTAAATGTAAAGTTAACTGGTTAGTTCTATTAATGTTATCTTTTCTATGTTGGTTATCTTGTTCAATAGTTGCATAAGGAGTTGCCGTTACACTATTAGTCAGGTTAAATATATTAGAACTTCTCGAAGAATATGTGCTGTCTACTTCTCGTTTAGTTGGATATAATAAATCATATTGTGCTTTTGTATAATTACTTAAAGTATTTATAAAGCTAGTTTGATCTCCTATATAACCGGTGGCAGTATTAGTTTCTATATATTTAATAATAGGGACAAAGTTATAACTTTGTAGAATGCTTAAGATAATTGGCTGCAGACTATTAGTTAGTACAGTCAAATCATTTGTTCTCTTTAATTCTGTATCTATTGTACTATTCCACATATGAACTCAATTTATTACTAAGATTTATATTACTTTGACTTACTTGTACCATATCAGTAGCTAAATATTCATGGGCGGGGATACAGAATCCTGTATTCATAACTATATGTCCTGATTCTATATTCTCTGATTTAGTTCCTCTATGATATGTAGAAGAGTTAACACCATCTGATAAAGATACTTGAGAGTTGGTTCCACTAAATAGATCTCCTGATTTAACCTCTATATGATTATTAGAGTTCTCTATCTCAGGTACATAAGGTAATGCATTAGTGGTGGCGCTACTAGTATCTATCTTATCACTATTCATGTGAATTACTGAAGGGATAATCCCAACAATATAATATTCACCATTACTATTATAACCATTACAGTTTACAACTACTTTAGTATTTAGTTCTATTCTTTTATTACTCCCAGAGCCAAAACTAATATTCTGTGTAGTATCTACAGCATAAGTTTTATTCCCTGCTATTTGTAAGTTGGCTATAAGATATACGCCGCGTTGCCAATTACTGTTATCAATAATAATAGCCGGGAATATTCCCATATCATGTTTATGGTTATATTCATTATCACCTAGACGATTCCACAAAGTCATTAACCCTTTGGGGTTATCTAATGGTTGGGGTAGGCTTGGATCTATAATCATTAAATCACCTCAATTAAAGATAGCTGGGTTTCAAATCCCACATCTGTATTAGGTCTATAGATGTGAGATACTGCTTCTATTCTATACGTATAACCTTCTTCGGTTGTGGTATAAGGATCTTTATGACTATCACTTAAGTTAACGAATAGTCCTTGCACATCAGCTTGATAGACTACTGTAGTAAGTTGATTTTTACTATCGGCATTAGTAACACCTTGTCCTAAGTTACATCCGCTGGCATGTAATCTAGCATTCTGATCATTAACACTTTTATTAGCTTCTGCAGATAACTGTAAGATATTATTAGTATTTAATATAGTCTTGTATAACTTAACTGTTTCTCCAATAATAACTCCGGGATCTCCAGGAATAGTTATTAAAGCTACTTTAGTATCTCTACCCCATAGTCTAGCCATAGCCATAACTACTGCAAAGTTCTCGTTTGTCATGTTCTCGTCAGCAGTTTCATCAAAGATAAATACATTTCTGGGTGGGATGGCATAGTTAGGTATCCCGGCTCTTTCATCTATAATAATTCCTGCGTGTAAACCAACACCTTGTAGTGTTCCATTATTAATTCCTTTCTGGTTAGTCATGTGGATATCTGTCTTCATACCAAAAGAAGACCATTCTACTTTACAATTACTAACTGATTTAGGAATGATTACACTAGATTTACCTGAGGGATCTCTTAGATCTTTAATCTGAGTATCCTCTAGTACAGCATAATAGTGTCTGGGGATTGCATCAGCCGGGGCAGTTAGAGTCTTTGCTAGATCAGGATTGGCTGCTAGTAAAGCTTCTTGCTGTTTGGTTATAGTATCTTGTTGGGCTTTGTAATCACTAACCTGTTTATTTAGTTTGCTTATTGTTTGGTTAGCTTGTGTTTTATTTGTAGCAGCTTTATTAACTATATCTGTGGCATCTTTTAGTTGCTGCACTATTGGATTATTTTTATCTGTTGGTGTAAGAGTAAAATGCGTAAATGGTGAGGTACGTAATACAGATAAAACTGAGCCTAATGGTTTTTTACTGCCATCTGTAGTTTGTTCATAAAGAGTATCTGTTACTTTTGCTGCGGGATCTAAAATAAAAGCATCATAGTTATTTCCTGTGGGATCTGATTTAATTCTTTGTATATTTCTATTAGGTTCTAGGAATCCTCCACCATTTGTGTAATAAATTGTAGAGGGATCTTTATTTGGTAGCCTGTCTACTGGGGTTGCCACTTGGGAAAAGTAGGTTAGATCGTTGGTCGTTATAGGTCTAATTTTGTAAATAGTTTTACCATCTTTACCTGTAATTGCAAACCCTTGCTTATTAGCTTCAGTAATAGTGGCTTGGGCTGCAGTTACCTCATCATCTTGTGTAGTACTATCTGCTGTAGTACTAGCCAAGGTTTCATTAGTGCTTGTAATAAGTCCACCTAAAGTAGATAGCTGACTTGAGTTATTTAAATACTGCTTAACATCATTACTTATATTAAAGTCAAATGCGCTAGCTTTAGGAATATAAAAGTAATGTCCTGTTCTATGATCAAAGAAGAACTCTGTGGGTACTGCTTCAGTAGTTCCTAAATGCTTTAATACATCTATAGGTGCTTTGTTAGTTACCTTGAATAAATTAGGTGTGGCGCTATCACCTGAGATATAACTGCGCTGAGTATAGATAAAAGCAAATGGAGGTAATCCTATCTTATCTAATCTATAGGGATCTCCCAAAGCTTGATACTGAAAGTAGTTCTTGACATCATCCGGGTCTACCATTGATAATTGGGCGAAGCCTTTAGTAACGATGTAATTCCCCATGGTTTGAGCTACGGTATCTATATTAGGCGGTGGGGCAGAACCTTCATTTAAATAAGTATAAGTTTGTACTGTATCACTTAAGCTTTGAGTGTTCTGTTGTAAGTCTACGCTTTTAGTATCTAATATATAAGCTATTAGATCTGCTTTAGTTAAGGTACCAGAGCCAAAATTACTAGGTGGTTTCTTATTTAATGCTGACGTGTATGTTTTGTCTTTTAAAGAATCAAAAGCTGTAATACCATTTGTAAATATGGTTTGTAAAGTCTCAGTACTATATCTGGTTGTATCGCTATTAGCTTTTGTAAACACATCTTGAAAGGTGTCACCATTATTATTAGTTATACCTTTGGCTGCGCTTATTTGACTTTCTTGAGAGTAGCTGCCCGTGGCGTTACCTGTGCTAAGTAAGTCTAAAGATGGGGTTTGTAACACACTATTTTTAGCAAGATATATATTGCTTAAGAAGGCGGCTTTAAAAGCAGCTAACTTCTTTATATTAGTTGTATCTGCTTGGGTTGAGTTACTAATTGCTAAAGTTAATAACTCTCCTCGTGTCTTAGTGTTGTTATCTGTTAAAGCTTTCTTAACCTCAGGGTCTGTTGGTAGTGTTGCACATTGAATTAAGTTGCCGCCACTTCCACTAACAAAAGCTACAGCCGGTTGTAAGTATACAGGTCTTGGTAATGCTGTAAATGTATATTGTGGAATTCGTTCTGGCGTTTGCTCCTTGGTAAATACTGGGGCATTCCCAGATAATGTTCCTCCATCTTTAGCAGTAGCTCCTACAGCTTTCCTTCTTGTTTCAGGATCGGTAAGATTAAATCCAATAGGATTAATTATAGCATCTGGATTATTAGTATCAATGGAAGAACTTATTAATCTTGCATCTGAAGATCTATAAAAGGTGTTTAAAATTACTGAAGATAATACTTCAAATCTAGTTAGGCTATTACCTGCAGTATTATTTTTACTGGGCAAAATCTCTTGTACTAAGTTAGTATCTACAAAGTATCTAATATTATCTCTTAAGTTTAGACTAATGAATATATTCGTGCTTTGGATACTTACACTAATTGTATCTATAACTCCCCAGAATATTGGGGCTAGTTCCGAATCTGTAGACTGCCAATTATCTTCCATCCAATCTGTAGATTCTACATATTTATCTTTGCTATAGCCACCAAAGATTCTTACTTCTAGGTCTGGATATAATGTGTATAAAAATGGTGGAAGAGTTGTTGTTGAAGTAGCTGTTTGGGTTTTTATCGACGCACTACTATCAGTCTTAAGTTTTACATTACTTAAGTCTATCTTAGTAGCTTCTTTAAGATCATCATATTGTAATGTATTTAATCCACCGCAGCTTTTATTATATTGATCTGCATCTATGCTTAAAGTAATAGTTGCACTGGATACTGCAAAGAATCTTGTCATTCTTACTACAGCAGAATGGAATCTGAAGGTTCCCATTTGGCCTGCTATTAAATACTGCCCATATTTATCTACGGGGCCATTGAATACTTTACTACATAGGGCTTGTATCTGTGGATAAGCTGAGCTTAATAAGTTATCAGAACTTCTATCAACTCCTACCAAGACAAACTTAGGAGTTAATGCGTCATTACCGCCTTGGCTACAAGTTATTCCCGGGTTCATTCCTCTGTATAATACAGGGGTGTCTTTAGTACCATTATGTCTAGCGCGATCATTATATATTTTCATAAGTTCACTGAGCTGTTTGTATATAGTATATCCTACTTAATACTAGAAAACTAGGCAGGGCCTAGTCTTAAAGTGTTATTTAGTTTAGTGACATACTCCCGACTCTAACCGCAAAGCGGTATAGAGCGGGCTTCTAGGTTCATTGGCCCAGCATCCTGGAAGCCTCCCCTAGCAGAGACGGGATGACCCACCGCCTTTTGTTTGATGTTCAGGGCTGCATTGTGGTCACGGTCAAGACTCAGGGCACAGCTAGGGCAGTTATGCCACCTGTCGGCTAAGGTCTTGGGGACGTGCGTTCCACAGCTAGAACATTCTTGACTTGTGCCGTTTGGATTCACTGCTATCGTCATCCGTCCAGCATTTGCAGCTTTGACAGCGAGAATTGACAGGAATTGACCCCATCCGGCATCATTGACTGACTTGGCTAGTCTGGACTTTGCCAAGCCTTTGATGTTCAGGTCTTCATGAGCAATGACCTGATGCTTTACCACAAGATTAGAAGCTGTCTTGTGGTGAAAATCTTTACGTTGGTTAGCCGTGCGTTGCTGCAATTTGGCAACCCGGCGTAGGGCTTTATTGCGGTTGTTGCTGCCCTTTTTCTTCTTGGATAGCTGACGTTGTATGCGCCTTAGCTTCTTCTCAGCTTTGCGGTAATGTTGTGGAATAGCAACTTCTTCACCTTCAGATGTGACCAGGAACGCCTTTAGCCCTAAGTCAATCCCTATCGTATTTTCTGGGTTTGGGTCTGGAGCCAAAAGGGGCACATCATCACAGAGCAAGGATAAGGACACATACCACCCGTCCGCCCGATGCGTGACGGTAGCGGTTTTGATAACAAAGCCGTTTGGGATGGGACGATGCAAAATAAGCTTGATGACTCCCAGCTTGGGCAGGGTAAGCAGTTTCCCATCCAAGCATCCTGGTTTCATCTGGGTGTAAGTGAATGAGTGATAGCGGCCTTTGCTTTTGAATCGAGGACGGCCTGACCGCTTACCGTTACTGTCCCCTTGAGTGAATCGCTGCCAAGTGCGGTCAATACGTTTTACGCAATCTTGAAGTACCTGAGAGTGAATAGCTTTGTACTCAGGAAACAGCTTCTTGGTATTGAGTAGGTCATTTTGTTGGCTGTAATAGCTAGGTCTGTCTTTGGGTGGGGCAATTGGACAACTGATAATAGAGCAACGGTCTACAGGGCATTTATTGAGCCGTTCCCAGTCCAGACGCTCACCCAAGTGGTAGTTGTACTGCTTCCGTAACAGTTCTAACCAATCAAGCATTGTGGCTTCTTGGTTAGGGGGTGGGCGCATCCGGTACTGGTAGGTGATTCTCATGCTTCTTTCCCTTGGTTCTAGATGTACTTTTTGAGGGTGTCAATAGTGACCCCGCCACACGAGCAGATGAAGTAGGATTGAGTCCAGAATAAGGTTAAATTATAGTTTCTGATAACCATTAGCAATTCCGGTAATTAGTTTACTCTCTTTGGCTTCTTTAGCAGCTTCTTCAGTAAGGAATTCAGATTCTAAATTAAATAGTTTATTTCTATTTACTATGATATAAAATTCATAAGGACTATTATAATACTTGGCTCTTTTTAGTAAACAATTAATAAGTTCGTAATCTAATTCGCCATCTCTAAATCTCCAACTAACTTTAGTCTTGAAGGAAGATTTACTTAAGGGATCTGGATTGTCTTCTCCTAAATCTACATTATACTTTGCTTCTCCAATCTTATATTCTCCCACTAATACTTCACAAGGCATATCTCGTAAGCTAAGCCAAACTTTGAAGTGCCCTCTTTCTTTTACTGTTTCACCTTTAGATAATCTAGTTGCTAAGTTATCTACTTTTAAACAATCTAGGTTAAATTTAATATCATGTACTACTGTCCAACCTTCAGCGGTGCCCTTAATAGATGTAATGCCTTTATTGTTCCGATCAAAGAAACTATCAGATTTACATTCAATAAATTCAAGTATTCCTGGTTTAAGTATTCCAGGAGATTCGGATGGGAGGCCTGAGACTGATGTTATAGGGGCATCCGTACAAGCTGTCATAAAGAATTTGATTGTTGGATCTTGTTGAGATAACTTAAGGATTTGTTCTGTATCTAAACTTCCATCTTCTAATTCCCAATATATTTTTACCTCGCCCAAATATGTAGGTACTCTTTTACTAAGGTCTAGATAGGCCTCTTCTACAATCTCAGCACTAAAGTTTCCCTTTTCATATCTACCAACTAATGTTGATGTGCCTGTACATAAACCTTTCTTGGAATATACCCAGATCTTGCAATTTGTAAGCATTGTTATTATTACCTTAATTTACTATTGTATTATATCATATTCTTCTGCATAGCCAACAATGGTTGTGCTATCTAATACCTTCTCTTCACCAGAAATATTAAAGTAATCTGAGGCTAATGATGATAACTTTACTGGCCCGTTTATAGTATTTCCTGTAATAAAGAATCGTATTCCTGAACTATATTTTCTTTCGGGGCGTAACTTAGTAATTAAATCATGATCTAAACTACCGTCTTCTAGTTTCCATTTTATTTGTTTTTCCCCGGCTAAATATTTAGGTATTCTACTTTCCATAGTCATTATTTCTTGTTCTACACTACAGTAAATAGTAAAAGTTCCTGTCTTATATTCTCCTACTAACGTGGTCCCTTCTGTATTACTTACCCAAACTTTCCAGTCTTTAGATTCTTCCATTGTTGTTGTTTATATATTACTTTAAAAGTATAACATAAAAAATAGACACTGCATTGCTACAGTGTCTAATATAGGATTATGATTACGAACTTTAGAACAAGGGGCCAAGAGGACTATAACCTTTATTACCCTCTAATATTTTCCAACCTTCAGCTAGTCCTTGAATCTGAGTAGCTACTACAGGTCGGCCTGACATAGCTGCCATAGAAAAACTATCTGATTTACACATCTCTAATTTAAGTCTAGAAGATGTAGATCTGGGTCTTAATGCACCCGTAGTAGGAGATCCTGGGTATCTTTCTGCGAAGCTTAAATCATTAGGGTTATTATTAACATAGCCCCCTTTAGAGAAATCAATGGTGTTAGATTGAGCACCGGAGCCTTCGGGACTACCTGATACTAAACCACTAGAAGATAAGTCATCTGCATTTACATTAAAAGTTAAAGAGAATCTGGGACCTCTATTAAATCTATCTGCTCTTGTCATTTGGGTTTCCCCAAAGATCTCTTGAATCATTCCTAGATCTAATAGTCCTCTTTCTAATACCCATGCAATCTGAATCTCTCCGTTTAGATACATAGGGATTCTTTGGTTGAATGTTAAGTATGCTTCAGTAGCATCTCTGATGGTAAATGTACCAGAGGTATATTCACCCACTAATACTGGTTTACCATCTGCTTGGTTTGCTAGCCATACTTGACAATCATATCCAGAAAATGGGACTAATTCAGCATTCCCTGGCGCTTTACTTAAAATAGACATTATGAACTCCTTAAATATTGATTGCTAATGGGATACTACGATTGATCTCAAGATTAATAAAGTCTGCAGGATATACAGGGGTAATAGATGTATAGACTTTAACAATCCCGGCCGCTCTGTCAGAACTACTAGCAGTAGAAGTTGTTGGTACAAATGCCTCAATAATCCCTTGATTCTTAGCATTTTGTAAGATATTATCTACAGAGTCATTAATTCTATTGTAGTAGCTGTTTTGTGTACTTGCTGGTTCAGATTTAACCCAACTTAACGCAAAGTAGATGTTCTCACGTAATACGTTATATACACGTCTTACAGAGATATATACCCAGTTAGAATCAGTAGAAGTAGTCTTCCCAGTTAAACAGTGATATTGACCAATAGCGGGGTCTAAGATTAAGGCTTCGAAGCCTGCATCAGCAATAGCATTGTAGTAATCTTGGGAGGTTGTTAGAGTGGTATCTACAATATTCTTGATAGTAGGACTGGATCTACGAGCAGCAGGACTTACATAGAAAGGTGTACTTGCTAAGTGCCCTACATAGAAACCATTACCAGGAACACTAAGAGGAGCTACAGAAGTCTGTGCTGTATATGTGTGCCAACTATAAACCATTACTGCTCCACCTTTATATACACTTGGTTGTGCATAAGTTAAGGAGTTACTTACAATTGTATCTGTAGTAGTCCAAGATTTAGGAGCTTGTAAGATTGCAATACGTAATCCGGTTAGTTCTACAGAGTTATCTACAGCAGTAATTTGTGCAGCATGTACGTTAAAGTTATCTACGATTCCTGCTTCAGCACCAACTACAATATAGTTCAAGTTATAAGTGTTACTGGTGTTAATAGCATTGATATAATCTTGAGCACTTGGTAAAGGACCATCACTTCCACCATATAAAGGAGTTGTTACAACTGTTGTGTCTTTACAAGAAACAATGTTAGCTGTATAGAATTCTCTACGTAGGATTTCATAAGCTAAGTTAGCTCCAAAGTAAGTAAAGGCAGAACTTACAGTTAAGGAAGTGTTACTTCCAATAGCAGTAATCACTCTATCTTGTACAATGTATAAAGGTTGGGTAGTGTTAGCTGCGAATGCATAATCTACTACAACTACGGTTGCACTTGTAATAGCTGTAATCTTACGATTCTCAGAACCAATTCTGATAATATCACCTAATTGAATTACTGGTACGTTACTAGCATTAATAAAAGCATAAGGTTGTTGTGCTGTTACTGTAGTAGTAGTTCCATCTGTAGTAGCGGTTAATACTAAAGGCGTTGCAGCCCCGCTATAAGCTCTAGTACGAATAGTAACTGTATCCCCAACTGCAAACTGGTTAATAAAGGCTGTACCAGTTCCTGTAACAGTAGTAGGAGTTGTGCTAAGTACTGTAGCTAACCCGGTACCATTAGTACTAGGAACTGTGGCAGTAGTAGCATTAAGACTTCCTAAAGTATCAGCTAGTGTAGTAATGTTTCCACCAGTAATTGTGTAATAACCAATAGTAGTATCACCTGCACTAATAATAGTTGTTGGCTTTCTGAATACTCTGTAGTAGTTAGCACCAGCAGAAATAGGCCAAGTCACGTTTACAATTCCTGTGCTACTTACAACTGCACTTGGTACGTTACCACTAATAGTAGTGAAGTTTACGTTATCAGGAGAAGCACAAACAGTATAGAAGTATGTAGTAGCTGCGTTTAGTCCTGTAACTGCTGCTAATACTCCGGTAGTTGTGTTAGAAGAAGGAACAGTAGCAGTTCCTGTAGGGGCAGCGTTAGTATCTAAGTAGTTAAGTGTAGTTCCACTAAGAATATCATAGTAACTTACTGAAGTATCACCAGCAGAAATAGTAGTAGTCTTTCTGAATACTCTGTATTTAGTAGCATTACTTACTGCAGTCCAGGTTAAGTTAATAGTTCCTGTACTTGTAGCAGCAACGTTAACCACAGTTCCTAAAGTAGTATATCCACCAGCATCTCCTGCACATACTACGTAGTAATAAGTAGTGGCGTTAGTTAAAGAGCCAGTACCTGCTCCTGAGTTAGCTGCGGCTACTGTGCTGCCTACTGCAGGCATAATCATAGAGGTCGCGTTAATAGGTTCGTTAACTGTGCTGTTATCATCTCTAACATAAGAAGCTCCACTTGTGGCGGCAGCAGGAGTTGTTAGAGTTAATAATAAATCATTAGTAATACTAGCGATTGTGTAAGAGACACTATTAAATTTAATTAAGTTACCAACACTAAACGTAGTTAAGAAGGTTGTATTAGTACCAATTACTTGATAGTAGTTAGCAGAAGTAACTGTAACTGTTCCTGGTTGTGCTAGATCTAGTGAATCATACAACCAATCAACGGTATTACCAGTCAACTTATAATCAATACCTTGAGTAAAAGTTGTAGTAGTTGTGGTAGTAGGATTAAATGCATTTCTTACTGTTTGGCTTACACTTATTAAAGATTTAACAAAGGTATACCCGGTGTCATCTTGAGTATTAGGTCTATAACCTCTTGTAAGACTTACTGCATATTGCTTTCCTGCTCTTGTAGGACGTAAGTTAATATCACTAATTCCATTAGGGCCAGCAGCATTAGGTCCACCTCTACCAACATATTGTGCTTTGATATATTCAGACTTATCAAATTGCTGCATAAATCCTAGAATATCTAAGTTAAGGAAATCTAATCCGGTATATACTTCTTGTCTTCCACTTTGAGTAACGTTACTAACAATAGGGTTACCAAAAGCATCTACAGTACTTACTGTGTTATTACTAGCACTTTGATCTTGTACTGTTAGGTTCCATTTACTACTACCAATACCAGCGGTAACAGTAAGTACTAAGTTAGAGTATCCTACAGATACATCTGTGATAGTTACTAAAGGTAACAAGCCAGTAGCATCATATAAAGTAATAGATCCTGCAGTAGCGGCATTAGCTCCACCACTAAAGGTATAGCCTCCACTAGCAAATGTTGGTGTCGCTCCACTTAATCCACTACTTCCTACTGCTATATAATACTGCTCAGTGTTTGCAGCGGCACCAATAGTAGTTGTAGTTAAAGTAATACTTGGAGTAGCTGTGCTATTATACACGGCGTTTAATCTTCCAACGGTTACAGGGTTGGCGTTAATATTACTAACTAATCTGTTCATAATAGTTGCAGCGGTTTCCCCAATTGAGGTTACTGCATAAGCAACTACAACACCAGTACCACTAGTATCTCCACTTTTATAATGCCATAAGGCAACATCTTGAGTTCCTGCAGTACCAACAATTCCTGTTAGGGTAATAGTGGCGGTAGCTGCACTAGCTCCTGGGACAATTCTATAAATAGCAAAGTCACCAGCACCTTGATCAAATGCGGTCTGTACACATAGGGATCCTGGGTTTGTATCAATTCCGTATCTACGAGAAAAGGTATCTCTAGATGATAATGTTGTGTGGGTATTTGCAGGGCCTCTTCTAAACCTGCCATAAACTCCAATGCGGTTTAAATTTACCGTACGTGGAGCAACTATTGTATTAGTTGGTTCTGAAATTAATACCCGTGGAGTTCTTTGGTCGGTTGCCATATGATTATCCTGTTGTAATAGTCTTGTTTATTAGTAAACCACTGTTGTCATAATATAATAAATACCCTGTATTATCTGGGCAAGTTATATTAACTGATGTAAAAGCTCCTGCAAGTCCAGGATCTCCTATTGTATATATAAATGTAAAGCTGCTGTTGTATTGTGTTGTGTTTCCTGGTAACCACTGACTTGGTAATGGTATGGTAGTTGCTAATTGTGTAATTGTTATAATACTGTTAGCTGGTAAAGTACTCGGGTAGATATCATCTAAACTATACTGAATATCAATTGTAGTAGCAGGAACTGTATATGCATAATAATTAGTCTTGAACAATTCTACTTCCCAATACATTTCTACTAAGTGGAAATAAATACCTGAGTCAGTAAAAGGGCTAGAACTCTTATAATCTACTTTAATTAATGTGGTAGCTTTGGCTAAGTTGTTAATCCCAAATAAATCATACTGTAAGATTCTTCTGATTAGTTCTGTGTAAGCTCTTATTACACCTTCATATGTGTCTAACTTCTGTGTTACTTTTCCAGATGCTGTTGTTATAGTAGTTTGATTATCTAATGCCGGCCCAGTTAATCTTAATTCAATTACTAACATGGTTATCTCTTTACATTGTCCAAGAGTTTTATTTCCTGCTAATGTGTAGTCTTTATAATAGGTCCCAGTGTTTGTTGTAATAGCTGGTAAGAGTTTATTCTCTCTAGTTGAATAAGGATATACAGATAGGGTTAATCCCGGATCAGGAGCAAATCCTGCGTAATCTCTAATGGTGGACAATACATAATTCTTTCCAGTGGCTGGATCAGGATATTGATCGGTACCATCAGCATTTTTAAATGGAGGACTGGTTAATAAAGGATTGTTGGCTAATCCTAATAAAGTATTATAGATTAAATCTTGTGTAGTTATTAAATCTGTAGTCTTAGTTATATTTATAGGAACTGTATTACTTTCTTCTCCTAAGTTATTTACTACAGTTACATATCCCGTTGCATATACAGGCGTATAGCCATTAGGTAAAGCTACTACTGCAACTGCTTCAAAGAAGTTATCTTGTAAAGATTCTTTAATTATATTAAAAGTAATTCCACTAAGATTATAAACTTGTATAGTTTGTATATTAGTAAAGTTAATTCCATAAAACTGTACTATTGGAAAGGTGTTAGTAGTAAAGTTGATTTTAGTTAAGCCTAATATTAAAGGTTTCATTAGTAGCCTCGTAATCCATAAGAATCATTAATTCGATCTAATACCCGTTGCATATCACTATTTGGTTTATATTTAGATATTAAAGTTCCTACAGGAATTCCTGTATTTGGACTAACATCATTACTTACATTACCCGCAGCTAAAGAGGTATCTAGTATTAAACTCTTAGCACTTGTACTAAAAGAACCTCTAACAACACTTGTAGTACCTCTAGCAAATGTTATTCCTGTAGGTACTACTAATATATCTATGATTAATTGATACTGTGGATCTGTTCTTCTGAAACCTGTCATTTGTATAGCAGTGCTGATACTAGTTAATGCTCCTAAAAGGAAATTAGTGTTTCTGTTACTGTAAATATCATTAAGTAATAATAATACTAATTGCTCTGCAGTAGTGCCTGTAGTAACATTTATTGTATAGATTCCTTGAGGAGGTATTGCCCCACTAGGAGTCGTAGATATTCTATATTGTAAAGTACGCGTGGCTGTGGTAGTGCCGCTGAAATAGAATGTATTAATTACACTATTAGCATTAGTATTGGTGGTAACTACTGTACCATTAGAATTAGTTATATTGATTAGTAATCCATAAGGTCCAGTCTTAGTTAAAGTATTATAATCGTGTTGTGTTCCATAAACTACTTCTGGTATTCCGGGTTCTTGTATTGTATAACTGGCTGCGGTAAAACTAGGAGTTCCTGATAAACTCTTTATCTCTAAGTCTGTATCACTGGTTATATTAACTACTTGATATGTATTGCCATTAACTATAATGGAATCGCCTAAACTAACTTCTTGGGTAAATAAAGTGCTGGTTCCTGTAACTGTATATATATTATCAAAACTTGTGTTACTGCCTAAGGTTATTGTCCCCTTGCCATTAGTTAATCTTTGTAGATATATTGTAACCGCTTCTGTATCTTGTAGCGCATCTAATAATCTACCATGAATTCTTAATTCATCGATACTAACAGGCATATAATTCTGTGCACTTAATAGTATACTTTGTTGATCTGCACTAAAGTCTTGAATAGAACTATAACCAAACTTAACTATAGTAGTAGGAGTATCGTTATCTTGATGCGGTACTGTGATTAAGTTTAGATTGGGTTCACTATTAATTTGATCTGAGATCTTACTAATAATATCAATACTATTATCACCATTAGCAAACTCAACAGTACTTACTCTACCACCGTAGTTTAATACTGCTTGTGCTCTCTGTTTATTTCTTACTAAGGTTATATACGGATATGGAACTAAATCATTTAGGATATTATTATTAAAGATTACTTGAGGCGCCATGGAGAAATACATACTAACATAATCACTAGCAGTTCCTGTAGTACTACTAGAAGTATTCATAGTAGTAAGTACTTGTGGTTTTAGTAATAGGGTTAGTATTCTAATAGCTGTATCTTCATGCTGCTTAGCAATCTTTTGTTGCTGTTCAATCTGACCAACTTTAGAATTGATTAAATAAGCTGCAGAGAAATGAGCAGTCGCTGCTCTTAAACCATCTCTTAAACTCTGGTTATTCTGTAGAGCACCGGATAAAGAATTGTAATCTGCAAATAAATACTTTCCATTTACATCTTGACAAGCTTGTAAGTAGATTGCTACTTGAGGGTCTCCAAAGTTAACTATAATATTCTGTATCTCAGCATCTGTAGGACTAACTGTACTACTAAATACTACGTTTAGACTACGTACCATATTAATAGTTAATTGCATATCAGTAACAGTTAACCCAGATGTTATATCTGGGAAACTTACTGTAAGTCTAAACCTTGATATATCTTGCATTTAATATTATATCCTTATTATTTAGGATTAATCAAATCATCTATAGGAGATTTAATCTTAGGATCTATAAGATGGAATAGTTCTGATACCACTGCGTTTACAGGATTATTAACAATATCAATGACATCTTCTACTGGTTTAACTGCAGGAGCAATATCAGCTACTACTTGAGATAGTTCTTGTTCTATTGTTTGTGTGACTTGTTGTTCTGCAGTATGAGCTAACGTATCTATTAAGTAATCTAAAGTATTAGTACTTAAAGAAGGTGTAGCTATTTTAACTGGTTGTGGTTCAAACTTAGCTCTTAGCTTAGGATCAGATAATATTTCATTATAACTTCTAGCAGATACTTGCATAATCTTTCCTACAGCCCAAGAGGGTTGTTCTGGAATTGGTACTAATACTTTTACATAATACATAGAATACTCCTAAATAAAAATGGGTGATAAGGTCTCCCCCTACCACCCATACTATAGCATTGTTTAGCTTAGATTGTGACTTGTCTTGCGTTGTTATCTACTACTACAGTTTGTCCACTAGCATTTAGATAGATTTTGCACAATAGAATATCTCTAGAGTAGTATCTAATTCTACGGGTACCATTGACTGCATCAGAAGTAAACACGTTAGCTTCAGGAATAGGATTCGCTGTGTTAAATGAATCATATTGAATAGCAGGATAACTTCCAGGAAGGGTTGCTAGTACACCAGCAGGGCCAGTGGCGTTAGCTATGTTATAGGTTGACGTTCCTGTAGGATATGTTGCAAACGCAAAGCTAGCAATCTTAACTTCTAGTGGAGTGGTGGCGTCTAGTAATTCAGACCCAGTTGCTGCCAACTTAGGGTGAATATAAACGTTGTATCCGCCAGAGTGGGTATCAGGAGCAGAAGCATAACCATTAAGTACAGATGTAGTTGTGTAGTTAGCACCAGTAATAAAATATACAAGTCCTTCAAACTTGATTTGAAGATCGGGAACAGTTAAAGCATTAGAAGTAATGCTGCATTCAGGACCAATTAGAATCCCACTGTTACCACTGATCATACCGTAAGAAGTACCTAAGGAGTTTACTCTTTGTTGATCGCCAGAACCTAATTGTTGCAGATATGTGATATTTGGCATTTGTTTTACCTACCTTATTGTTACTTACTGTTAGGACCAAGAACTGCAACGTTATTCGCAACAGCACTAGGAATAATGGCGTTAAGCGCAGCAGCAGTATCAACAGTCAATACAGCTACCCATTCAGGATACACTAGGAAAGGCAATCCAGAATCACCTAATTCAATAGAGATACCTTGAGGTTCAGGGATTTGGTTAGGAGGACTAACTCTAATATACATTCCAGGAAGTCCATCAGGAGCTTCAGATAATGTATAGTGCATTCTACCTACAGTGGGAGCAATTGCTGAACTATCAAAAGAAGTCTTACAAATGATAACTACTTGGTTAATAGGCCAAATACTCTTTACAGTGTTATCAGCAGGATCTTCATAAATACCTTGCTGTTCTACAATACGCAAACCTGCCAACCCAGCTAATCTACCATTCTCATAGGAAACTAATCCCATTTGAGTGTGATATTCTCTAGAACCTAACTCACGAATCTCTTGGTTCATGGTTAGAATAGTTACTAGTCTAGGATGCATAATAATGTGAGAAGGTTGCGCCTTACCAGATTCTAGCAATCTTGTGTATTCAAATAACAACTGACTAATCACTCTAGCAGTATCTAATTGAGACCATGCTCCAGAAGCTCCATAGTTAGTAACAATATCTCTAAAGTTACCAGAAGGAATACCTGAGGAAATGACTTTAGTAACACCTCTTGAAGGATCACTATAATTAATGGTTCCAAGTAATACTTGAGACTTTAACAAGTTCCACAAGTTGTTTCTGCGCATAACTAACATTTGGACTAATTCTACAATGTTTAGCAATCCAGCAGTCTCATTCAAAGTACCAACTCTACGAGCAGTGTTGATATCGTATTGAGAGATTGTACCTGCTTCTTTAATAGTTAAAGGTTCTACAGATAGTCTTTCAAACTTAGCTTTTGGCAAGAAACTAGAACGAGATACTGGATCAACTAATTGGGAAAGTCCCACACCGAATTTCTTACGTTCAATATTAACTCTATATTCTGGGACATTTCTTACAGGGAAGAAAATATCTAAAACACTACTACTACCAAGCTGCTCGTAAGAACGGGCAAGTTCAGTTAGTTGTGTAGTACCCGTTTGTAGAATGTCACCTTGACTAGTAAATGGTGTATATAAGCCTGTTGCTAATTCAGCCATTGTTAGTATACTCCGTTATAATTAATCTTTACTTTACGTAATGCTTCAGCATGCTCAGGACTAACCACTTTTGCGAAGATGTTTTCTTGACCTTGAGCTACGGCATTACTACTTAATTGCTGACCAACTTGGCTAGGATTTACTCTCATGGTAGAAGGAATAGATCTTAACAAGTCAACACCCCAAGCAAATAAGTCACTGTCGGCACCATTAGATAACTTAATAGTATTTGAAGATGAACTGGTAGCAAGTCTAAATACTTGTTCAACCATTCCTAAAGGAATACCTTCAGATAACAATTGAGATTTGATTGCTGCTCTATTAGCTTCTCTTTCATACTGAGTGAATCTTGAGGCTTCTTGCTGAGTATTACTTAACTGGGTCTGTAAATTAGCGTTGGCTTGAGATAATGTAGCTACAGTACTACTTAATGTTGCGATTGCTGCAGACATTTTCTCAAGTTTGTCTTCCATATCTTTATCCTTAGCTTTTTCATCAGCAGGCTTGGCAGCAAATGGATTCGCACTCAAAGTAGTAACATTTTCTTGCTGTACTTGAGTAGGAAGGATTGGATAATCTACTGGGGCCATGTCTGCGTTTGGTGGATATTTAGGAACGTTAGGGCCGTCTAGTGTTGGAGGCTTAATAACTCCATCTAATTGTTCGTGGCCTTCGACTACTCTTACTGCGTTTAAATCCATTTTGTCCTCGTTTATTTGACTACTGCTTAATAACATTGACAGTTCTTCTAAAACAGAAGCTCCATAGGTTAGAACTTCTTCATCTGTATAAGAACTTAGCATAAAATCCTTGGGGTAATCTGTGCTTATGCTTAGCGTTGTTGCTAAAGGTAAGTTTGGTAAGTATGGTGCGTTGGTTAATGCGACTGCTGTTAATAATGTACCAATATTCTGACCACTGTTCTTGGACATAGCACCTCTTGTAAATTCCCCAGAAGCATGTCTGTATCCAGACTCTTTAATCTGATCAACAATTGTTTGATTTGTTGGAATAAAGATTCCATATAATACATCCCCTTCTTGTAGTAATTCTTTTAAAGTGCCTCTAGAAATAGATCCATCTATTGTAGGTGGATACTTCTCTAAATGTTCCTGAGCACCTTGTACATGTCCATAAGTTAAATAAGGTTTAAACCCCGCCTCACTATTAGTAAAGTTCCTTTTCATGTCATTGAAGTCGGATTGGCGGAAGGAAACTCTGCCATAACGGGGGTGGTGCCATGTACCTAATCTGGCAACTGGGATTTTCAAATCTGGTAGTTTGTCTGCCATTACTATTTCTCTAACTTCTTTATACTATATACTAATTGCTAGGGTTTTTCTGCGCTTGCTACTTCAATTCCATACTCTTTAGCTTTAGCATGTATCTTAGCTTTTAGACTGCTCTTTTGTGCATCACTTAGATTCTTACCTAACTTAAACATGCGTAAGGCTGCTAATACATGGGCTTTATCATTTAAAGGAAACCTACGCTCTTTGGGTAATCCAAATTCACTGGCAGCTAAAGCTTTTCTAGCACTACCATCTAGTTTACTTAATACGAATGTACTTAAATCTACCTCATCTTCTGGTACCCCGAGTACATCCATACTATAACTAAATAATGGGCATTCGTCAAATCCACAATTATAATCAGCCGCATCCACTAAATTACTATAGAATTGTTGCCCGGTATATAAACTCTTTAAGCCAGTCTTATCGTAACCATTTTGTTTAGAATCCATCTCTTCTTGCACTTTGAATAATGCATCTTCTTGTGGCTTAGCCGGTTCATTGTCTAAAGGAGTTTGATCTGGTAGCGGATTATCTAAGGTCATTGTATAAACACTACCAGGAACATTAATACTAAGTGATTCCTGCAATTCTGTACTTACTGCTTGTAAACTAGTTGCTATAAAATTAAATTGATTCTTTGGATTACTTTTACCTAAGCTACTTAGCTGGCTTAAATCTTGATTAATACCTAAGCTTAATAGCTGATTAGTTAATGTTAAAGTCTTTGCTAAGTAATTACTATATTCTTCACTTAACTTTTCAGTATTAGTTAAGATCTCTTTTAATCCCATGTGAATAGTTAATGCCTCAGTTACTTTATCTGAAAGTTTTGATAACTGATCATTATTAAATACTTTCTTATAGTTTGTGCTTAGACAATCCTCACTATCTTGTCCAGGTGCTATAGAATCTGGAGCTTCTTCTACTGCAACAGTTGTTCCGGTATGCATTATTTATCCTTTAATCTACTATAAGTTTCTAATAACCGTTTGCCTTTTTTATATAATACCCTAACATCATCGGCCGTTTTAGGAATCTTACTATTCCACTTCTTTGCCTGTAATGCTCGGCGGGTTGGAGTACCATCTGCATTGGTTAAAGGGCCATGTGAATTAGGACCATACATTCTAGTTAAGAATAATCCTTGACGACGAAACTCTTCAGGACTTCGGGGTTTGTGTTGCACTCCTGCTTTTAACTTGGTGCCAAACTTCCTATTGGAATACGAGATGCCTTTATTGGTTAGTCCTCCACTTTCTTTATCTTTGTACTTACTAGGAATATAATAATTCGCAGATAACTCTTCTTCCAGCCCTTCTATTTCACTATCATTATATTCTGTACCGTATAATTCCATTAAAGTATTAAGAATATGATCTTCATCTTGCATCTCTGCTAATTGATCATATGTATAATCTGTGCAGTTGTGATGGATATAATCTTCAAGTAAATCTGCATCGTCATCTTCACCATCACTTAAATTAAACATACTTAATAATTCTTCTGATAAAGATGAGTATTTTTCAGCACGGGTTTTTAACTCTACGGTATTACTTTGAACTTCATACTTTGTAGTATAAGCACTTAGGATCTCCGGAGAAATAGATGCTTTCCAGGTATCATAAGATAAACATTTAGGTCTAGTAGTATTGTCTTTTACTTCTAAGACTTCTCCTTTATTACTTAATACTTGCCAACCACTAGACCAACTAATAGTAGTATTACTTAAAGCATTAGTTGAGTTCTTCTCCGCACGGAATCTTCCTCCCATACTTTTGTATAATTTGGTCATGTATAAACTGCCATATGCACTAGGCCATACATCAAACTTATTCTTAGCTTTAGCTACAGCTTTAGCATGGATAGCTTTATCTATAAAGACAGTATTAGAATAACATTCATACATTGCAGGGCTATCCGCAATAGCTGCGATCTGTGCTTGGGTTAATTCCTTACAGAATGGATCTGCAAAATATGCATCAATTCCTTCTATAGTATTAGGAACAGTATAATCAATAATAAATCTTACCGGTTGAGTAGTTGTATAGATCTTGTTCTGAAAATATTCAAGGCTATCAAAACTAATTGGTTTAATGCCCCCAAAGAATCTTACAGGCATGCATCTAATATAAGCTTGTTTAGCCTCATCAATATCATTAAATCCAATCATTACTTTAGATTCATCCGGAGTACCATCTAAGCGTACTTGCTGTAGTAAAAATAGATTGGGGCTATCTAAGTTATCTCCAACATAACAATCTAACTCTACACCATCTTCTCCTAAGTAGTCTTCTATATAACCATACTTACAAGACCAATATCGGCCAAAGCGAATATCCCCTTCGTTATATTCAATAACTATAGTTAAGCCATTCCATTCAAAACTGTTCATTATAAATCCCTATGTTTAAGTTTAATATCTTTTATCTTATCTTTAAAGTTTATTAATACATCTGCTTCGGTTTCAAATTCTTCTTCACTTAAAGCTTTAATACTAATAGGCCTGTTCTCCCAATATAAATAAGCTTGATATTTATTATTTGTATTCTTTCTTGCTTGGACATTTAATCCTTTTCTTGTTATCATTTTAAATCGGCTCCATCTTGTTTTAATCCTGTGTATGGATTTATTATAATTCTTGCTAAATAATCATTTGTTATTAAATTAACATTAAAGACTTGTTCAAACTTCTTATATGTTTCTGAATAACTTTCTGGAGTTGTTGTAGTAATATCATTACTAAATTGATAACTAATCTGTAGCTCATTAGGGGTATTAAATCCAAACATATTCCACACTTGTTGTTCTTTAAGAAGTAACTCTTCTGTGCCCCAGTTATGTCCTGTGATTATTAATCCTAAGTCTTTATTAATTATTATCGGAGTTTCTTTTAAGGTGTCTACTCTATTAATAATCCAGTTTAATCTCTCTTTAATCTTTTGATATATTGCACAACCACTACCCCAGCGATTTGATAAACAGAATACTATAACATCACTTTCAAATATAGCTTTACTGATCTTCCATAATTCATCTGTGGGATTATTTATAGAAGCCCAACACCTATGATAGCCTGTGGGATTCTTTGTGCTATCTATAAGCTTGGCTTCTTTTACACCACAATTGTTTCCTTCCCTTGCTGACACATTACCTTCGCAGACATAAATGTTCAGCTTATATGCATCCATCACAGTCACCTTGTCTTGTCCAAGTTTACGTTGCACAATATATGCAAGTTCAGTACTCTTGGGAATATCCCCGCTGTGTTTTTCATACCTTGTAGAGGTGCATATAAAGAGAACTTTTTGCCTCTTTGCCAGATAGTTTGTAAAGATATCTAATTTATTATTCTTAGTTCTTAAGTAGTTAGCTAATACTGCTGTTGCTGCAATAATATCTTCTGTAGGATTCATATGATTACTTAAACGATAATAGAACTTATTAATAATATCTAATTGCTCTGTGTTAGAAAGTAATTGGATATTTTTAATAAGTTCTATTGCTGTGGTTTCATCAATGATATTCACTTAATCCTCGTATTCAATTTCTGATTCTAAATCATCATCCCCAAATAAACTTTCCCAAGTTGCAGGATAATATATTACACTTTGAATAGCTGTATAAGGTAACATTACTCTATATAAATAAGTCTTTAAGTCTTTTGCACAGATAACATTTGCTACAAAGGTTTCTCTACCTAAAGTTAAGATATTCATTAATCTTAACCCAGGATATTCCACAGTATCTAGACCTATTAAAGTATTTGAATTCATTGCTTTTTGTAGAAACTCTTTATATTCTTTTATCATTCTTCTTCTTCCTTATTTAAATCTAATGCTTCTTCTAACCAATGATAGATTGCTTGTATCTGTTCTGGTGTAAAGTCTTGTGCAGCTAATCCTTGCTTCAAGACTTGTCCTGCTGTTTTAATTTCTTCAGGCTTGCTACTAGTTCTATCTCTTACCTGTTTAGCATGTGAGGCTAATTCATCCGTATTAGATTGTGGTAATCCTAATAGTCTTCTGCCATAATCTAGATCTTGAATATTATTGTAGTCTAGGAATCCATCCACTACAGCTTGTTTTAGTAATGCTGCAATGCGTTCTTGTGTAGCAATATCTTTGTGCATAAAAGGAAAGCTACCCGGATTACGCTCATTAAAGTTATACCATACTAATGATCCAATAGTCTCTCTTAGAAATGGCCCCATTACTTCTTCATATAAACTCTGTAACATAATCTTGAATACTTCAAAGTGTATTGGTGCCCCGCCTTGTCCGATTACTCCGGTTTGGGTTTCTAATAATAACTGCGGAACTAATAAGCCTCTATAGATTTCTCTATTGTATTGTTGGGTAGCATTATCAAAAGACTTACCAAAGTTATTACTGGTTGTAATAGCTTCAATCTTGATTGGTTGAATGTTAGCTCCTGGCGGCTGCTCTGTAACAATAGTACTACCGGTTTGTAGATTGCTAACTTTCTCTGTTAGATCTTCTGCCATACTCATAGGACGAATCTCTTTAGTAATTGGATCTTCTAACATTCTGGTTGTAGGCATTGCAGGTACATTAGCATGGATTAATGGACTACCATATCTATCTAATGCTACTAACTGCATGGGCAGTACTTGACCTTTAGCTAAGTAATGATTATATATGGGTTTGATAGCTGACTCCCCATAATAATTATTATCTCTTTTCTTGTGAGCGGTGATTATTAGTTTATTTCTGGGTAGTCTCATTGGTGTACCCATGAATTGATGCTGCCAAACTCCAGTAGTATAGGGGCCGAATAAACTGGCTTCACCTTCTGTTAGAATTCCTCTGTGGTTAACACTGAAGAATATTGATGCAGGGTGATAACAAGCTACATTCTTTAACCACCATTGCTCATTCTTTAAAGCCCAAATATTCTCACCTACTGCATATCCCGCAGTTAAATTATTATAGGTTAAGTTATAAAAGATATTACTTAAACTTTCATCTAATTCTAATAAGTTCTGTCTAACAAAATCTTGTATTTCTTTATTGGGGTGTTCATAACTACCAATAGCACCTACTAAACTACGGATGATTAATTCTAATGCTCCGTGAATAGTAGGTTCTACTGTTGCTGCGTATATATAACTCTGAATTGCATTCGTAGGTAATCTATAATAACTTTGGACTAGACTTGCATTAAATGGATTTAGATTTGTACCTACTTGTTTTGCCCCAGAGACTGGCTTATTCATTGCGCTAAAATCAAACTCTGATGAGTTATTATTTCTAACGGTACTGCCTTTAGGCCTTCCTCTTTGTGCCATTTAACTTAATCCTCGTACATGTACTTTGGTTAATGCACTCTCAACTCTTGGTGGACCTTGAGGTGCAGGTTTATTAACTTCTTCAAACTTCTTAAATATTTTTTGTTCTTCTTCCTGTTTCTGTCTATTTAGTTTTGCTACATATTCTAAATGTATTGAGTTTAATGCGGCTACTAAGAAATATGATAACTCAGTTAATGGCTCAGCAAAAGCAGGCATTCCCCAACCTTTACTTATTTCATATAGATCTCGCAACTCATAACTATTTATATAGTCATCAATTAATCTTTCTTGTATTGCCCTGGTTAAATCGTACTTGTTATCTCGAAACTTTGTAGTTCGTCTATATAAGAAGTGACTATATACAAAGTAGAAGATTCCATCTAATATAGTTACTTCCGGGAATATTGGGCCAATTGGGGAAAGATGAGCAAACTGTACAGGTGTAGGAAATACTCTCTTTTCCCAAGTGGTTATACGATTATGCCGATATTTACTTAAGGTTTCTGGGCGGTTTTCTTGACGACTACGGTCTCTTTGCCATCGGAAGTCTCGAAGTTGTTCTTGGTCTGGAAGTTGATCTCCCCCGTCTCGAAAAAACTATTGTAATCTGCTTCCTCAATCTGTTTGGCCAAGTCAGGAGGCATACACATTCCATTGAAGAAGTTAGTGTAAGCACATACATCTCTGTATACCATTGTGCTTAGTAATGCAATAGGATCTGGCTCTTCTGGAGCTTGTCCATTAATAGTTTCAATGCATGCGGCCGGAACTAAATCGGTTAATACAATTTGCTTAGCTGCTAATTTGCTCTTCCACTGATGCTTTAATGTTTCTACTTCTTTGAATAATGGTTCTCTGAATTCAATTACTAACCCGGTTGGTAGCGTGATCTTGTAAAACTTATCCTTTCTCATTTTGTGTGTCCGTTGTAAACTAGTTTTATTTTAGTACCTGCGCCTTGTGTAATCTGCGCATCCTTAGATATTACCATACTTTTGCTATATAGTATAGTAAGTTGTTAGTTAACTATATGCGCAATAATAGTTTCTTGAATAAAATAACAGGACAGTATTATCAGGGCGGTTATGCCATTACCTCTGATGATAATGTTGCTGCGCTTATTGATAAAGGTATTGCTGGGGTCTATGATACTAGAAATGCTAATAGACGCGTCTTTAGAGATAAGATGTTCCAGTCTCCTGGTACTGATATGTCCGGGGATAGTAACCCCTATTATTATCGTAGAGGTGCGTCTCCATTTGGGCAAGATAATTACTTTGTAGATAATCGCTTAGTTGTGCAAAGCGAATTAGCTCCTGATGGTAGTACTATTAGAAAGTTCAGACTTACTGCAATGAGTAGTAATAAGGATTTAGCTACTGCTATTAGTCAAGCTGCTAGACAATATCATGTTGATAGAGCTGGTAGCTCCGCCTCTGAAACGGCATTCTTAGATTTGGAAGCTAATATTGAAGCTGCGGATGCTTATCAATTCCAAGAAACTGCTGAAGTTCAATCTTATAGACAAACTTTAGGAGAAGGTTTGAGCTTGTTTATGGAGGCCGGCACTAATGCATTTAATTACTTTGACCCTACTCAAGAACCTAATAGAAGACTTAAACGTGCATTACAACCATTCTTTAAACCTGTAGAAAGTTATAGCTCTGAACTTAGAAATTTCTATACTAAGTCTGGAGTTGCTATTAATACTCTTGACTCAGATAGGCTTGCTAATGATGACTTCTATTTGAATATGAGTGCCATTGCTTCTAGTGCTATGCAGGTTGTTATGGCTAATCACTTCTTGCTTGATACTGTGGGTATTGCTAGTGTTCGTAAAGGTATTAAGTTTAATGAGGATCCTTTGGGGTTTAGATCTCTACTAAATGTTACTGAAACTCCTACTGGTATTCTTAGTGCTCCTACTTTAGCTAGCTTTGCTAATGTGTTTGCTGCTGCGGGTATTGGTCCTGTTGCTTTTAGTGAAGCGACTATCTTTAGCTCCTTCTTCCAACAAGAAGGGCAGATTAATCAAATGCTGATCGCAGCTACAGATTATCTACTTAATCCTAGAAGTACTGTTAAGAATAGCCTTAATAAATTAACTATTAACTTAACTGTGCAAGCACCTTCTAGTAGTATTACCTCAGGTAACTTGGAAGTCTTTGCTATGGCTAAGAACTTATTACAATTGGCTGATGCTGAATATGGGGGTAAACTAGATATTAATCTAGCATTCTTACAACAAGGTAGGGGTGGCTCTATTGTTCTTAATAGTGATGCTTTAAGATCTATTGTTGGGGGTAGAACTTATCTGGATGCGTTTACTAGTGGAAATGTAAATGCTATTGATGATATGATTCGTGCCTCTGGGGTTTTCCATGAAGATCTTAGTAGTGGTTCTAGTGGCGGAATTGAACACCAAAAGAATATATCTGTGTATGGGGATGGGCAACTTATAGCATTTGCTGGGTTGGGTAAACAGAACTTAACTCCTAGTGCTACTGGTAGAATGTCTGAACCTTATACTAATCCATCACAGTTTAACCAAATGTTTGTTGGTTTACATGGCTCTAATCTGCTTAATGATAGTACTTTGGTTGGTAAACAGATTAGACAATATAGCGCTGGGGTGGAATCTGTGTTTACTGGAGCTAGCCTTGGTACCCAGTATCAACAATTATTGGTTACTGATGCTATAGATGCAGTTACTAAATATCAAACTACTGCTCTTATAGATACTAGAGGGCCTATTGGTACTACGGGTAGTAACCTTAATGAACTTGCTCTGGATAAATTATTACAAACTGTCTTAGATGAGGGCACTTCTAGAGGATACTTACTAACTAATCAGTTAGATCTATCTTCTAATACTATTTCGGGTATAAGTACTAAGATACTTAAGGCTTTAAATACAGATAGATTTACTTTAATGCTGGGATCTCCATTAGAACTTGGGGGGGATGTTAGATTAGAACAAGCTAGACGATATTTTGATACTACTAACCCCGGGGAATTTGATAGACTTGTTGCCGCCGGGAAGATTAGATTTTCGTCTACACAAAGATTTCAACACCAAACTAGTATGTTGGTTACTAATCAGTATGGTGATGCCCAATATGGATTGATGACCTCGGCTAATATTAGTGCTAGAGCTTTGCGCAGTAATACTGAGACTGGTTTGTTTATTGGTAATAAAGACTCACATGATCCACAATTATTAGGGCAACTTAAATCAGGACTACAAGAACTTGGACTCTTTAGAGAAGATACCCTTAGTGGTCGTAGTCCTATTTATAGTAGTACTGCGGAGTTTAATAATGCGGCTAGACAAGCATTTGGTACTAAAGCTTCTTGGAATAAAGCTAGTGAGCTTATTAGACAAACTATGGAATTTAATCAAAAGGGTGGATTAAATTCTAAACTCTTTATGCAAGAACATTTACCAGGAATACCGCAATCAGGTCTTAGAATTAGACTTAAATATGCAGGGGAAGATGTATTTAACTATGATATTGGGTTCACTGAAAAAGGTGATATCTATATGCAGAAATATGACACCTTAATCTCAAGTATGCTTATTAATACCGGAGATAAAGAACGTGTTATTGCTGGTAGAACTTTTGGGGCTAATCAAACTGTTAAACTTAATTCCGCTCAAGCTATTATTGCTTTAGGACAGATCGCGGAATATCAATTGGTACAAAGATTACGCGCTTATGATAGAGCATTGGATAATCCTGATCTTACTCTTACTGATACTGTTGATAAAATGCGCTTGATGAAATATAGAATTATTAAATCTACCGGAACTAACGAAGATCTGAGTAGATTTAATACCGAAGAGATGCGTATTATCTTTAAAATGCTTACTAAAGCTTCTGTTCCTATCCCTACTAAAACTATGGGGTATTCTCAACTTGGGGATAGTAATAAGTATCAACCTTTTATGTATGATGATCTATTTACTACTAATGAACAAGTTATTAAAGTGGCTCCAGTTAGTCCGGATTCTCCAGGAGTTGAAGGAGTTGTTTATAACCTTGATGGTACTTCAGAGACTATGTATTCTCTGTCTATGCAAAGCCAATTAACTAAAGGATATAAAGCTAAGAAGCTTGGAGCTATTACTCAGATTGGAGATCCTGCTGCTTCTATTCTTACTATGGAAGCTGCTTTTAGAATGCAGGCTTATGACAAACTTGATGATGTTACCGGTAATACTGCCGCGGGAACTCCTTTTAGAATTCCTATGGTTGCCGTTCTTACAGCACATAAATCTATTGGGCAATTAGGACAAAGAACTAAGAACTTGGCTTCGCCTAGATTCTCTTATCAATATGGGCAGTTTAATCCTGCTACTAATCAGTTTAGAGAAACAGGTTTGCCTGAACCCGTTTATCATATGGGTTATGGTGAAGCTAGTGATGCTTTAAGATTAGCTCAGCTTGCTGCTATAGAAAGACCTCGGGAACCACTGCAAGTGGTTGCACTTACGACTGGTGAGGCCGGACTTAATCCTGAAATAGGTTATGATCTTTTAGATACTACACAAGTGCGGTTAGTAGATCTTACTATCAGATTCCAACCCTATAAAACAACCGCAGATCAAAACACACATAATAACTTAGTTACTAAACTAAGAGATTTAGTTACTGCGGGTAACTTTTATACTGAAGATGAATTTAAAGTTGCTGTTACTAATCTACAGAAATCTGTTGGTATGGGGGCAGGTTTTACTGTTGAAGTTCCTAACTTAGCTGAAAATAGAACCGGCGCTAAAATGCAGTTTGTTATGATTAATGTGGATCCAGAACAATCTGGTAATACTGCTGTCACTTTTAAAGCTAAACTTTATACTAATCCTACTGCTAGATTGCTTGATACTAAAGGTCCTACCGCAGGTATGAATAGAACTTATGCCGAAACGCAAGCAAATGCCTTAGATGGTATTTATGGAGGTATTGGGGCTAGAAGATTCCTTAGACTTAGTAATGCTGTTCAAGATGTCTTGATGAATAATGATGTCTTTGATGAAGATAAACTCTTTGTTAATGATGGTGCTGACTTTAGAACAAAACTTAAGGGATCTTTGGCAACAGCTAGCCCTCTTATTAATAGACTTGTATCTCCTAAACAGTTTAAGTATGGGACACAACCTAAAATGTCTGGTGCCCTTAAACTTAGATATGGCGCGTTAATGGCTACTAATGAAGATGATTTCATGAAGATTATGGAATTAAGAAATCTTCAAACACATAGTTCTACTAAACATTTGCAGACACTTACTCAAGAAGTTATTGAGGATGTTAAAAAGCTTACTGAAAGTTTAGTTAATAAAATGTCTAAGGAGCAAATTGATTTCTATAATAAAACACCTCCTGAAGTCAAGGCAGCTATGCAAAGTTATTATACTGCGGGGTCTCCTCATGGTTTCTATAATGAATTATATCAGTTTATACAACATGCTGATCCTGCACAATATATTAATCAGTTGTTTAAAGAGGCTTATACAGAAGTAATGAGTCCTCAAAGTCAGAAGTTTGGATTTATCCTTCCTGCAAAACAAGCACAAGCTCATAAATTAGACTTTACTTATTACTTGATTGAAGCTGTTTCTTTATATACTCAGGTTAAAACACAAGTTAGAGCTAGTAGAATCCCAGCTAATGAGGAACTAGATGGTTTAGTCTCTTCTGTATTAGGACAAATGCTCGGGGCTAAACCAAAAGATAATACAGCTCTACAAAGATTACAACAGATTATTCCTAACTTTAATCTGATTACTTTATCTCAAGATACCTTTAGAGCAGATGATACCAGATTTGGCCGCAAGACTTCTGCTAATATGTTTAGTCAGTACGCTTCTTTATATGAACACTATGCTAATGATTCAGATCACCTTGGCTTTACTGCTAATACTCCCTTTGCTGATCTTGTCGGTGAACAATCACAGATAGGTCTCTTAAGACAATTAACTCAACAAGCTATTGGGAGAATGTTCCTTGTCGGCGCTTTTAGTCAAGGCTTAACTGAATTTGCTCCTGCCTTTGATACTCAATGGCATGGTGGATTAGATCTTACTCACTTGGTCGTAAATGAAGAGACAAGAAATCAAGCTATGGCTATTCATAGTTTGTATGATTCTATGTATAGATCAGCTAAAGAATCTGCTGTTGGTTATGTATTATCTAGTACTAATAAAATAGATTTAAATACTAAAATACAAACCTTAGTTAATACCTCTGCGGCAGATAGAACAGCAGGTGGAATTAATGAAACTGATATGTATAAATATAGACAGGAAGTACTTGCCGCAAGGCAGAAGGGTACTGTCCTGATTCCTACATTTGAATTAGGGGCCGCTATTCCTAATGCAGTTAGAGTACATAGAAATATTGAATCTACTATCTTAGACTTTGAACTTATTCCTGTACTGGGAGCAGAACAACTTAAACAATTATCTATTAATGTAAATCCTAATAGAGATAATGCAGATCAATATATTAATAGACTTGTTCTAAGTCAACAAGAGATTACTAAAGTCTTTAACCAAATGCCGACTTCCTTAAAGGAAATAGATCCTGATACTAATATGTCTAAGATTCAATATATGAGTCAGAATGTTAGTAATGCTAATGGTAAAAAGCTTATTAACTACGGGTTATCTATTGAAGAGTATTCTTACCTGAAATCTCTTAATGAGGCTAAGAGGAATTATATTACAGCGCTTTCTAACCTACTTGATTCTGATACTTATCAACAATACTTATCTACCACTATTCATAGAGCGGCCGGGGGTTCTGGTGTTACTATGGAATCTAATCAGGTTAAGTTGGGAGAAATTGCTCTGGGACTTAATCCTGCATTACGTGTGGTGAATGATTATGTTACTAAAGCTAAATCTAATAAATCTTATTACTCTGGGGGAGCAGATCAAGAAATCTTAGATAGTGGGTTTGATATTTTAACTAAAGCTCATACTTATACTAACCCTAAGTTTTTTGTTACAAATCCCTTTACTTTAGATGAAACTACTCTAAAGAGTACTTTGGTTGGTTCTACTGCTGGCAGTTCTATATTAGATGATATTAAACTTAATGGCTATAGTCTTCGTCATCATGCGGAATCTTATGGTATCTTAGATCCTACTACTAAACAAGGCTATGATCGTAATCTATTAGGTGTTATTAATGACACTTTTAGTATGCTTAAGGTGGATGCATATAGTGATAGATTCTTTAGTATGTTCCTAAGAGCAGGAGCACCTCAGGGTGTTGCCCCCGCCGCTTTGAAGGTTATTACTCTGAGAACTCTTAATAATCGTGCTGCTGGAAGACGCGGAGTGCAGCTAGGATTCGCGAATAATTCTGATAGTATATTCGTGTCTAAGTTTGCTATGGGCTACCAGCAAGGGGATTATGACGGGGATATGGCTACCATTCAAGCTCTTACTAGTAGCGCACAAGCAATGGCTGAACGTGATGCTATTATTGGTAGACGCCTGGGTAGAACACCTACTACTACAGATATTAGTCAAGCTGTAACAGATTCTACTAATAGATTACGTAGCGCTGGACAAGCGGTAAATACTACTGTTATTCCTTATGGTACTTCAGGAGTTGATGCGGTTCATAGTACTTATGATGCACTTTATGGTGTACTTGGCCCAACATCTGCTGAAGAAACTGCTGAAAGAATTATGGAGGATAAACGTATTGTTAGTCTTCATGAACAAGTAACAGCAAATGTTACCTCTGATACTAATATCTTAGCTACCTTCAAACGTCAATCAAGAGTTCTTTCTGGACTTAATGCCCAAACAATTGAAGACTCTATTCTTCTTAATAAGTTTGGTAGAGCACAGTATGAATCTACTACTAAAATTATTGATCACTTTCATAGTGCTGAGTTTGAAACTGTTGTCTCAACAGAACTTGGAGCGGCAGGCGCCGCAGCTTTTAAATCTGCTTCTGTTGAAGATAAACTTAATACTATACAAGGTAATCCAACCTTAAGCCAACATTTGGCTGCGTATTCTGCTAATGAAGGAACTGTTAATAGTTACCTTAAACTAATGTTCCCTGTTATTATGCCTCAAAATATAGCCGCGGCTGCTACTCAACAAACTGCTCAAGTGGCTACTAAGTATATGGGTATGCTTTATGATACTACTTCTCATATATTTAGTCATGAGTTTTTACAAGCGGATAGTATGGGTAAAGCTAAAGCTAGAACGATTGAGTCTGTATCTCGTATTGCTTATCAAATGCAAATGCTGGGAAGAGAAGGTATTAAACCTAATGCTGCTACCGGAGTATCTCCTAGCGAAATGTATACTGCATTAAATCAATTGTATGAGAATGCTTATGAAGACAAGCCTACTAAAACTAAGTTGCAACCTGCAGCTCTTGATCAAGCTGTTCAAGCTACTGGGCTTCTTAATCCTGTTGCAGATTATATATCTGCTGTCCAAGGTAATGCCGGTACTCCACTTACAGAATCTATCTCTAATAAAATCCTTACAAATTTAAGCTATGGTGCTCTTGCAGCACATGTGGGATCTCTTAGTAGTGATGAAATTGCTCATGACTTTGCTAAAGAAGTTCCTCATACTAAACTGCAAACTATTCGTAGAATTGCGGCTAACTTATTCCAAACCTTAGATGAAGAATTAGTTACTGGAGGGAGTAGTGAGAAGATTACCCGGTTGGTTACGCTTGCAGAAGATAGTCTGGGTAGATCGGCAATGAATAATTCTGATATTGCTGCTCTTAGAGCTTTTGCTACTGATACTACTGGTACTGTTACTTATACTAAGGATCTTCAAGATACTATGAATAGAGTTCTACAAGCACACCAGTATCATGATCTATTTAAGTTTGTTACTTCTACTTTAAATGAGCGTGAACTTATGGCTAGTCGTATTAATACTAGTAATACTATTGCTCCTTTTGGTGAAGCTGGATTGGGTTCTATTGACTTTGATCCCCTTTCTGTTCCTGATGCCCGTAATAAAGTTAATGAACTTATGCATAAAGGATTACTTAATATTCAAAAGATGTATGGGGTTCAGAAAGCTTTAACTACTGAAAGTAAAGCTGATATTGGTGATTTGGCTTTGGCCGCTGCACATATTGGTCAAGCCCTTATTACGGAATCAGTAAACTTTGCTAGCCGTGAAGGTGCTGGTACTACTATTACTGATATCCTTGGTAGAGGTAAATTACATAATGTAAATATTAAAGAAATTATGTCTGGCTTTAGAGCCTCTATTGATGAGACTATGAAGACTAAGACTTTTAGTGATGCTGTTGATAAAATTCTTGAATATTCTAGCCATGGTCCTAGAGCTTTCCCAGGGGAAATTTATGTTAATGGTTCTGGTAAAATTGTTAATGGTGTTTCTTATATTAGAGCTACGGGTATGATTGGTACTGACCCCAGTACTGCAAGTTATACTCATGAATATTCTACTAGTGCTGGACCACAAAGCAAAGTAATTGATTATGAAACGGCTAAACGAATTGTAGGTAGAAAACTTATTATTGATCGTGCTATTAGTGATGCTTCTAGATTAGGTATCTCTGGACAAACTGCTAAGGAAACTATGATGTTTATTGCACAAGCTGCTTATGAGTCTACTTCAGCACCAGATTCTAATGAACATAATCAAAATCTTGTGGATCTCTCTAATGCTTTACATAATAATATTAAACAAATGAATCCTTATGAAGCTAATGAAATGGTTACTAGATTAGCGCAATCTAATGAACTGCGCGCACATATTAATCCTCCTAGTGGCCTTATTAGAAACTTTAAAAATGCTATGTCTAATAATACTCCTATGGGATTCCTTGGATATGGTATGCTGGCAGTTACTACTATCGGTGCTTCTATTGTTGGTGGCGCTTTAGGTAGAGAGTCTAATACTGATCCTGCTGAATTAGGTAGATCTGTTGGTCATGGCCTTATGTCTTCTAATACTTTCGCTCCTATGAGATCCGCTTTTATGATGGCCTCGGATATTACCTCTGCAGTTAAATCTATGAGGGATATGTCTGATAGTGATACCCGACATGAAATCTTAGGGGGCTATGCCCTCGGTCTTGCAGGAAATATTGTTGGTAGTACTATCCTATCTGATGTTATTACAACACCTATTGCTAAATTTATAGGGAAAGAAGGTACTAATGTTGGAGAACTTGCTTCTCGTGGTCTTGCTAATATGGGATCCGGACTTATTACTGCCGCGTTTGGTGCGCTTGCCGCGGGGTTATCTGCGGCTATGGCTGTCCGGACAGCTACTAGAGAAGAATCCCCTGTTACTTCCTTGACTGCTCAAGCTATTGAGAATGAATATGAACAAGCCCAAGCTGAAAGATATCGGCTTGAGCTTATTAACTCTGCTGGAGAGTCTGATGTTCTTAATATCGCGGAGGTCTCTATTACTGATTCTATTGATGAATATGATGATTCTGAATTAAATCAGACTTCTTATCTTAGTTCTATTAATAATCAGGAATATGAATACCACTTCCAAGATGTGGCCGGGAATGATATGTCTGTAATGACTACTTGAGGAAAGTAATATCGGGTATTAAGGTTACTTAACTAAATGTAATAAGGTTACTAATTGAGGACCAAAAATAGTTAGTAATCCTATGATTGTTGTGGCTATTGCTGTAATTATTGCTGCACTGGTTGTGCCCTTATTAGTCTGCGTGTTCTCTACTATTGTTCCTAAAGTATCTCTGATAGATTCACTTTCACTTATATATAAAGCTTTTAACTCAGAGATATCTTTTTGCACGTCATCTAATCTTGTTTCCACTTTGTCCACTCTACGAATTAAACTCGGGTTACCATTTCCAATCTGTACAATCTTTAATAGATTACTTATGTCTCTTTGGATCTGTAATAACTCCATGTCCAGTTTAGTGAACTTGATTAAAGTATCCTGAGAACTTCTTGTTCCTTCTAATCTTGCACTTATATCGGATTGAATTCCTATATAATATTTTACCTTTCCTTCGTCATCTTTGATTGGCGTGATTGCTAAATCATTCCAAAACATTAAGCCGTCTTTTCTATAATTGCGGAGCAATACTTTACAGCCTATTCCTTGGTTAATCGCTAATCCTAATTGTAGAATGCCGACTTGATTCTTGTCGCCGCCTTGTAAAAATCTGCAGTTCTTTCCTATTACTTCTGTAGCGCTATATCCTGTAAGTTCTTCAAAAGCTTTGTTCACGTAGATTATTGGTGAATCTTTCTGAGTTACATCTACAATAACCCCACCGTTAGTATTCTCGGATAGGAATCCGATTAGGGTATTTAAAAATGGCATAAGGCAACTCTCCGGTGTATACTTTCTAACCATATCAGATTCGAATCGGGAAATTCCGACTTCCCACCAAAAAATTAGAAATTTTCTGAATAGGCCATATATGTACTTGCTATACCCCCCCGGCATATATGTGTTTTCGTCTAGATTTTTTAGCTCATACCCTTGACACTGGGAGCCTCTGTGCCTCGACTCTTTATTTGTCCTCCACTATTAAGGAGTTCAAATGTCAAAGTTAATCCGTTTTGTTTTGATTGTTTCCGTTTCCGTTTCCGTGTTCACCCCTTCGGTGGATACCGTATACTCGGCAAATCCGTTTTGTACAAAAAACCCAGATTTATATTTTCATCTTGTCTGTCTAGCAGGGGGGTATCGTACCACCCCAACTAGACTCAAGACAATCCAAGATGGCCTTAGCGCCCTTGGATTCTAATCTCATAGTCGGTAACCCCTTGGTTACCGACTTCTTTTCTGTATATACCGACTTTTTATTTGAGTTACCTAATCTGGGTAACAAGGAGACACCATGCGCAAATACGCATTGGATATTTTAATCGCGGCCCTCGCCGCGATTCTTGTCAACGTTGGATTAGCCCTGTATTTGGCTACTCTCGATGCAGCCATCTGCATCGTTTATCGCTGCCCTTAAGTGACTAGTCGTTAACTTATCCTAGTTTCCCTAGGAGTTAACGACTTTCTTTCTGTATCCTCCGACTTTTTATTTGAGTTACCTAATCTGGGTAACAGAAGGAGGGGGGGAATGAATACCATTCGCCAACTTACTAATCTCAAAGCAGGAGTATCTAATACTCCTGTTGATGTCAGCTTCAATGCTGATATCACCGTTGGCGCGCTTAGCGTCAACTTCTTCGTCACCGAAGACTTCTTCGGTGATGATTACGTCAGCTGCATCGTCCTCGATGCAGATGTTAATGGCTCCGTTGGTTACAATGCTGCTAACCACAGCGTCGTCCCAACAAGCGCGGTCCGTACCGCGTACCGTGCTGTAAAAGCACACATCGCGGGTCTCCCCGCAAACACCATTGTTTGCGCGTTTCCCTGTGATGGTGATGGCCATCACAGTGTCCGCTGCAAATTTCTTGATTCACTCGGCTTTGCCGAGTATGGTGATAGTTATTTTCTTATCACCTAAAAGAAGTTGGAGGGCCTTCCCTTCGACTTCTTTTCTGTGAGCATAACCTTAAGGAGGTGATTCTTTATGTGCCCACAGTTAGCTTTGTTACTGACTGATGCTGAGCGCCAGTTGGTAGTGAAGATGTTCACAACAGTTGAGGAGTGCACCCCTTCCAACTGTTGGCTTCAAGCTTGGAGGCTAGGGTTCATCACCCTAGACCAGCTTGGGGCTGGACTTTAGGGGTGTCCGCGTAGTTAGCGCGGGTAAGAAATTCTAACTAAGATGTCGGGGCAACTGCCTCGACTCTTTTTCTGTTGTGATAGTTTCTAATATGGAACTAGACATTATCAAAGCGGTAACCCTAATTGATGGGGTTGCCGTTGAGCTTGAGTTCCGTGGGACTGCAAGCTCGGGGTCTATTAGCTTTAGCATTAATAATAGTTATACTATTGTTAGTGCTGAAGTTAGGACGAAAGTCCGGATTGTACGATGGCTTTGTCGTACCTTCAGCCAATGGACCGCTGGCCCCTTGGCTGGGGTTGAAGTAATGGCCATTCCTTATGAGGGGGATGGCTTGGCTGAGCATCGGAGCTTGGCCTTCTTAAGTTTAGGCTTTCAGAAAGCTGGGGGTAATACCCTTGTTTATGATGCCTAACTGGAGTCGAAGATTGTAAGAGCCTCCTCTTATAGTCTTCGACTCTTTTTCTGAGATCCTCTATTAAAGATCTCGGGGTGGTTCCCCTCTCTGTCAAGGAGGTTCACCATGATCAAGTTTACTGCTGAGGCCTATGAGTTTTGTTTACTGGCTGTGGGTAAAGTTACCCGGGATACAGTCGAGAGAGATCAAATTAACAATGGGGACTTAGGCCCCATTACTCCTTTTAGGAGTAAGAGCTATATTACACAGGAGCTTTGCTCCATGTTTAACAGTGAGTTTGTAACCTTAGATGGTTACATTGTTGAAGATATAATGAACGGTGATGAGGTGTGCAATCGTGCCACTCATTATCGTATTGATAATGAGGATCCTGTCCCTCTTTTAGAGGAGGATCGAGATTGGTTAAGAGAGGAGTATCCTATACTCCTGACTAACTGCAGGGTCTACCTGTAGCTAGCTGTCGGTAATCTATCCTAGTTTCTCTAGGGATTACCGACTTCTTTTCTGGGGCAAATCTTTCACACCCCAGGTGAATGACATGGCAAAGGGAATTCTTTGGCTTTCTTTGACTGCTGAGGCCATCGCAGCAGTCAAAGCTGCTGTGAACTTCGAGTTTCCAGTGGAAGCTAAACACTTCCATTGCACGCTCAAGTTCGGGGTTGATAGCGTCGGCTATCAACACCTGCTTGGTCAGCAGCTTATTGTGACAGCTATGCTGTCACACCACGATGATAGGGTGCAAGCCCTGTCAGTTCTCCTTCCTGAGGAGATCCAGGAGGTGTGCGATAACACGCACCCTCATATTACACTCTCCATGACTGAGGGCACCCTGCCCTATGCGTCAAATGTTATGTTAACGGAGGTGCATTACTCTAAATGGGTGCACCTCCCGTTGACTACCATCGTGGAGTTCTTTGAATTCCCACCGCAATAAGTAAATAAAGAGTTGGAGGCTAGCAACCTCCGACTCTTTTTCTTGGACTACTGCTCTACAATTTCGTAGAGGTACTCCAGGGAGAGGATCATGGGATTATCTAAGAAGAGTGGTCACCGGATGGGCTCGCTATTGTTTATCCGCGTTGATGACGCGGAGCAACAATGTCCCATAAAGTTATTTAGACTACAAGGGGGGGGTTCCCTTTGTCAGTGGTACATTGAACAGGGGGCAGCAGTACCTTCTGTTCATGATTTGTTCCATCTTTGGTGGGGAATCGTGGGCACTCCTTTAGGGGAGATCCGGGTACAGCAGAGAGTTGCTGCACAGGTGGGGCCTAATGCTCTACCCGGGAAACTCATTGTCCCGCTTAAAGCGCGGGATAAGAAGTTTTACACCTTGACTGATTCCCAAATCAGTCAACTTGCTCGTACGGGCAATTTAGATAATGATTGGTTTAGTCACTGCACAAACCAACTCAACTGGAGTTCGTGGCTCCAAACCCCAGATTTGCTTATACGTATGGGTATGAAAGGAGATCTTCAAAAACTCCTTCCACACCTATCGTATAAAAGCGATTGGGAAATCCTTCGTATCTACCTTGATACTGGAGGTGTCTTAACGTTTAGTAAAGATTAATAGTAGGTCGGGGGAATACCCCGACCTCTTCTTTAGGTACACACCTAAGGAGGTGATTTCTGTGTTGAAGAAGATTGCTGAAGGTTCTTTGTTCATCGCTATTATAGCGATGATCATCGCGTACTTTAGCTTCTAAAAGTTAAGTCGCTAACTTATCCTAGTCTCTAGGGGTTAGCGACTTCTTTTCTAGATTAATTATTATCGACTCTTTATTTGTTGATTGAACTCCATAAGACGTAGGATAACTAGCTGGTTATCTGCACGCGGGAGAAAGGAGAACATGGATAAACTCCATTTCTTCCTGCCACCAGTTGGGGTTGTAGAGGAGCTTAACATTACTGTTGAGCAAATCTATAACCCACAAGGTGAGGTGTGGGGATTCAAGGCCTTCAAGGATGGTACTCGTATTACCGTTCATGAGGTTATTGAAGACCTGCATCTGCACTGGGCCTATGGCGATGGGCTTAATCCTGCTATTCAGGGTTATGCCACGGACCTGGGCATCTGGGGACAGGTACTTATGGGTTATTCTGTGGCACCTCCTGTGGTGGAACCACTTAGCTTAGATGTCGTTATCGGCACATTTAAGTTGGGTGTGTACGGCTTCTACGAACATGATGGCTTTAATTGGGCTGTCATCACTTCGTTAGGGGTTGTATTTCCTGCACAGGACTTTGATGATGTATTAAGCATCATTGAAGATTTATGCGCGGATAGCCCGTAACCAATTAACCCTCGTAGGTCTGCGAGGATAGACAATCTAAATAACTGACCACCAAGCTGTCGGATGTACTAGCACTACATTCGACAGTTTTTCTAGGATAAGTATTATCGACTCTTTATTTGAGTTCGCCCTCTTTTAAAGGCGGCTTATTGGAGACATCAAGATGTTTAAAGTAAACGTGACCGAAGAAAAAGTTTCGTCCATCCTGACCGGGATGTTTGACTTTAATGTGAGGGCCGTCGTGCCCACAACCATGGGTCGAGTTATTCTACTCATTCCCAAGGAGGGCTATACCGCTCTCCTACAGGTATCACAAATTCCGGGGTGTCTAGCCCCTGGCTCGTACTATGCGGAGGGTGTAAGTTGCCCTCCAGCAGCGGTGCGCTGCCTCCTTTGGGTAGCCGCAGTAATGTTGGCTCCCGTTGAGCCACCGGAGATTAACCGCTACAATGTTAAGCTTTACGTATATAAGTGGCACCTTGCCACGGTGATCAAGATCTTGGTCAGGTTTAGTTTGAGGCTAGAAATTAGTGGAAACACGCTTTACTTAGAGCGGGGTAACAAGATTTATGCCTTGCTGCATAAGTCTACCTTACCTCATGGTAGCTGGTGGACTTGGTCCCCAGTGCCGGTTAACACCGGTTGGAGGGTTGAACGTCCCGATGGAGAGTCCTGGCTAATCGCTGGGATGGACGCGTTTTCAAAGCGAGAGTATGATACCTTGATAGGTATCTTGTCTGGTCCTTGTCGTCAAGTGCCTAAAGATTTAGTGGCGCGCCTTCGTGCTGCTCGTAAAGCATAACTAAGTCGGAGCTTTATCCTAGTTTCCCTAGGAAGTTCCGACTTCTTTTCTAGGATAAGTATTATCGACTCTTTATTTGAGCTGCCCTCTTTTAAAGGCGGCTTATTGGAGAGACACATGGCACGTACCAACCTGGCTACATTGGCTACGTTTCCCGGATACGCTGCGTATGCAGCAAAACGGGCGAAAGCCCAAGCCAACCTTAATCTTAGCACGGCTAAGATTGAGGCGAGGGAAACTCCCCGCGTTCGGATCCACTATCAGGATCCGCAATTTAATAATTATATGGTCATCCTGCCTGTGCAGGATGCAGACGGTGCCATACCGTTACTGCCCTTCTGGGCATGTCACATAACGGTATGGGTGTGGGAGGACCGGTGGCAAGATCTGCCACCGGTATTTGAGGGCAATATTGCCCTTCACCCGGCATACCAATTATATAGTCCGCCACCGGCATATCCGGAGTCGGAAAACCTTTGCAAGGGCTGTGTATACGCCACAGGGGAGGCTCTCCTCCCTTGTGGCGTAAATCCCCTGGCCTTTGGGCAGGGGTGTCGTGACTACACAGTTTAAGTGATATAGTCGGAGCTTTATCCTAGTTTCCCTAGGAAGTTCCGACTCTTTATTTGAGTTGCACTTTATCCGTCAACTCCGGGTTTAACCTGTGGTTCTCTTGTCGAAGAGAATTAATAGCGGATACGTAGACCCCTAAGGACGTTACTCGGAGGGACTTACGGAGTTAGTAATGCACCCATTACTAATCTCTCTAAGCACACTTATCCACTTGGTCATGTACCAAGGATATAGTGTGTATGTAGGTAATACACAGTACAAAGATGTTCGCCAAGAATATCAACTGTTGTATACCCTGTGCGATCCTGCGTTTAATAGCGCAACTTGCACAGTAGAGAAAACTCAGAAACGGATCTACATCCGCTAAGAGTTTCTCTATACATCGGGCTGAATAAGCCTGGGAACAGAAGCTCTCGTACTACTGCAATAACCGCATAGGAGAGAGTATATCTAAGATAGTCGTAGCTGAACGCCATGATGGGGCTAGCTACGACTTCTTTTCTGAGTTCATCCCTTTTGTGGACTCCAGGTGTGGTTACCTGTACTCTAAAGGGAGTTTAAAAAGCCATGAAACACTACATGCTTTCAAATGAGCAGTATGCTCAGTTTATTTCGTGTCCCTTTGATTTTGAAATCACTCGGACAGTAACCCTGTCTACAGGGGATGTGTTGGTGTGGCTCCCCATCTCCGGGGTGGCCACGGCTTGGGAAGCCTGCCACTATGGGTTTCTTCCAGATGTTGACATTATATTTGATGTGGGGCCTAAAGTTCCCTTCAAGTATAATGGGCGAGTGCATGCGCACTTTATGCTAATTAATGCTTTAGTATACATTCTCATACAAATGAGAAATGCATACTTTGGCATTCGCCGGGATGGAGGAGTAATCTCTGTTTACTACAATGGTAAGGTAAAACCTTGCCTGCGTAGAGAATACCTTCTTGATGGAGATCTGAACTTCATCAGGTATAGATGGAGGGTTTGTGATGCAGGGGTGTTATTTGATATAATGCCTAAGGTGGCTTCCCTACCCAAGAGGGATTGGGATCTTCTGATCTCAGTCCTGAGTGATCCGCTTACAGAACGCTATCGTTTACCCAGTCGTTTTGTATTCCACCTTCGGGCGGCGCGTAAACGTTAATTAATGAAGTTGAGGGGCCTTCCCTCGACTTCTTTTCTGTATATATCGACTATTTATTTGTTCTCCACTATTAAAGGAGTGCAAATGTTTAAAGTTACTCACGATGAGGAAAGCTACGTATACGGGAAAGGTGGTAACACCTTCTTTTATTACGTTGCTTCCGGAACCTTCTTGGCAGGCGATGCCAAGTTTGACGGCGGGTTCTGGGGTAATCCCAGCGCTTGCCGTTCCTGCTTTAGCCGTAGCAAAAACAACCGTGACGGCAAAAGCCGCGTCAAGTTTGATCGTGCGGGCCGTACCGCCCGTGCTAATGGCAGCTCCTGCCGTTACTACGCGTAATTAATTAGTCGCTAACCTATTCTAGTTTCCCTAGAAGTTAGCGACTTTCTTTCTGAGTCCTACAATCCTGTGTCAGTAGTTCTTACTCTTGGTGTGGTCGTCCAAGAGTTGGCACAATACAAGAGGAACTCGTATGTCCCAAGATGGGTATTACGATCCTAAGGTAGTTGAGTTGCAGTTCATTCGTTTGATTGAGCTGCATCCCTCTACCTTTGCCTCATGGCCTCGTCCAAGCGAAGTCGAACTTCTAGCTACCGCTCAGCGGTTCTTAGGTGTTCGTAAGCTGAAAAGCTTGGAGGGGATCATTGGGAGACCTATCAACACCTGTTCTGCCCGGTCCATTCTGGATTGGGTATACGGTGCTGATGTGGTCTTTCAGTATGAGAATCGTGTGATTGGCGTTGACGTGACGCTATCGCCGGTTTCGTACCGGGGCAACTTACCTCCCTTTCGGCTTTCCAAAGCTATAGGAATAGATGCAATGGTGCGTTTATTTCTTCAGGTTGACTTCGAGGCTGAAGAGCCTCAGAAGCTGACCTTGCCTTCTGGAAAGCCCTCTCCTGCTAGCTACCACCTGGCGGGAGATCTGATGGAAGTATTAGATGCAGCTCCGGATGGCTGGTCTAAGGCTACCATGAAGTGGTAATTTGAGTTGGCAATCTATCCTAGTTTCTCTAGGGATTGCCGACTTCTTTTCTAGGATAAGTATTATCGACTCTTTATTTGTCCTCCACTATTAAAGGAGCGCAAATGTTTAAAGTTACTCAGGCTACCAAGATCGTTTTGGTCAACCAAAACCACTGGGATTTTGAGCGCTGGGCTGCTAAGCAGTCTGTGCTGCAAGATCCTTGGGTCGGAGTTCCAACTCGTCTGCTCACTGATCGCCAACGGGCGATTCGGGAAGAAATCGCTATGTGTCTTTGGGAGAACTCTCCCGCTTATGACGCATGGTTAGACCCGCGGGAGCTGACGGAGCAAGAGCGCCGGGAGGCCTACCACCTTGCTCAAGATGAACAGCTTGAGCCAGATGCGGTAGAAGCTTACAACCGTTGGTGTGCGGAACAGGAACCTAATCCCTGTGAGGCGTGTAAATACGCCACCGGGGAGTGGCGGCTTCCGTGTACTGTAAACCCCCTAGGGTTTGGCACTTTGTGCCGTGATTACACTGTTTAATTGATTAAAAGGTTGGGAGAAATCCCGACCTTTTCTTTGACTTGCCCTCTTTTAAAGGTGAGTCATTGGAGAGTACCATGACTAAAGTGAAGATGATTGTCAAGTTGGTGAACCACACACTGGCTTGGAATCTGTGGATTCATAAGCTCCAGATGGATGCTTACTGGGAGCAATGGCTTCAAGATGAGCGTGATGAAGAAGCTGCCGCAGCTAAGAAATAATTAACCTGTCTAAAGTGGGGGGCCTTCCTCCCACTTACTTTGGAGGGTTAATCATGAGCAGGCTTTTGATTAGTTGTTACATGTTTAGTTTGGTTAACGCTAGCGTTGGTGTGGCTGTTGCCTACCTATAACGACCCAAGTATAGAGTTCCATAATTATTGTGTGTGATAACGCGACTCTTTATTTGAGCTACCCTCTTTTAAAGGTGGCTTATTGGAGAGAACATGAGAGTTTATTGTGTAACTCCCACTGCTCAGCAGTGGTTGTTATTTATGCTAGTGTGCAAAGCATATGCAGCAGCCGCTGCTGCGCCTGAAGATGATCAGGAGATCGTCTTCGGGATGGCTATGCAAGAATGGGAGGAGGCCATTCTTAAGAATGGTAAGATCTAAATAAACAAGTCGGGGGAAACCCCGACTCTTTATTTGAGTTCGCCCTCTTTTAAAGGCGGCTTATTGGAGAGACACATGTTACAAGAACATAATGTTATCACCCCAGCGTTGACCTTTTGCATCTCGTTTTCAGAGGTGGAGGATCGCCAAGTGCTAGTCCTCAAGCATAATCGCTTCCGTGCGGCTAAGCAAGATTACAACACTGGTGCTAATCGCACCAAGTTCAAAAACCTCTCACATGCAACCGCATGCGAAATGCTTCAAGCTTTCTTGGCTCTTGGGGCTAAGAAGGTTTTGATTTATGTTAATAAAGGCGAGTACTATGATCTTGTTGCCTTCTTGAAAGGCAATTTGGTTGTAGTTGACTATTACACCGCTTAATTAATCTAGTCGTTAACTTATCCTAGTTTCCCTAGGAGTTAACGACTTTCTTTCTGTATATACCGACTCTTTATTTAGCCACCTCGATTTGTGGCGTAATGGAGATGCACCATGGGTTACTACACACACGCTGAAGCACAGGGAATCAAAGATCAATCTCAAGGGGAGATTATGGCTGATGCCCTTGCCCTTCTCTGTGCTCAAGAGGAAGAGCGTCAAGCTGAGTATGCGGAGCAGGAGGTTAGTTTCTTTCTAGCCTCAGGCTACTGTTCGGAGGAAGACTGGGAGATTGTAAAGGCTTTAAGGCCTTGTTATGGCTGTAAGTATTACAGCTTTAGCTCCGCGTTGTCGTGTGCGGTTAATCCGCACAGTGTAGATAGAGGTTGCAGGGAATTTGTTGCCAAATAAACTCCTTTAACTTGTAGGCAGGGAGCCTTCTCTCTGCCTATTCTTGAAGGAGGATTAGACATGACTGTTGTTAGCAGTGTTGAGCTCGGTTTGGTGATTGCTGTTGACCGTGGAGGTTTGGTCGGCCCCTTAGAACGACCCAAGTATAAGCTTCAATAGTTATTGTGTATGTGGTTGCTCCTTTTGGTTACCGACTTTTTATTTGCACCCCTCCTTCTGGGCGTGTGGGTTGTGGTAACCCGTTACTTTAAAGGAGCGAATAAACCATGTCAAACACAGTTAACAACTTAGCCGCCTATATGGTGGCTTTCCGTGGCTGCTCTGCAGCTACGGCTTTAAAGGTCGCTAAAGCGGCCAGCATTAAGGCCACTCTGGCCAAATCGGTTACTTTTCGTGCTGCCCTTGCAGTTGCGGAACAAGGGGCTTTCCACGGTAACGTGGCGAGCCTACCAACCAATGCGGTGAAAGCCGTGTTGGCCCGGGCTAACAAGGGGCTTAAAGCCCTGGCTACTAAAGGTATGTACCAGTGGGCGCAACAGCGCTTGCTGGGTGCTACCGTAGCCAAGTTGGTTAATAAGCTCACCAAACTGTGCCGCAAGGCTCAGGCGGTATTGACTGCGCGGGCGCAAGTCCGTCGCGCTCAAGTAGCGGCCAGCGTGGCACGCAAACAAGTAGCTGCATCTGCGGCTGCTTGGGCGGCTCGCCAAATCAAAATGGTGGCCGTGCCACTCTTTACTGCGGTAGCTTCTGCTACTAAAGTGAAGGAGCCTGCAGCTAAAAAGGTTGTCACCAAAGACACCTTTGCTAGCCTTGTTGCGTTTGCAGTCAAATTGGCTGCGTAACTCAACTAAGCTATCACTAGTAAGGAGAATACCAACTCATGGCTAAAACCATGAACGTCAAAGCGCGCATTCAATTGGTCTCCGAGACCGATGAGATTGTACGCAGCTACGTGATTGACTTCTTCTACAAGAAGGCTATCTCGTCGCACCTTGTGGAAATCGTCCGGGATGATCGGGGTAACCCTATCCTCTTTATTGACGGCTTCAAAATGCCGCAGTCTGCATTCAGCTCTGTCGCTAAGATCTTGTATAAGATCGAAGCTGATGGTAATCTGGATAAGATTGTTAGCGTTAAGAAGCTCCACAACGGCGTAGTGCGCGCATGGACTCAGCAAGAGCGCCCCTTCCCTCGGGCTTATGCTGATGTGAAATTCCCGTGTGAAAAAGAAGCACATGCTTCTGAAGTAACGCGGAAAGATAGCATCAGCTTTGTCAAGGGTGTGCTCAATCAGCCACAGAAACCGTTGCCTAAGGTTAAAACCTCTGACCCATTTGCGGCCGGATGGTACAAACCTATGGTGTTTGAGAATGGCTTGATTACTCAACAAGTTGGTCGTCCTACGGGCGCTGACATGTTTGATTATAAAGCTAGTGTCCTCAAAGATCATGAGGCCGTTAAGAAGGCTGAGGCAGAAGCGGTGCGGGCCAACAAGCCTATTTCAACGTACCAGATCGAAAGCGCGGAACTGACTCAAGCCTATGTAGGCAAAGAGCATTTCATGGCTCCTGTTGCTGAGCATGCTCATGCAGCGTTCCCTAATCACCCATACCTGTTAGGGGTTAAAGGTGCATCTGGGACCTATGTGTGGACAGATAAACCTCAGCAGACTGAGGATGCAGCCCTAGCTAATAAACTGGCTAGAACGCTCCTTCGTCCTGGTGCGCCCCTGTTTCATTCCCTGGCTAACATTGTATTTGTCAGCGCGAAAGAGCTTGGCATTAAATACAAGGTCAGCATGGATGGCCCCTTTGCGTTAGTGGTTGATGATGAGCAAATCTTTGAGGCTGTGGGGCATACCTGCACGCCTGCTCAAGGTACGGCTCTCCTTAACCACGGCATGTTGAATGCCAAAGGTATGATCAATAAGCCTACTGATCACAAGCAGAAACGCTTGGTAGCAGCGGCGCGTGAGATCAATCCTGAGGCTTCTTTGTGCTTTATTGTGGAGGCTTTCACCCAATGCGCAAAAGGTGCCGCTTTGCCCAAGCACGGGGATCAGCTCACCCTCAAACCTGAGGAACTGTTGATCATGAACGTGTGGATTAATCCCCGTCAGACTCTTCTGAACTTTGGGGTAGATCTGCGCTTCATGGATACTCTTGCCCACCCTGAGTTAAAAGCTGCCTACCATGTATCCTCTCTTGCAGAGGTGCAAGCGATGGCTAAGCTCTGGGATGAGGGCAAGTTCCTCACGTTGGCCAAAGAGCATGAGGCCGGTTCTCAGTTTGGTACGCAAGGTTTAGCCTTACGTATGCAAGCTGCTGGTCTTCCGCTGGCCAAGTCCATCCTTGAAGATGTCACAAGCGAGTTCACTAACGCCTTCAAGAAGCGTATGTTGACTCATCGCTTGCCTGGATACAATCTTCCCATCCTACCCCACACCGGGATTAAAGATGATGAAGTAATTGTTCCAGCAGAACTGAAAGGGAAATACCCCCTGGGTTCTGTGATGATCTTCCATCGCGCACCCGCGTTGTTTGACTTTAGCTGGGTGGCCTTAAAGGTCATTGATCATGGCGAGCAAACAGCGTTCTTGATGACTCCCTATACTCAAGGGCAAATTCAAGGTGACTTTGACGGGGATTGTGAAGGGGGGATCTTACCTGAGTTCCTTACCCTAAATGATACCCGCATCAGCAACCATGGTTCGCTTACCACGAAGACTGAGCACTCCAATAGTGGAGACTCTACGTGGAAGAACGTCATGGCTATGGTGGTCAAAGAAGGGGATGCTAAAGTGGGCGTCGCTGTTAACCTCGGTAAGGCCTTGATGTTCCTGTACCATAGTGCAGGTCTGATTGCCGCCTTTACCAAAGGTGATGATAGCGGTGCTGAAGGCGCGGTGCCATCTATCAGGTTCAAGTTCGCTCGTTACATCCAAGCGGTCCTCAACAGCATGAAGAAGACGGTTGATAGCTCTTTGAGCTTACATGCCTTTCGTCTTGAAGCTACTAAGTTGTGGAAAGCTTTGGGTGGCGTGGGTGAAATGCCCTACAAAGATATCAGCCCAATCCTTAGTGCTATTTCCCACCTTAAGGAAGTGTGGAAAGATCATGGGCTGGTAGATCGGGTTAATGAGCTGCGTGATCAAGGCTTTACTGCTACCAAAGCACGGGCTTTGGCTGTGGCAGAAGCTACCACCTATGAGAAATTGTCTCCCCACTTGGCGGAGATTCGTTCTCTAGGCTATGGTCACGTAGCAGACTACGTGTGGTCAACCCTCACCAACTTGACTGAGCATCCTGTACTTGATGTGGATACCTTGACCTCTAACCTCTCTCGCTGGGAGATCATGGGTCAAGCTCTGCCCACTGATGAGTATGAAGATGTTCGGGTTGCCTATAAGGCTATTGAGGTGGACTACCGTATCCTCCTTGATCAAGTGTCTCAAGGGGCTAACTATGGTGCGCTCATGGTTGCTATTGAGCATAAGCTTCAAGCTTACACTCTTGGCTTCTCTGAGGACCAACTCCTGTACTTTACTGCTCTTACAGCAGATAAGGTTAAACAAGGAGAAGGTAGCATCAAACACCTGGGCTTCTTCTACTTTGTGGCTCTGACCCTTGGGGTGGAGAAACAAGTTGTAGCAGAATATAACCGTGTGGTTGACCTAGGCATTGACTAACACTTAACGCGTCGGTAGATTATCCTAGTTTCCCTAGGGTCTACCGACCCTTTTATTAGTACCGACCCGAAGTTTCGCCCTCAGTCTCCGCCTTCGGCCCAAACAGCCTTCCTCCTGGGGGGCTGGCTCCCCTGAGGGTTAACAGCCAAATCCTCTTGAGGGTTTTGGAGGTCTGGCCAGGAGTACGGCTCGGGCCTCCAGCATTGCAGCATGACAGGGGTAAACCCCGGAGCGCTGTGGTGTAGCAGCACCCCTTGGTGTTGCTGGACTGAGGGCTTATTGTGCATGCGCCCCTAAGCACGTTGCGGAACAAAAGGAGAGCGCTGTGAAATACGCCATTTTGTTGGTGGGGAACAAAGTCTTGAATGGTTGGGTTATTACTTTATCAGAGCGGTGCTTTTGGCTAACTAGCCATTATGAGGATCGGTGCGCTCTTGATGAAAAGGAAGCTGAAGGAGTTATAGCATACGCAATAGCTCATAAACTTCAATATACTATTGAATCTGCAACTTAATACCGAAGGGTGCCTGCTCCGGTAGGCATGAAGGTCACCCTAGCACCTGCTGGGGTCCAGGTCCTAAGCCCTGGTCATCCAGTCTGACCTGACTGGCGGATACCCACGATACGGGATAAGGAGAGCATCGTGAACATTGTTACTGACTTACAGTTAGTTGAACGGGATAATGCTCGGATTAGCGAGCTGCGTTTCAATGGTGCGACGTTGGAGATGGAAGCTATAACCTGGTACTTCCCCCACCTTTGGGGTGGGATGTACAAGACAAGCGGGGTTCTTGAGGAGAACGATTCTCAAATTGTTGTCAGAGTGGATTCTATCCACAACAAAGATGGGCGCCGACCTATCTTTAATCATTTCCCCAAAACCACGCAGCAACAGCAGCAGCGAATTCTGGAATTCCTTCAGGCTAACATGCCTAAGGATGGTTACATCCTTTAGATCTAACAGCCCTGACTCCACGGGCTTTAAATAAAAGGAGCCGTCCTTGGACCGACCAAGGCGAGCAGGTTTCCTAACCCTGCGAACAAACCTTGCTTTAAAGGAGCTGACATGATCAACAACATGACCCCGCACATTATCAACTTGTTTCGTGAGGACAGTACTGTATTTGATGCTTCGATTCGGAAGCTACTTGTAAAAGATGGTCAGGTGGCTGCACAAGTTATTGAGCCATCGGGTACCCTCCTCAATGCTAAACAAGAGGAACGCTTTACAGAGGCGGTCTATGGTATACCATGCAAAACGTTTGAGTTTACATCGGTGGATGCTTATCCACAAGATACCGATCATTACTACGTGGTCTCTGCCTTATACGTTAGCGCGTGTAAAGCGCTAGGCTTGCGCACAGATCGTCTACTTACTGTTCGAGGCACTGTGTACAAGAGTGCGACTGAGCCTAAGCCCATTGGGTGCTTAGGGTTCTACCGGAATTAACTGTAGATGACAGAGCACCAACCCCATCCGGTGACTCCCTCTAGCAAAGGCAGTCAGTCAGGTTCGACTCCTGACTGGGGTATTGGTTACATGCTCTCCTAGGGGAGTTGAATTAATAATACTTGTTTACATTACTTTAGGAGATCATCATGGAATTAGTTGAACAGTTGATTGATAAGATCCAGAAGGAGACCGGATGCCGCCGTTGGCCTGCAGCGGTAGCATTCCCTCTGTGGGATAATGTTTTTGGTCAAGCTGGCCTACTAGATATCTGCCTTTGTGAGGCAGACATTGCTCACCTGAGTAGTCGGCAACGTCAAGCCCTCAGCCTTGCTTTGGCAGGTTGGTATAGTAACTCTAACTATGAGCCGCTGTTACAGCAGCTTATGGGAGAGGACTATGCTGCTGTGCAGGCTATGTTAGACAGTTTCTCTTAGTTTAGCAGGCTAGCTTGGATGCCTTTAACTCCTAGCCGTACACCCAGGGCGCTTGATCCGGCCTCGCCTGGGGGACGATACTGAGACGGGTCATTACTAACTCTAGTTGGAGAAGACTCGTGGGACGTACAGTTCAAGAGATCATGTCTGAGTATCCATTGGAGCGCCAGCTCCGCATTCAAGTCCGTAGCCGTGAACTTGTAGCTGAGGAGGAGGCACGCCGCCAGAATCCTCAGACCCAGGTGGTATTCAAGCCCTGCCCAGGGCACACCAATCTCGACGAAGATGAAGACCTGGGAGCGGAGTTCTATCTCCGTCACCCATCAGACCTCAAAGACATCCCGGCGCACCACAAGGTGTTGGTCACGCTACCCTTGGTTGATAATAAAGCGGTGTGGGAGGCCGCTTTAGCTTTGGGGGTTTTACAACCCTATTGGCCAACTATAGCTCTGGATGAGCTGCCTGAACAGATCAAGCGCTTCGGGAATGGGGAGTATCTCTCCATCCCAGGCTAAGATCAATTTAAAGGTCACCTGATTGACCTGAGTCTAACCTCACAGATTAAGCTGCAATCGTGTGGGTGCTCTTGCTATCTAGCATTCGGCGTTGATTCGTAAGAGTCTTCTGGAGGTACGTTAATCCTCTAATACACGTTACTTGGAGGTTGCTGTGTACATACCAATGCGATTTACTGTAAGTGACCATGATCACCCTGCTGCCTTTATTTGGTTGGGGGAGGGTCAATACGCTACGGTGATTACCAAAGCTTCCATCACTCACTTCTTCTGTGAAGGGAATGGTATTGTCTTGGTGATTAATGGCAAAGAAGAAGAATGGTTTCAGGAGAATACAGATCCTGCCTTCTTTGAAGCTTTTATCCGGTGGTACTTTCCTGATTATACTGCAGATATGTTCTTGGAGAACTATTATAAAACTGATCGACCTAAACAAGATTAAGGATTGCTTCCAGGGGATTAGCGACCCCTTGGGACCAGCACTTATTAAAGGAGGTCACATGCATTTGAATAGATTGTTGGATTGTGACCGCCGGGGTCAACGATTAGAAAAGTCTCAGCATAGTACACCGGAATGTATGCGCCAAGCTCGGGCTAAGCGTGAAGGTGTCATACGTAGACTAAAAGAAAACAATCCTTAAGCTTTGTTTGATGGTTAGCTCAATCCTGGGCTTCAAGATGGGTACCTTAAGCCAATCTACCTTAACGTAACTCAACCTTGCGTGGTTTCAATAGTTTCAATCCAAAGCTAAGTCGGTTGGGGACTTAGCCTTTATTCCCTAAGGAGGTTCATGTGGGTTCTTTCCTCAGCGCGCTGTGGTGCCGGCCGTGGACGGCACTGTACACGGCCTTCTTGCTGTTTACTGGACATGGTGTATGGGCTGCTACTCAAGTAGCAAACCGTAATGATCAAGTCTGCTTTGCAGTGGCTGGCGCGTTAGGCATAATTATCTTTGGTTTATTTCTGGTCGATGATGTTGAGAAGCATTGTCTGGTTGTGGCCAAGAAGGAGACCTCTGATGATAACCCCTAATGTTACCAACACCTTGTACGCTAAGGGGAATCACTTATACCTGTACCCCTTGGTGTCTGAGGTGTGTCAGATCATGGACCTGCTGGATATTCCAGTAATTACCATGGCCAATATGCAACTTGTTGCAGAAGGTCTGGTACAGTACGGCTTGGTTAAAATAGCGGATGCACCTGCTCAGCAGGGAGACGTCCCCTATTTGATTAAGCACTTGGCCCCGTTGATTGGCCTTGAGATTGTTCAAGGCTCGCTTTAATAAATTTTCTCTCTCTTGGAGGATCATCACATGCTCACGGATTTTGGATTTCGTCAACGGCTCATAACTTTTGCTCAAGCGTTTGATGCGTTTACTCCTATCTCTTTTCCTGCGCCGCGTTTGGCCCAGGTAGGTGATTATACGGTTAGTTATACCACCCAAACTGGCCTGTTCTCAATCTCTCTCCCGGGTTGTGAACCCGTTTCCCATGGGGATTTAGAGGCGGCATTCCTGGAGCTGAATGAACGGTATGACGCTACCATCAGTGTTCTGATTATTGTACTGTAACCGCTCTGGTTGCTTCCTGGGGTGTAATTCCCTAGGGAGGAGCTTTGGCGCTCCCAGTTGGATCATCAACTGGTTCTGGTGTTCTCCTTACTGCCCGGTGGAGTATGATCACTCCACTTTCTTATCCTTAATCTTCGGGCCGCTAGTCCACAGCCTGGAGAGGACACCATTAACCTATACCTGGAGTGAAGCGTGAGTAAGTTGTGGATCTGTCAGTCTCAATTGAACAAGTATCACTACTTGGGGGCGTGTAAGATGAAACCTCAATTGGTGTTTCAGAATCTTCCTATCGGTGAGGTTAAAGGGCGGGACAATGCCATGACCTTTACCACGCAAGAAATTGCACAGAAGGCTTGTGCTGCTTACCAAGCCTTCTCTCGGGAACGATTATACACCATTTCCTTGTATGAACCTATCTTGGTACATGCTACCCAGAAAGGAACACCAAGAGTTAAAGTATAGCTCTGACTTCTCTCAGGGGAATTAAACCCCTGACAGAAGCTTCTGCTTCATGTCGTGATAAGGAGTGACACCATGATAATTAACTTGCTTGTGCCCCCGCTAGAAGACACAGACCGAGAACAGATTACCTTCCGTGATAATACGGATGATCCTCGTACGCTTGTTCAAGCCGTTCAGGATTATCTTGTGGGTGTGCAACTGCCTAAACGCTGCACCCTTCGGGCAGCTCCTTGGACTAAGGAGCTTGCCATTGCTACAGGTTTAATTAACTTGGCCGTGTGGGAGCATAATGTTCCACGAGGCTTCTGGGACTTAGCTGCACAATTACCTGAACAGGGAATTACTAGTGAACTTGCCCAGCAATTCGTGTCGGATGTCCTGCACATGTCATATGATGAAATTGCTGAAAACTTTACCTTGGAGGAAGGTTAATGTTTGCAATTCCCGCCGCGCTTTGTGTTTTGGCCCCGAAGGAGAAACCATGAAGATCGCTGCCCCGCCTTATGCTGGCCCCCTTCTCCTTAGAGGGGCGCCAGTTCCTCCTGCTCCTCAACTACCTGTGCCTCAGGTTAAGAAACAGACTACCGGTACCATTACTGTGGTCTATCTCCCTAAACCTAAGGTGCACGTTGTTCCTTCACCGCTGCTGGTACATGTACTGGTGGTAACTCTCATTGTTCGGTTAATTATTTGGGGGTTTCGGTGAAAATAACCTTGTGGACTTATAACAAGAAAGGGAGAGGCGAAAAGGAAGAAGCTTCTGCGGCTACTCGCTTTCAAGTTGATGTTAAATGGTCTTTGCCTGATGGTTGTACTCTAGAAATAGGTACTGACTCAGGGATTACCGTGACTAAAATCCTCAGTCCTACTGGGGTCCAGCTAGAAATTTATGCTGGGTTGACTGATCCACAGTTTTGGAAGGTTGTTAAACTTCATTTAAAGGAGGACTCATGATTTGGTTGCTTTGTTACATTGGAATTGGTGTCGTCTGTCTATTGCTTTGTTACATGCTGGAAGTAGGATACAAAACCCGAGAATTGCCATTTCCATTTCTTCTGAACGTGGTAATTGTATTTCTCTGGTTACCAATTGTGCTAATGTCTTGGTACTCTTGGCATCGTGAACAGGAAATCTTATACTGGGAGGCTTCACATGATATCGGACCAGACTGAACCAAAGCTTAATTGGAAAAAGGTCGAGGCGGTTGTCACGGCCCTTCGTGAACAAGCCCCTGAGTTGGTTACCATTGATACCATGTTGGTTACTCAAGCCGAGTTTAACATGGGTTATGCACTTTTCTTGCAAATTGAAGGAGATGAGTTGTGATGAAGCCCCAACCCTGCGGATTCAATAAGTTGTTTTATTCCCAACTGGACTTGGATCGGATAGTTAGTGTTAATTCCGTTCCTTTACTGGAAACTGTCCGAACTGGCTTTTGGAACATGGTGTTTACCACCAAGGTCATCAAGAAAGCAAACCCTTTGTTGCCTGCAGTGTTGATAGATAATGCCCGTCGTATTCTGTCCCCAGCCCAGATTCGCCGGTTGGGGAAGATTCCACTTCAAGTGGATTACTTGATGGCTAATATCTATCTTGCTAAATGCGTGGTTCAAGTTGACGGCCGACTCATTGCTTTACAGGTGGTCTCAGAGGAAGTTTACAATAAGTCAGGTCCTAATGCTTTTGCCCTCTGGAAGAATCTTGGTTGGCAAGCTAAGGTTGATATCTACATCGACCCGAAGACTTTTACCCAATCTAAAAGCAAAGAGGAGAATATCCGTCGCGCTAAACAACTTGAGGCCTTTCTTAAGTTGGTGCCGGATGGTTTGAGTAGTTTACAGTTTGATTGGCCTTTATTGACGGAAGAAGAACTACAGAAGTTGGAACTGGAGGGAGCATGAGCCAAGAACAGTTTAAATGGCTGTCAGATTGGTTGTTTGGTATTTGTGATAACATTGTCAATCGACTTGCACAGTTCCCAATTTTCCACCACTATGAAGAGGAGTACATAAAGAATCAACTCCACCTTCATGTGTTGGTGTTTAGCTTCCCCGTCATCACCTTTACTGTTGATGATGTTGTGGAAGAAGGTCGGCTTAATGAAATGAACGAGCGCGTTCAACACTTCCGGATTAAGCAAAAGGACTACCAAGATGCCAAAGCCAAGTCAACCGAATGAGAACATTCTTTTAGCTGTTCTCATCTTCTATATCTTTTTGGCGGTTACTATTGGTGTCATTCATGCGAGATTATCTTAGGACCTGCTTAAGGAGCTAGGTACAACATCCCTAGCAAATGTTCACACACACGTAATGAGGTGCTTCATGGATCCTTTGCAGATTCTCTTGTGGGTTATTCTTGCCGTGGTTATTTTGGGCATTGTGGTGCCTATTGGCTTTAAAGAGTGAAAACTCTTGATCCTAGGTCTGTCTAGGGAAGTTAGGTACAACATCCCTAACACACCTCTGTCAATTTACTTTGGAGAATCCCAGTTATGACTTTCGACTTTCGCATTCTCACCGCTGCTGCCAAGATTCCTGTGGCTCCTGATCTGAAGTCCGGCATCAATGAATACAAAGCCCTGTTCTATGCGCTTCGCCGCGTAGCTTGGGATAAGTTCAAAGCTGAAATCGATCCGGAAACTGGTCACAAAGTGATCTTTGTTGAAGGCGTTACTACTGGTAAGATTGATCAGCTTGCTGCTGCGGATGTCCGTTCAGTACAAGTTGCCAGTTGGTATAACGAAAAGCGCATTCAATTCAACGCGCTTTTTGAGCGTTCCATTCCTCTTCAACCCACTTATCGTGGTGGGTTGAATTATGAATGGGGGTTCAAACAATTGGTTACCCAGGTTCACCTGTTTAATCATCCTGAAACCGATACCCCATTTACGGTTGAAACCCTCCTCGCTTGGCATCAACAGGCCAAAGATGCTTGGGAGCGTAAGAATGCTGCGGATACGATGATTGAAGAAGCTGTGGATAATACTCCTACCCCGGCTCCTCATCCTCAAAGCGCGTTCTCCCGTTTCTTTTCGGCTCCGTTCTGATCCTGGATGATACCTCCACCGCCCTGTATTTGCCCTCCGGGCCTTTATTCGGCGGTGTGAGGTATCTTCATGCCAACTCTTATATCAACTACCTTATAACTCATTTTAAATGGCTACGTATATTTACTGAGATGAATATAATCTTTAGGTATTGACAAGTCACATAAAAGTATGTTATGTTAGGGTTACCGTTCGGGAATCGAGAAGTTGAACGAATGGTGGCTGTGGGTGAGATAAGGTTCTCGATGCTGGTCCCCCATAGGGTCGAAAGTGTGTAACTTGGGGTCCCCAATTATATAGTTTTGAACTTATATGCGTCTACAAGAAACAATACTGCTACAGGACGCATGCAACAGGTTTCAGGGTAAAAATTCTCCCTTCAGTAAGGAGTAGGCGACGAGATGACAATTAGGCCACCCTCGACCAGTTAGTAGCTCTCTATAAGTCAAATTACTTATTGCATTTAATTGCGCAGAGAAAAAGGAAACCCGAGTTGGTAACAGGCGTTTCTTCCTAGAGTATTCTCTAGCTACTAGATTAATATCTTATTAATTAAAGTAGAAATAAAACCACCGCTTCTCTACCCTTGTAGTAGACTGGGCTTAGGGTCTCTGTGTGTTCATGAGGTCCCCGGAAAGCCAGTCCTAGCTTGCCTTTCAGCCTTCGGCTGTTTTATATTTACTAGAGAGTTCTCTTTTAGAGAACTTTTTATTATATTTTCTAGTAGAGCTTTTGCGCGTACGCGCATTATATATACTAGAGAGTTCTCTAGAAGAGTATTTATACGCTGCGTTTTTGACGCCGCTTCTTCCTTTTCCTCTTCTGAATTACAGAATTCTTCTTCTATTTATTATTCAGGTTTAGCCGGCGGTGAAAAATTCCTAGCCGCTAGTCTGAACTTCAGCCGCTTTAACCTCTAAGGCTGTAGCCGCCGCTTTCTATAACTTCTTTAAGCAGCTTAAAACTGTGGCTTCTTTATAACTTCTATAAATCAGATTAGATTTAAGCAGCTTAAAACTGTGGCCTAGATTTAGCGCCGGTGTGTAAACTATTAGCAACTAATTCAGATATTCTCTGTATGGCCTCTAGAATCCTCTAGAAGAAGCTTGAACTCTAATCTGGTGTGATTATGCCTGATGCTAATTTAATAGGCCTTAGAGGTCAAATTCTATAATGCGGCTAAACTATAACTTCTATAAATCAGATTAGAATATGAAAACTAATTAAATCAGTGAATATACTTAGATTTAGTTATCTCAGTGAATATACTTAGATTTAATATTCATATGAAAACTAATTAAACTTAGTTAACTGGCGCCCCTTCTAAAATAGCCTACAAGGCCTGTTAGATTTAATCTGATGTGATTGGGCAGGAAGGAAATGCGAGGCGGCTACGGGGAGGAAAGCGGGGCTGTTGGGAGGACATCTAAGCTAACGCCGGCTGTTCCTTCTTCCTTCTCTAAGGTACCCGAATTGTTTGACTGGTCCTGAATAAGACCAGTATAATATAAACTGTTTACCGTCCGACCTAAACAAGGAGTCCACTGTGTCTAATGATCTACCGGTTTTGAATGCGGAAATAAACACTCTGCGTTTGCGTAATGGTGTTTTATTCGTGATGGCGCAAGATGCTCAATTGGGCGGTCTTGGTTTATTAGATGCCATCATTCAGCAAGAGCTTCGGAGCAAGTACTACCCCACTATTGATGCTCGTCGCAGAGCATATCGGGAGCTGTGGACTACACACTTTTACACGCTTCAGCAAGCTGTTGAGGCTGATGCTGACCTGCTCGAGATTTTGAATACCAAGCCTGCTGAGTACTGTGAATACCTTAATTTACAGTTACAAGATCCGGCTCGGGTTGAGGCGCGCATGAAAGGACAGAACTCCGAAGTTCCTTGTCCCGTTGTGATTATCACTCCAGAACTCCTTAATGTGCTGGGTCAAGTTCGGGGTACCGATTTAGTTCCTGCTGCTCGCCAGTTTCTGGCTACGGGAGACTTGCAAGCATTTGAGGCCATGTATCGTCTGGAAGTTCCTAAACAGCTTACCATGTCGGACATCCTCAAGGGCTTTAATAGCCTGCTAAATAAGAACCCAGGTCAGGAATAATTAACTGCTGGGGGGAGCCTCCTCCCCCTATTCACCAACTCAAAGGAGAATTGTCATGGCATGGAATTGGGGTTATCAACCTGCGAATGAGCCGGAACAAACACCGCAAGTTCAAGTTCAGCGGCTATCTGAAATTCCCCGTGAAACCCTAGTGGAAATCTTTACCACTGAGTTTGGTGGGGCGCGGAATGAGAAGGGTATCCAAACAATACAGGCGGGTATTCTTCGCTTTGATCCTGATCGCAGAATGCCTGTGCCAAAGAACGTTTATGGTGCTTCCATGTTTTCGTTCTTTGCCCCATCGGATCGGAATAGCTATAAAACGGAAATTGGGTTACAAGTTCCGTTGCGTGTTAAGGGAGATCCTGGTGCACATACCTCCTTTAATATTTCCGTTCCGTTCATGACCTTGGAATCTGAGGCACCAGAAGAATTGTGGTTACGGTTAGCTAATCCCAAACTTCAGGTAACCTCGCAACAACAAGAGCAAATCTTTGCCTATCTGTTGCGCAACTCAGACTTCTGGAAACAGGTCGGGATTTGCACTATGGAGATCCAGTTTAATATCGTGCTGACGCAGGATCCTAGAACTGGAGAACCACAGCGAGCCAGAAGCATGTCCCGCAACCGCGGGTTATTAGGGAAACAAATCTCAGATTCCTTAGGGATTGCTCAATCTGTTCCCTATATCACGGAATTCCTCTATGGGAAAGTCTCCCTGACCTTGGATTATGTTCCGGTACAAATGCGCGGGGTTGCAATTCCCAAGCGGGATAATACCCTCTTCTCTGTAGCTAACATGTTTGACCATTTGGATGAAGATCTGGATGAAGTGTCACCGGCAGAGGGGGAAGAAGTTCAGTCCGCTGATTAACCTTGAAGATGTAAGGAGAGAGCCATGGCTGAGATCGTTAGAGCTACAATCACCAGTTCCCCGCCGTTGTACTTTTACCTTAACAGTGAAAGTGCCGCGTTTATCAGTCGTGAAGATGTCAGGTATTGTACACTTGACTCACATTTACCGGTTAAAGTCATCCACGCGTTATTCCCGCAGTATGCCCCGAATCCTAAAATAGGCAAGCTTGCTAGAAAGCTGCCCCAATTTACTTCTGAGAAGTTGGGGTTTAAAGGCCTTAATGCGTATGCTCTAGCAGAAAAGGATCTGCAAGGTAAAGGTTATACGGTTATCTCTTGGAAGGCTAACAACTATGGAAGCCTTAGCAAGATCTTTGCGGAACACTTTGAGATCCTTGGCAATTATCTTTATACAGATAGAGGTCGAGGATTCAAACAGGTTAGTTCGCGAGCAAATCTGTTTACCTGTTCTATAGATAAAGAGGTCACGTATTTAGGTGACAGCGGTAAACCCGTATCAATCACAAAGGCATTAGATCGCCTTTGTCCAGTCGGGGTTATCAATGGCTACGTTTATAACCTCAACAGTATGAAGGCGTTATTTCTTTGGTATGTCGCGTTGAGCGGAAGTAAATTTCTCGCAGCAGTACTGCGGGGATTCAAGGAGGAGGTGCTTGAGGTAGAAGTTGATGACCAAGGTGAAGCTGATTTGGTTCATAAGAATCCAATTGGTAATGGTCACCTCTTTGCTCCTAAAGTGGTAACTTATGGAGTTGTGGGTGGTCTTGGTCAATTAGCTCGGGATTATCGGGTTTGCTTTTCTCATATGGGATTCCGCGATGATTATGCTGTTGAAAGTCCTGTTTACTTGGATCTTCAAGAGTGTAGTCCAGATATTATTGCGGCACAAATGTCTCAGCTTTCCAGCACCCAGTATAACTACGTGTCAATTCCTGGTGCTGGTTCTGTACCTGAGAAAGCTAGCAACCGCTCACTTCTGATGGTTGGCCCAGCATGTCCCGTAATGAATCCCAAGGCAAGCCTTCTGCATTATCCTATTGGGAAATTCCCCGAGGGATATTATGTCTTTGCCACGCACCCGCAGTTTAAGTATCAGGTTGTAAATCAGGGAGCAAATGCTTTAGGTATCTTTACCAAAGATATCCTTGAGATGGCTTATAGTCTTCCTGTTTGTGAAGGCTTTAAAGCTGAACATGTGGTGTTTGCTACCGTAGCGGCGAATGGTTCGGGTCAGAGCTATTATCATCCTGAACGGTTTAAGGGGATAACAGCTCAGGATCCTGTGGTTGAACGCTTCACAGTTCCAGCTAAGTTAGCGCCGGATAGTATACCCATCAAGGGTTATTATCCCAATCAGAAGATTGTAGCTGGTTATGCGAATCCGTACGATCACACTTTCTACGTAACGGAGTACTCTTCGCTACCCAATAGTCTTAGTCCAGAGTCGTTCCGCGATGTTACTATCCGCGGTTATCTGGCTAAGACTATCAAGAACATGAAAGTTAGAGGGCCTAACCTCAAGGCCTCTTTAACTCCAGACCTTCCATTGGGTAAGGATCATCGGTACCAATTCCAGGATATCTGGGATGCATATCCGCAAGCTCAGATCATTATCACCATGGAATGCATGAAGGGTTCTCTTTTAACCCTAGCTGCTTGTCCTTGGAAGAAGGTTACTGTCTTTAACATGGATGGAACTCTAAAACCGGAAGATCAAGAGTTCTATCTGAAATGGATGAATGACACCATTAAACCCTTAGACATCTCCTTTGAGGTAATTCCGGAGATGGGTAAGCTTTACACTGCAGCCGGCCATAAGGTTGTAGATAATCGGGTGTATCAATCCATTGAATGTCTGGAGTGTTCTATGGTTATGGCCCCAGAGATTCCTCTGGTAGATAACCGGACGAATAACTCCAGGTTAACTCCCTCACATGCATTGGCGTTACAACACGCAGGGATTAACGCATTGTATACTCGGACTACTCTCAGTCAGGTTAATGGGTTATCCCGCTTACACCGCATGAGAGAAGCCAATAGTAAATTCAATGGGGATGTCATGGAGAATGGCGTTCCGAAAGAATTACCTTGTCTCTCTCAGATTGTTAGCAAGGTTAACCGTTGGGGTCATCTGATTGAGGAGTTAAGTCGGCTTTATCCGGACGGGTGTTATGTTGGAGTACCTCAGGGTTATATTTACCTGGACCCCTTTGTGTTACTCCATTTATGCGCCTTGTATGACAGCAATGGTGCGGTAGTTTTACCCGTAGATGTACTAAGCATTCGCTTGTGCAACTTATTCGGGTTACTTACCAAGGGGTTTGATCAATATACCCCTGATGAAATGACGTTAATCTTGGAGGCAATTAGCGAAGTTAAATGGGCTATTGAGAATATGTGTGCTCAGCCCAACACTCTCAAGACAGTCTGCAATACTGCTAAGAGTGGCCGCAGCGGGGTCTTCCGTGGGCATGACATGATTCCTTCCGGTTGGGCCTATGTACATCCTACATTTGCTGCAAAGGCCGGGTTCAAGGAAGGACAACCAGTAATTGCTTGGCGGTATCCGCTGATCTTCTCTACAGTACTCCGGATCAAAACCACAACAATGGTGGGCATCAGTGAGATTTATGTCTCACCTTTAGAAGCCATTGTTAGTGCAGCAGACTTTGATGGAGATCAAGGCAACTTGATACCCGTCTTATTAACTGACAAGCTTCGGTTAACTGCTGATCCCCAGGAGAACTTCCGGTTAATCTATGAACGTACTAAAGATCTGTTACACCAAAGTCCCTTTGGTATGCAGAGCATTACGTACCTGAGTTATGCTTCTGTGAAGAACTTGATTGGTTGGTTAAAGCCTATCAATCTTCGCAAGAAGTACCTGTATGCAGGGCCGTTGGTAATTACCAATGATGGGTATAAGAGTTTGTTAGCCAACCAAGCAAACTTTAATACTCGCGGGATTGGTCGCATTTACAATGCTGCACACGATCTCTTGATTTTAGCCCTATCGATAAATCACCGGGGCTTACTAGAGGTTGCCGCCAAAGCCTTCTTACTGTATGAGCATCTATGGTTAGCATGCTTTGCAGCCAAGAAGGAGAGAGCTAATGTTCTCTTTGAGCGGTTAGGTGCGGGCAAGTTAAATGCGGATGAGTTAGCTAGCACTTTAACCGAAGCCATTCTTGAGGCTGGGATAGAAATCACAGAACTCGAAACGGCTGGGGTTTTATTAGGTAGAGCTATCACCATGGTTTGGCAAGCTGCTGATAATAAAGCGGAACCCAATCCCATGGCGCTAGAAATCCTGCAGGATAACGGGTCGGACGAAGAGATCACCAAGTTACCTGCGCTTATTCGGCGCATGACACGGGGTGAAGCTACCCGACCGGAGCAGGGGTTGGATGAGTACTTAGCTGTGTGTAGCCCTGATTCAATCCTTATAAAGTTCTTAAAGACCCGATTTGGGACTTATAGGGATTGTATTGAGGGGGTATACGAGACTAAGCTGCTCAAGTTAGAACAGAAGATTTAGAGTAGAAGTAGTGGGGGTTTAAATCCCCATTACTTTTATTCTTAATACAGGAATATATTTCTGCCAGGAACTTATAATGGCAGGAAAATTTATAATGCCAAGAGTATTTTTCATCCTTATCCTTTATCCCCATCCCTATCCTTGTAGTCGAGGTAGAACTATCAGATCCCCATCCCCATCCCCATCCTTATCCTTTGTAGGCGAATTGAATTAAGTTGCCTTATCCTGATCTCGATCCTTTGTGGTCGAATTGGGTTAAGTTTTACTTAGCTCTACAATCCGATCACGATTACGAACACGAGGAAACTCATGGCTACACAAACTGCTGAAAAGACTCTGATCATTCCTGATCATCCTTTATTTAGCGCCGAGAACCGCGCCCCGCGGCGTGGATGGATCTTTGGTTGGCCCGGTGAACGCCGGAATGCTGGCCGCTATGCAACATGTCCCACCAACTTGGAAGGTCGCCTTCCCGGTACAGGTGTAGTGACCGTTGGCATTCCTTATCGGCTGCTTGAAGCTTACGTCGATGAAGGCAAACTCGCAAGCATTTACAGTCCGGTTTATCTGAACTGTGAAATCTCTACTCAGCTCCAAGTCTTGGATGAGGATCGGGTAACTGTAACCGGGTTAACTTACCTAGTTGGCAAGATTACCTGTCCTAAGGAACAACCCGAGATCACTCCTGAGAATGGGCTTGAAGCGTTCCTTGCGGCACACCCAGAAATTGCGACCTTCGCACAAACCTTGGAGTCCAACTCGGACGGGGCAAGCGAAATTTCGTATACCCGCCGAGTAAACCGCAAAGATCGGGCAGAACAGTTAATGCGTGAAGGTGTTGATGCTGCATCCGCAACAATTAGCGCCATCAATGCTGAAGCCCGTTCTGAGAAACGCTTTAACCGTTGGGCCACCCCAGCCGCCACCGGAGGTAACTAAGCATGAAGAGCTACAAAGGTAACACGATTAGTGTGCCAACTCATCTAAACGGCACCTTCGACAGCCCCAATGGCCCGATCACCACTGATGCCTATTCGGTACTTATGGTACCCCGCTTCATTGATGATCAGGAAATCCCCGCTGCCCAGCAAGTGAAGGTAAACATCACTGCTAAAGTCGGGACTCCATTGTACGCTGACCTCAAACGCATTTCCGAATATGGTTTACAAACCGTAGCGTTTGAAGCTCAAGCCAATACCATGGTTCGTTCCCCGCTAAAGCGTTTACCCGGGCAAGCTCAGACAGGTCTTCCGGCCAGTGACTTATACCAATTCGTGGGGTTAGAAACCTTAGCGATTGATAGTCATATTGAGGAATACCAGCCGGAGCTTCTGCCTAAAGGTGAGACTGAAGCCAAAGGTCTTTCCTTAATTGGTTATGCCTTAACCCGCATGGCTCAAGTTGGTAAAGCTCTTGTAGGCGCGGCAACCGGTTCATAAACCTCGGAGGGGCCAATGAAAAGCATCATGACGTTATTGTTTATGTGTGCTCTTTTGTTGGCCCTTCGTCAACTTCCTAGTGTTGGCTATAACGCACAATACATTAGTAGTACGGATTTATATAATGCCCGTAATACTCCTGTTACTGTATCTTGCACAGTAGTACAAGTACAAACTCAAATAACTTCAAATCGCAGATTATTAAGCTGCATAAACAAAGATTTGGTTACCATAACCTTAAGTATAGATTCAGTCTCGTATGATACTTCCTATTTGCTGAACACTCCTATCACTGCAACAGGCTTGTTAACCGCAAATGCCTTTGTAAGTGTTCGCAAACCGTGGGACAACATCCGGACTACTGCCCCCTTACGCCGGGAAGTTTTCCGCTTAGCCGAAATACTAACCATGAGTAGAAAAGGTAATGCTTATATCTATGAGGTAATATTAACTAACCATAAACGTGTAGAATTATATGCTGATGCCTCTGTAGGTATTCTCCATTCCGGAGATTATATTGGAGGTTATGTTCGGAATAATCGGTTCATCGTCACATCTACAAACTGAGGTCTGTGATGCTAACAGGTGTAATTTATGGATTGTTAACCGCCATTGGTTTAACAATCATTCCGATTCCCACAGCAGTCTTCTTCTTGGTTATTACTCCGCTATTGGTAAGTCAGCCTACTGATTTTACCCTGGCGTATCTTATCAGTATTGGTTTGGGGCAACCCAGTTTAGATGTTATTGCGGTTAATCTTAATAACAAGTCTGTATTAATTGATCGGATTCCTTTAGCTAAATCTAGAGGTATTAGTTTATATGTGTGTTGTTATTGCGGCGGGATTACTTGCGCATGTTTAACATCATGGATGTTAATGCCCTTTGCGCTAAGTTTATCCGCGGGTATTATCTTACCCTTACTCGCCATATTCGCTATGATTTATCAAGCCGCCACTAAGTATGATCCTAAGCATCCAATTTCTACGAATCCCTTAATGTTAATTCCAATTGGACTTCTCATGACATTCACATTACAGACCAGTCTCTGGAGTAATAGTCATGTCATGATTCCCATCACGGTATTACTAAATGGGTTAGTATTATATCCTCAATTATTCAGTAATAAGAAACCTCCTACGACTTTATTAAATGCCAACTTACATAATCTCAAAGTAGAGAATGTAATTGGTTCTACTTTAGGAACTTTAATTCCTACGGTACAGTTAGCTTTAAACAGTGATCTCTTCCGGCCTCAGGAAAAGAATATTACTGAAGAAGCTTTCATCCGCGGGTTTATAATTTCCTTAAGTATTATCTTCAGCACTTTAAAGATTACCGGGGGTTATTCAATCTTAACCTCAGAACTCTTAAAGTATGCAGATAACTTTAATAATAATATATTCTTATTAATTGCTATTACTGCTGGATTAATCACTATTACTTTCCCTATTATTGGATATTTAATTACATTTATTCCCACGATAAATAACAAATACTTTTATTTATTTGGGAGTTTATTACCGATATTTTATACGGATGTTCCGTATGTATTTATCGGCTTTACTATCTTATGGTTTCTTATTGGTAAGTATTATAAAGGTTTAGAGGGATTAGCCATACCGTATACACTCAGTGCCTTCGGCATAAGAGTTACACGGTAAGATCCCGGATATACTACCGCAAGATGGTATATTTTAAAGGCCGGTTTCTTATTCATTACCACATTTATAACACTAGCGTTACTTTTCCATTACCACAACTGAAACACTAGCGCACATTTCACATAGGGTTACCATATGACTAGCACTTCCAGGGATTACTATCTAGAACGGTCTCGCACGCATTGGTCCTCACGCTTTTGCCCAAGCTTATACTATTTATTCAACTCCAATTTAATTAATTAATTAAATTGAATTAATAATGATTTTTATAATCCGCTTCCAGAGCATTTTACAGAATTAATTCATTTAATTATTTATTTAATTAGATTACCACAACTGCGACACTGGCACATTTGTTTGATAAACGTGTATGATGAGATATCTGTAATGCCTTTTGGCGCTTATTATGCTATACACATTAATCTAAGAATCGATAAATTATAACACCAGATTACGCATCCTGTTAAACGTTATAATGATTACATACAAAGACAGCAGGTAACATAACATTTGGCAATCACAAAGGGATATAACAGGGCAAATTTAGGCAAGTGAAAAATAGGCCTCAAAAATAGGTACATAAACCTTTTGCATAAAAACCCTGCAATTAATAATTTACATCCAGCGACTTGCAAATGCAGGTGGCTTTTTTCTGCACGAAAATAGGCCCTTTTTATGCACAAATTCAGAGGCTAGGATGACATATGACGATATAGTTTAATCCATTATTTACTAAGCGCGCATCCAATTTTGCATCGCCGCGACATAATTTACCAAGATAAACTCTTGAAGATTACATTAGCTTACACCGTTAGAATATTTAATCCGCATATAATATAAAGTTTGCATTAGAATAAAGTAAACATGACACATTTCTATAAGCGGTATTTAATATATAAAATATCATGGTGTTCTCCCAAAGTATTCTATATAGATTATTATATAAAATTTGAGATTATGTTTGACGGCCATTTAAATTACTCTTGGTTTAAAAAGGAATGACATATTTCCGCAACATTGATATGATTATATTTAAAGGTTCTATATTCACACCTTGTAGTTCATTAGATCTTGACAACTCCCCATGCCTGAAGGCATGGGCTTTACGCTCGATCTGGTAAAGGTGAATGACTTATTTACTTAAGAAGTTTTACAGCAAGAAATTCGAAGAGGATATTACACTGCCGCGCCACGTAATTTGTCTTATAGATTTGCGTGCTGGAACACTTGATGATTGTGGTTATATAGACAGTTTTATGTGCATTAAAACCTTAATAGTTGCTGAATATCGTATTTATGTGTATTTACCATGACATATTTTGTAGGTAAGAATCGTTGGGGATATACTTTACCTGTATATAGTTGGAATTTGGATATTCATTTATCCAGAATTTGGCTTGAAGGTGAACACGAAAAACTATTTAGGGATGCGCTACTAATTAGTTATCGTTATGATAGCGTTAGTAATTCTATTATTTTAAGGATACTGTGACATATTTTATTAATAGAATAGGTGTAACTCAATGGAAGTTGGGTAGTGATTTTAGAATATGTTTATTTACATCTACTACAGGAAATCCATATATTACCCCAAGATATCACGATTTGTTAGTAACTATTCGGGCATTAGAGGATTATTCCCAAGTCACTATTTATATAAGCACATGACATATTTTTCTACACGCTCAAAAGGCATAATGCTATTTGTTTTGGTACAATAAATATTTTACGGACAAGAGAATGACTTATTGTTGTGTTGACTCGGCTTGGCTCTCTGAAGTACGGATATTTAAAAGTGACTTATTTTATTAACACAGTTACCCCTACTTTTTATATAGAAATCGACATTAGTCGATGTAAGACTTATTGTTTTCAGGACTCACAGAGAGGTAATCAGGATCAGTTACGTCATCAAGATAACTTTATTACTTGCATAGAATATCTAGATGACTTTGATCTATCAAATCCTACTGTGCTAGACATAAGGTTTACGAGATGACATATTTCTTTAATATTGGTGATGATAAGTCTGATGTAGATAGGGGTGATCCCGATTTGAGTTCTGACATTCTTATATTCTTGCAATGTTTAGGTAGATCAGAACAGGATTTATTAATACAGTTAGATAACTATTTAGAAGTTACTAGTTATTCTCATACTCATGCACCCTATTATCTGGACATCAGGTTAGTCGAATGACCTACTTTATTACTATTACCACTCCTGTTTTTGATATTAGTTTTAATTTCCTCGGAGTATGCTTTGATAGTGCGGCCGCTACCCCTCGGGATACTTTAATGTATGAGGATATTTATATAACTACTAAGGAATATGATCCAAGAGTGATTAGGTTTACTGATATTATAGATATTCGAGCAAACCGATGACATATTGCGGCGCTGACTTTTATGTGAATTTGCCTATAGGTGCTATATTCTTCCACAATCCTGGTATTGAGTATGAAGATAAGGTATCTTTCCAAGATAGATTTATTAAGCTTACTTACTTTGATCTTACCGGAGATTATTGGTCTATGGATTTAAGGGTTTTATCATGACGCATTTCTATGGTTCTAAATTAAAATATGACAGTGCATGTATTTTGGGACCGCTTCTGGTATATTTCCAAAGTCCGCAGCGATCTTCTGGTGATGTTGCAGTGTATATAGATGCTTGTCTGAGGCTTGATATTTTTAATCATCTAAATTGTATAAATAGTTGGGGGGGAAGTCGAACACTTGATATTAGGTTGCAGTCATGACAAACTTTTACCCTTCAATTCGTACATTTAATATTTCTGATATGCATTGGTGTGATTTAGGTAAATGTGTAGTATATTTTCAGTTTGAAGATGAGGATATAGCCAGTGGAGAAGCTGATGGTAAATACCGTTTAGTATATGCTGATGCTTTTATAACGGTAGAAGATTCTAATCCTGAATTAGGTTGGCGTAATGATATATTAGATTTTAAATTAGTAGCATGACGTACTTTCTTGGTTTAAGTTTAAATTACAATGAATACTATATATCTTTTTCTAAAGGATCTATTTACTTTCAGAATGGTTTCCGAAATAAAAAGGATGTTTTACTTTATAAAGATTCTTTTATTAAAGTACATGATTATAATGTAGGTGTGATAGCAAAGTATGCTATTGATATAAGATTGGTAGCATCATGACATATTTTTATACCGGATTATTATTTGAGGGCTACTGAATTTGATTGTGTTAAGCATAACTATGTTTTAGACTTCAGGGTAACAAGAGAATGACATACCTTGCAAATAGTTATTTAGGCTTCCCATACAAATTTACCTCGATACCTTGGGATCCTGGTGAATATTTAGGATATGAGGATAGGTTTATTGAGTTTACTGTTTGGGTAAATCCCCGTTTGTATAATAATAACTGGCTTCAACTACGTGCAAGATCATGACACATTTCATTGTTGGTATAAATGATAGACATGGAATAAAGTTGCAGCACTATTTATATTTAAATAGTGTAAATGCCAACTCAGATTTAGTATTATTTGAGGATAGTTATATTAGAACAACTCAATATGATCCTCATACTTTGACTTTGGATATTGTAACTATATGACACATTTCAATTCGTTTAACAAGGCATTTAACTTAGTAACAATATACTTTAATAATTCAAGATGGAGGCATAATACATTTTTCCAAGATAACTTTGTAAAGGTAACTTATTGGAATGAAATTTGTATAGACATAAGAGAGATTAAAAAGTGACATATTTTAATTTCTTTTTATGCTCATGTAAGTTAATAACGGTGCATTTTAATAGTCCTACTTGGATTAAGATTTACCCGCTTCTTGAGGATAACTTTATAACAGTGACTGAATGGAATAAGGTTGCTATAGACATAAGAGAGATTGACACTCCCCCGCCCTAAAGGATGGGGTTTTTGACCCATCTCTCTGATAAAAATAAAATATGATGGCGCTTGTAGAAATGGAGAGTCAAATACTCCAACAGCTTATAGAGATCTTTTACTTAGAGTAACTATTAGGTCACATCGTGCGGTATTTATAGGAAAGCTATCGTGACATATCTCTTTTTTTGTAATTTTACTTCGGGGCATCCATCTTATTTAAAATTACCTTTCTACATACAACGGGTGAATCGCAAACTTTATTTTGGTGGTTCTCGCGCTTTAGATAATACTTGTATTGACTATTCGGATAACTTTATTTACGTAAATAGCCATCAGGTTGTTGAAGTCTTAAATAATAATAAGCCGTTATGACACATTTCATGGATGAAAACAATTGGATAGCCTTAATTAACATACCAAGAATAGCTATCAGGTTGTATGTAGATAGGACTCCTCAATTAGACTTACTCTATTATCAAGATGACTTAGTTAGATTGGAGTTATACACGTATAAATCAGAAGGAAGATTATCTATAGTATCTAAACAGGGTTTTGATTAATGACATACTTCATTCTTAGGCTTCAGACACAAGTAATAAACAATGTAAAGTTCTTCCATCGAATTAATAAGAGTGATTACCCTATAACCTATGAAGATAGTTTACTTAAAGTAACTATTAATGGTTTATTATTTATTGGGCGGAAACCGCGGTGTTTAAAATGACACACTTTCTTCTTAATAATCATCCTAGTTATTCCACGCATCTAAAATGCGGACAGAAGCTATATGGTATGACTTGTCATGTAGGGGGTGTAATTATAGGATTTAAGCAATTGTATTTAGATAGGTTTATTAGAGTACATGGTAATAAGATTTTAGAGATAGCTACAATATGACATACATTTTCCCGCTTAATAATTCTGATGCGAGAATAATAAACAACATGTATTTCTATAGGCGAACTAAACAAATTTATCCATCAGCTATTATAGTATTTTATAAAGATAAGTTACTTGCGACAACGTTTAGGCGACTTACTACAGTATTTGTAGGAAGATTACCATGACACATTTTATTCTAGAACATTACCAAAGTAGATTTGTACAGTTACATAAACACCAATATATTTATTTAAATTGTGTTTCATGGCGGCGTAATATCTTTGAAGATAACTTTATTAGTGTTGGAGCTAAATCAAGGCAGCAAGTAGATATTAAGTTAATGGATTAACATGACTTACTTTAAACCTAAAGATTTGATTAGAGAAATAAAACTTAGTGAAGGTATAGCCGCGCATATGTTTTCCACAGTTGGGGTAAAGAATGAGTATGAAGATCCTTTTATGTATATCACCACAAAAAGTTATGAAGATGGCGATATCAGTATATTTATAGGGATGACATGACTTATACAGTTTATATTAAGAATAAACCACTAAAGGCTCGATTTCAGTATATACGTTTTAATTCTTATACTGACGTGATATTAAATCCCAATTGGACAATAGGTGTTATTTTTACAGACAGTTTTATTACGATTGGTTTAGATACTTATTCGCATAATATTCCTGATATAACTATTAGATTAAGTAATTAACATGACACACTTTGTTACTCATCTTGGATTTAACCGGTATATTGCTGCAGGTCCTTTTTATATACTCTTGAATAATAGAAATAGCGGCCCGCGTGGTAATTATGAAGATAACTTTGTTATGTTTGAGCGGCCATTAGATCCAGACTATACTACTCATGGTATTTACATTGACTTACTTTAACTTAAAGAATTAACATGACACATTTCGTTAGAATCAAGAAGCGAAATAACTATGCCACATTACGTATTCCCAACTTTTACCTTTATTTACATCCTAAGATAATACTGGGTAAAGTAATGTATAAAGATAACTTTATTGAGAGTAAGGGGTTAGTTACGAAGAATAGTAACAATGTAGATGTGGTATTACTATGACTATTTTTAGGATTGGCCAGCGAGTTTTTTTGTGTGACTATCGGTTAGGTTTTGAGCTTCCACCTAATATACATATAACAATTAATTATTCACTTAAAGATAACTTTGTTAATATAGGTTCTTGGATTCATAGTAATTGGTATATACGAGTAATCAAAGTAACATGACTCACTTTAATCTGGGTAGATGTACTCCCGGCTTACAATTATATGATTTCTACTTAGACAAATACATACATAACCCCGTAATATTCTCAGATGGTTTTATGTATTTAAGTTATTGGACGCATACAGAGCCTAAAGCTAGGGTTATAGAGAATCTAAGTGTGTGTAGGAATAAAGTATGACTTATCTTGACTTTAATAAGACTTGGTTTCTAGATCAGGGTTTCTATTATTTTTATATCTTGAGCAAACATCCTAATAATCATACAATACTTAGAATCAACCCTATATATATAGATGTGTTTTTAAATATAAGTGAGAAGCTAGTTTTAGAAGATTATGGGGAGGATTTTTATATAACTTTAACTCCACAATCAAAGGAACTGAAATGAAAACGATCACACAAGCTAAAGTTGATAAGATGCGTGAGGCACAATGGGCTTGGATTAATTCCGGTGGTACTAAGGTCACTAAAGCTGACTTTAGCCACTGTATCTTAGCCGGAGTAGATTTGACTAATTTCCCTTTTAGGGGTGCTGATTTTACCGGCGCGGATTTTACTGATGTTATACTCAAAAGTGGTTATATTGCTAGTGCTAAGTTAGATAACATTACAGGTCTTCCTCAGATTGATCCTAAAGAATTAATTCAGTTATTAATTAATCATACTAATTCTGGTAGGTATAATCAGTGTTGTTGGTTTGGGCCTTCACATTGTTTGGGTGGGGCAGTTAGTCTTGCTTTTAATAACTGTAATCATAATATGGCTTGTTTGATTATTAAACAGGCTCTGCCTGAATTTAATCTGCAGGTATTATATACGTGTACTAAAGAGGCTGCGCTGAAGGAGCTACATCGGGTAGCTATGATTTACGGTGTGAGATTTACTTCTTAAAGGAGATCCAAGATGAACCCTGTTGAAGAGCTTTCTATTGAGTTTGTTGAACACGCTGCTGAGTTGATTCCGCCTGCAACTAAAGCCGCTGAGATCTTTCCGCAGTGGGCTAATTACTCTGTGCAATTAATTGTTATTCTTCCTGCTATTTCTGGTCAGAAGTTACACCCTTTATTGTGTATACCAGAAGGGTATGAATGTTCACATTCTAGATACGTTGGAGGATTTATGCTTGCTCCTAATTGGGGTATGCGTAAAGCTATAACTCTTCCGATTAATCCTAAAAGGGTGTCAACATTTCATTATTCTTCTGAACAAATTGTGGGAATAACTGAAGCTGAGGCTAAAGCTAAAACTTCTAAGCAAATATCGGAGTATTTGCACATCCTCCGTTCTGTAAAGGATTATAACTCTAAGCCGAAGCCAACAATCACAACCTACAGGATTTAAAGGCTGTCTATGACTTATGCGGTAACTTCTTATAGTAATACTATTAAGATTGGTATTGTTTACTTTATATATACTCCGGGAATACCAGAGACTTATTATTATTTAGATAAGTTTATATGTTTTGGATGTATCTATGGATGTCATGTAGTTTGGAAGTTTATATGACGTATTTTATTATTAAGTATTCAATGAAACTTACAGAATGTTCTAGTTATGTTTTAGAGGCGGCGGATTACTGGCAAGGTATTCCTTACACTAATTTATATTTAGATGAGTTTCTTGTAGGCCGATCTTGTCATGCAGGTACAAAATGACACATTTTATAACAGCATTAAAAGATACATATAATATCGTTCTTGGTACAAGGTTAAGAGTTAATCTATTACATGAAACTTATACAAACATGGTTATATTATATCAAGATAAGTTTATTACTAGTAATAATGCTCATGCAGGCACAAATATATTTATTACTACACGGTTATGACTTATATAGTTGTTAGACAACCGGTAGTTCATATTCCTGGTAAATTCCTTAAGGTAAATTTATCTAATAGAAGTTCAATAGCTTATTGTTTTTATTCGGATAGATATATACGTCTATCTGATGTTGTTACATTACAAAATTGTGCAATAGTACATGTGTTTAGGCCATCATGACTTATTTTATTAGCAAGGATAATAGTCCTCGAATACAACTTACTAAGTTTGTTTGGTTAAATTTCGAGTCAAGGTTACCAGGTATAGTATACAAGGACTATTTTATTATACGCAAAGATAGTTTTCGTAAACCATTAGAGTATAAGGTTATCATTTCTCAAGTTGTTCCCATGAAATCGTAAAGGTTTTTCTAGTGTTCAAATTCAAATCCTCCACAAGTCCTCAATATATCACTACCATCAACAAACTCACTATTAGATTTGAGAACTTTGGCACACAAGTATTTAAAGATGGGTTTCTTACAGTTGGCTTTTCGGTTACTCATATCTTTTTACACAACCATATATTTTTGTTATGACTTATTGTTTCTTTGAGACTAAATATTTTGATGATTTTGATATTGTATTAGTTTCCCCACCAGGAAATCTTAAATTATATATAGGTAACTATTATGTTGGGAATTACCGGCAAGATAAACCTCATGATAGGTATGATACTTACATGGGTAAATATATTTACTTGCATAATAGTGCAATACAATTATACGTAAAACGAGGATGGGAATAATGACATACTTTAACTTTCCACCTCCCGGTATTTATTCTAGTAATGATGATGAGACATTTAATATTACCGTAATATATACAGATAGATTTGTAATTATATTTAATTGTGTATATTATAAATCGGCCGCGGTAACAACCTACTTGAAAGTAATTTGAGAATTTAACATGGGACTTTATTTTACAAGTGATCAACATTTTGGTCACAAGAACATCATCACCTATGAGACTAGACCTTGGCGAGATGTTGATGAAATGACAACGGGTTTAATAGCTAATTACAACAGTGTAATTAGTGATGATGATACGGTATATTTTGTAGGGGATTTCACCTTACAATTTAGATATGCCGCCGCAGTATTACCCAAACTAAAAGGTAATAAACAATTATATATGGGTAACCATGATAGTTGTCATCCCGCCTTTAAGTTCAAGGATAAAACTGCTACAGTACAACAGTATTTAGACATTGGCTTTACTAAAGTCGCCTTGTCTAAATCCTTGGTTTTAGCTAATGGTAAACGAGCATTTGTAACACATGTACCTTATGATGATATGAGGTATCCTCACTTTGCTGCCGTCAGAGGAGAAGAGGATATTCTAATCCATGGACATGTGCATAGTGCATGGCGATTAAAATACTATAAGAATATTCCTATGTTTAATGTGGGAGTAGATGTTAATAATTATTTTCCTATTAGTGAAGAAGAGCTTATTAGTACGGTGTGGCCTAGTTAATAGCACAGTTCACATTGTGGAATCCCCTTTCTTTAGGGAGGGGAAGGATGTCAAGTTTAGATGACGGTACATAGGTAAAATATAAATGGAAGTAAAATTAACACCCGGGCAGGTAAAAGCATTAGTAACTTATATTATGTTTACTACTAGTGTAATTCAGTTATTTAAGAAAGATGAATATGTAGAATATGATAGAGTTCGTAGAGTCTATGGCGGCATTGAGAAAATGGTAGCAGATTTACTTGATGTTGAAGTAGAAGTTCAATTAAAACAACTTTTGGGAATTGAAAGAAAGGTGTGAAATGGACACTGTATTTTTATATAGTGCCACTTATTTACCTTTAGGTAAGCTTTCGTGGCGCAGGGCTTTAATGTTATTGTATTCAAATAAAGTTGTAGCATTAAATCCTGGTACTACTGAAGGAATTACTGTTAGAGGTTATAACTATACCTATTTCATTCCTAATAGATTAAGACTTATTAGTAGTAATATGGAGCGGCAATGGAAGATCCCGAAGGTTACCCGCAAAGCGGTTATAAAACGGGATGAAGATACTTGCCAGTACTGCGGAGATAAGAAGTATTTAACAATTGATCACGTTATTCCTACCTCTAGAGGGGGAAGAAATGTGTGGGATAATGTAGTTACTGCTTGTAAATCCTGTAATAATTTTAAAGCAGATAAAACTCCAGAAGAATCCGGAATGAAATTAATGCGTAAACCCGGCCCACCAATGCATCCTATGTTATTACTAGCAAATCAAGAGGAAGTATGACACTTATAGATCAGATTGCAAAGCTTGAAAATGATATAGTACAGTTACAAAATCGTAGTGATCTTGATGCTGGTTATGTAAGTTCATTAACTTGTGAATTGGAAGATGATTTGGCCGCTCTTAAAAGTAAACTACAGCAAGAACAACTATATTCTCCTAAGGTAGAACTATAATGGATAGTCAAACTAAAGCTTTGGAATTAATCCGCCGTGCTTGTGAAGCTGTTATTACATCGGATGATACCGGGTATGAAGATGAGATCTATAATATCTTACATATTTATAGTTTGGTCACTGCTGAAACCCCAACTGAATATGATGTGCTTGAATTAATCGATAATGAAGAATTTATCTTGAGCTGAACAAATGTCAATATTAATTAATAAGAAATGCTTTGCCTCTTCCCAATTTGGTGGAGGTGAACGCTATGTTAAGTTAACTAAATGTAAACAGATTAAAGATAATAAGAATATTATCTATATTGATTTACCACTTCGTAATAGTAATGATGTCATGGAATTATTACTTCTGAGTAATGCCATTGATGAATTCTATGGAGATGAAATGCGTAAGGAATATTTCTTAGGTTATATTCCTTATGGTAGACAAGATAGAATCTGTAGTGAGGGGGAATCCGATTCTCTAAGAGTCTTTGCACAATTATTAAACATGTGTAATTTCAGGAAGATTTACACTATTGATCCACATTCTGATGTAAGTCGTGCAGTTATTAATAAACTAAAAGTTGTTAATAATCATGGCTTAGTATTAGAAGCTTTAGATGATTTTACTGAAGTACAAGAAGATGTTGTTCTGGTATGTCCTGATGCAGGTGCTTCTAAGAAGTTCCCTTCATTAATGACTGCTGTTACACAGAAATATCCTAACATGTCTAAGGATTTTATTGCTTGTAGTAAAGTAAGAAATCCTAATGGCGGGCGGGTAGATAAAGTTACTATTAATAATGGTAATGTGGAAGGTAAATACTGTGTGATTGTAGATGATATTATTGATGGTGGTAGAACCTTTATAGAATTAGCTAAAGAGTTACGTCAAGCTGGTGCTTTAGAAGTATCCTTGATTTGTACTCATGGTATCTTCTCTAAAGGATTTACAGAACTACAAACACATCTTAATAGTATTTATGTTACAGATACTTTCTGTACTCCTGAATTTGTTAAAGATGTTTCTGATTTTGTTGTTTTATTGGATTGGCGGAAGTTTATTACTACAAACGTTATTGAGGTAATTTCATGAATACTCTCTATAGAATTGACGCATATAAAGTTGGACATGGTAACCAATATCCAGATGGTCTTACACAACTCTATAGTTATTTCGCCCCGCGTAAAGCTGCTTATGACAATCAAATAGTTTGGTTTGGCTTACAAGCATTGCTCAAAGAATATCTATGTAAGCCTATTACTAAAGCCATGGTTCGGGAATACCTGGATTTAGTTACTGGAGCTTTAGGTCCCCTGCCTGAAACTACTATTAAACAAATGGAAGCATTGGGTAATTTAGGTTACTGGCCTTTAAAGATTAAAGCGCTACCTGAAGGGGCTGTGGTTGGTAAAGGTACTGCTTGTATGACTATTACTAACACGCTTCCGGAGTTTGCTTGGACGGTAACCTTCTTAGAATCTCTCTTGCTTAAGGTGTGGTTTAGTTCGACTGTTGCTAGTTATAGTGCTCAGTATTATCGTGTAGCTAAACACTTCTCTGATGTTACTTGTGATAATGATCTGCATATGCCTTGGGCTGTGCATGATTTTAGTTATCGCAGTGTAAGTTCTGAGGAATCTGCTGCGCGTGGTGGGGCTGCTCACTTAATTAAGTTCCAAGGTACTGATACTTTACCTGCTATTAAGTTTCTGCAGACTTATTATCCTACTTGTAATCCGAATACTCTTATTGGAGGTTCTGTACCGGCTACTGAACACTCTGTGGCTTGTAGCTATAAGCCTACTGAAGATTCTGTACTCAATGAGTTGGCATACATGAATGCCATGTTAGATAAATATCCTACAGGAGTTTTATCTGTAGTATCTGACACGTATGATTACTACCGCACCCTCACACAGTTATTACCCCGGGTTAAAGAGCGCATCTTAGCCCGAGATGGTAAGTATGTTGTGCGCCCTGATTCTGGAGATCCTGAGACTATTATCTGTGGTGATCCTAATGCTCCTATAGGTAGTCCTGAATACAAAGGTTCTCTGGTACTTCTGGATGAACTCTTTGGTAGTACCTTAAACAGCAAAGGTTATAAAGTACTTAATCCTAAGATTGGTCTCATCTATGGTGATGGGATGTTCTTAGGTAGGTATGAAACTATCTTGGCTCGTATGGAACGTATGGGTTATGCTAGTTCTAATCTTGTTGTAGGTGTTGGTGGTCTGTTAGTTCAGAATCATTCCCGAGATGATGCTGGCTGGGCCTCTAAGGCATCTTTTGCCATTATCAAGGGTGAAATAGTATCTTTACAGAAAGACCCTGCTACAGATCATTCTAAGAAGTCTTACAAAGGATTAATCCAAGTAGTAAAGACTGTTAATGCCGGGTATGTAACTGTAGATGATGTATCTCCAGAAGAAGAACAGTTAGGCGAACTGCAAGTAGTCTTCCAAGATGGCCTGTTATATAAGAACTGGTATCTAGAAGATATTCGTAGCCGCAAAGACTAATACATAAAGAAAGTAGCCGGGATTTAATTCTCGGCTACTATTTTAAGAGGTATAAACTTAAAAGAATTATTGACTAATCTGAGCATAGAAGTTATATAGACTTCCTTTATATAATTCAATAGTAGGTTTGTTAGAACTAATAGGAACAGAAACTAGTAGACCAGAACCAGATGGATCTGTGGTACCAATTTCAGCACCCATAGAATTAAGTAAAGCTACTTGGAAGCCATCAGGAGTAGCATTAGAATTAAACGGCCCGCTATAACTAAATTGGAAACTAAATGTAAGCTTATCTGTAAATGTAACCGGGAAAGTTAGGTTAGCGAAATTACCTAAACGGTTATCATCATTAAGTTTATAAGTATTGGTAGCAGTCTTAGTAACATTACCATCTAATGTAGGAAGAGTATTACAAGAAACACTACTAACAATAACTAAATTAACTCCGGTAGAAGTATCGCCATCGGCAAAGGTAAATCTAATAGCTCCGGTTACTTTAGATAACCCGGGAGTATTAATAGTAACTTTATATACTGGTGAAAGCATTATGATCCTTTAAACAAATATGATTTAAGTATAACACAGAAATCGGAATGGAGGAAAGGTCATGTTGCACTTATTGTTTCGGTCTCAAGTGGTCTTCTAGTAGCTCTCCAGCTCAGAAGACTGCTTGAGTTCATTGTTTAACCGTTCTGTTCAACTAATCAAGGAGAACTTTCATGAATCCACGCAACACTGATTGCCTTTATAATGATGCTGCTAATCTTGGAAATCCTAAACAATATTTAGAGCTACCTCCATCTCTAGTGCCAACCTTATTTGCTAACTTACAAGATGATCTCAATCTTATTATTGAGCAGACTTGTGGAGTTGCTCCTGATATATCTATTGCAGAACTACTGGGTTATGGTTGTGATCTGTGTGACTAAACAAAGGAGGCTTGATGGACAATCAATTGGCTTTGGCTCAATGGTACTTGGAGCAATACGGGGAGTCGTATAAGCTTATGCAGCTCCCTCGGATTAAACAGCTTAGGTTTAGTCATACACAACCAAAGGCTACTTATATAGCCATTTGTGTGGATGATGCTACTCAAGTAGAAAGTATTGAACAACTTCCATTAGAGTTTTATTATCAAATAGAACTCTCTAAGATTGATAAACAGATTATTCTTGATCTATCTATTAAGAAGAATCCTGTTTTACGAGCTGCTAAAGGTGTTAAGAGTTTATTAGGTTATTATAATATTGATGAAACAACTGCAGTATCTGTAGTTGTTTATGCTCAAGATAAATTACAATTAGCTTTTACTATTATGGATTATAACGTATATGGTTACAGCAAAAATATCAACGCCCTTACAGGCAAAGCGAACTTGGACTAATCCTACAGAGAAACAACGTGTAGGATCTACTACTAGTGAATTAGTATTTAATGCTATTCAAGATAATCCTAACTCAAATGCATTGGAATTAAAGAAGTTAACTAAGTCTAAAAATGTATGGGAGATTAGAGGTTTTATTGCAGATCTGGTAGAGAAACATTTAATAGAAGAAACAAGTGAAGATGAGAAAGGTAAACAATATAAGATTAAAGGAACTTAATCATGGATGAGGTTAAATCATTTCTAATAGGTTATTTTACAGAACTGTGGCAAGATAAACCTATGCTAGGACTTATAGCAAGTATTGGTGTATTAAATATTGGTGTTTATTCTTTATTCTATGGCGGGACTAATCTATTAGCATTACTATTTGTATTTACATTTAGTACTGTTATGACCTTAGTAACTTCTATGGCTACTGTGCTTTCTATTTATTACAGCTACGAAGAAGAGGAAGATATACATGAAGACGAATGAATTAGAGTTGTTTGTTGATTATCTTAAAACAGCATATGAAGATGAAGAAGTACTTACTGATTGGGTTTTGGGTTCTCTAACAAGTACTGGAATCAGTTGTATACTTCTAGCAGTATTTACTCCACAAGCACTTACTATAGGTAATATATTAGGTATTGCTGTTGGTGGTCTAATTACTGAAATTGGAAATGATTACTGTCAGTATAGGTTTAATTAACAAGAAGGATTAAATGTCTAAGGTCTTCTGGCTTTTCATCGCCGCGTTAATTGAAGATATAACTACCCAGTTTATTCTTCTGATTAATCTATTAGTATACATACTTATGTATATTAGTTGGGGTTATCAATTCGTAGGCCTGTTGAGTTTCTGCTGGGTTTTGTCTACAAGTTTGGTGTGGGGTTTGTTAGCACTTTGTTATGATTACTTTAAGGAGATTGAATCAAATGAATCAAACGAATAAATATCTCATAGCTCTTAAAGTAGATCTACAAACTCAATGGTGTGTGCTATTGATTCTGATAAATGTTTGTTGTCTGTTTATTATACCCGGCTTGCACAATTTTATTGCGCTATTACTACTTGCATTCTTAACTGAAGAATGTGTTAATGATTTCTTTAGGGATTACTAATGATGAATAAATATCTTACTGCTCTCAAGTCTTATTTACCTACACAAGCTTTTACTGGATTAACTCTTATAAATGTGTTCTGTTTAGTTAGTTCTTTATTTCAACCTTTTGGTGTTATTCAATTAGCTAATCTTGTTAGTACCTTACTGCTTATTATTATAACTGAACGAACTGTTAGTGATTTTAGTAAGGATAAATAAATGGCTTTGACTATAGATTTCCCAGAAGTAAAAGAGATTACTGAAGCTTCTGTATTACCTGAGAATATTAAACGATTCTTCTTACTTAATGATATAACTTCAGTAGGATTTCAACAGCATCAAAGTAATATAGCTATTCCTTATAATAAGTTTTCAGGAACTTATTGTGTGGTTATTGAACTTACAGATGGGGTTAAATTAGCAGATTCAGTTACTATGTTTAATAGTCAAATGGGTTTGTATCAAAGATTGGAAGAAGGTAAGTTAGGATATATTGTCTTAAGTTATCAATCACATTATTACTTATTGGAATTAACATGAAGTTTAATCGCATTGGTTTAGATTTAGATGGTGTTGTAGTAGATTGGAATGCTTTGTGTGCTCAAATAGCTGAGACTTATTTTGGCTATACACATTTTCCTAAAGGTAAAGAAGTTAATAGCTGGCGATTTATGGATACAGTTCCGAAATTTAAAGATATCTGGAAAGCTTTGAATGATAATCCTGAATTGTGGTTACAAGCCCCAGCATTAGTAGATCCTAATCTGATTAACTTATTACCTGTAACTATGTTTATTACTCACCGTCCTATTAGCAGTGAGATTAGTAGACAATGGTTAGATATCTTTAATATTCAGGCAAATGCGCCTGTAATTACTGTTAAGAATAGTAATGATAAGGTTCTCTTCGCAAATAACTTTGATGTATTTGTGGATGATAAACCAGAAACCATTCGGGTATTCCTTATGAATGGACATTATGCTTACCTGATGGATCAGCCGTGGAATAAAGAAGCTACTGATCTAGATGATTATAGACTAACAGATCTGAGTGATTTACTGTAATGTTATTTAAACCTCCAGGAATTCCTGCAGTAGATATTCCTAATTTCTTATTAGAGGATATTGATGCTAGGATTTTAGAAATAGCTACTGAATTAAATATCTCTACAGGATTAGCTAAGCAAGTTCATTTATTACGCGCCGGTGCAAATTATACTGCACAAGCTGAAATAGAATTACTACAAAGTATTACCGGGGAAACTTATGTTTGATGAATATGATAATACAATCAAGCTACCTAATCTAATTGGGTTACCTTGGATTAATGCCAAAGAATTGTGTAAAGAATTGGGAATAACTGTACAAGAATATACTCCACTTACTTGTGATTTCTTACAAGATCGCATTGTAGTTGAATTAGATTCGGATGATATTGTTATTAGACAATGCGTAGGTTAAAGCGATCGCCTGTCACGCGAGAGATCACCGGTTCAAATCCGGTTGGGGCTGTTATTAATTGAGAATTTAAATGCAAGTGACAGTTAGATATAGACCTCCCGGATATTTAAAGACTGATAAGTCTCCTTACGACTGTTTTAAACGTTAAGCTTTTGCTCCATCCGCTAGGTTACAACCTTGGGACTTAGCGGTTTCTTCTTTTCATGGCGCGCCCCAAATCTTGGTGTTAGTAGCTCAGCGGCAGAGCGTTCGCTTCCGATTTGCGAGAGGCGTGGGTTCGAATCCCACCAAACACCCTTACACATTCACAACAAGGAGAGATACGTTTAGTTAAAGTCATGGTGACTGTAGCACAAAGGTAGTGCGTCCGCATGATCCGCGGGAGATATTGGTTCGATTCCTTTCATGTCACCCTTTTAGTTTAATTCATGGCGGTTGTAGCTCAGTGGTAGAGCACCTGTATATAGCACAGGGGGTGTATAGGTTCGACTCCTTTCAACCGCCCTTTCAAACACACAATCTGGAGCTTAAGATGAGTTCTCTTTTTCATGATACCTTAACAGCGAATGGTACACAGTTAAATGATGGTAATGGCCTCTTAATTAATTTAGAAGTTGTTACCGGAGCTGCTTCTAAATGTACTCTTGATAAAGAAATAGCAATCACAAGACTTATTGCTAAACGCTATAATTTATTTATACCAGCAATACTTAAATTGACTGAGGCTGCAGTTAAATTAGTTGCTTCAGGTAATATCGAAGCGGCTGCTGATATTATGGCGTTTGTGAAGGAATTCTATGTAGATGAAGTGGATAGTTAAACTTATGACGTGCTCCCACCGCCAATCCTAACGGGTCTGGCGGGGGCTTCTCCCTATCACTAGAGAGACTTCCTGCTTCATTGGCTGGGCAACCCCTAAGCCTCCACAGGCTGACACCGTGAGTCCCACGGTGCATAGCGCACGTTCTAGGATATTCCGAGCTGCATTCACATCCCGGTCTAGCTCTAGTCCACACTTCGGACATTCATGAGTACGGATGCTGAGGGTCTTAGGAACCTTTGTCCCACACCCTGAGCAATCCTGACTTGTTCCCCAAGGATTGACTTTTATGACTAGCTTGCCGCGTTTTACCGCCACTGCTTCTAGTTTTTGTAGGAACGCTCCCCAAGCTGCATCTAGGATTGACTTAGCTAGCCGGGTTCTAGCCAAACCCTTGATGTTCAGGTCTTCCACCGCTATCAAGTCGTACTTGCTGCACAAGTCATGCGCCGTGTTGTAGTGGAAGTTCTCACGCTGTCTTTGGATGCGTTGATGTACCAGGGCTACCCGTTTCTTCTGCTTTACTGCATTCTTGCTCCCCTTTTGTTGACGGGCTAACTTGCGCTGCTGACGGGCTAAACGCTTCTGAGCCTTGCGGTAGATGTGCTGTATCGCAACTGCATCACCCTCAGAAGTAGTAAGGAACTCCTTTAGCCCAACATCCACACCTACTGCTGTCTTGACCTCCTCACAGGGCATTGGAGCGGGGATGCTCGTATCTTCCAGGCTCAGAGAAACAAACCAACCGTCTACTTTGTGAACCACCGTAGCGGTCTTGATGACAAACCCTTCAGGAATCGGACGATGCAGGATAACGGGCATCACACCGATTTTAGAGAACTTTATCACCTCACCTAAGAGATGCACCCCGGCTTTAGGGCAGTTCACACGGGGGAAAGTAAAAGAACGAAGCTCATCAGTTTTCTTGAACTGGGGTCGTCCTGCTCTCTTCCCTGTGGCATCAGGTTTAGTCCACCTATCCCAAGCCTTATCCAAGCGGATGAGGTTCTGTTGCTGCACCTCTAGGTAAATATCCTTGTACTCGGGGAATAGAGCCTTGGTTTGCTTTAGGTCTCTAGCCTGAGTGTAGTAGTTGGGTCGTTCCGGAATCTCACCAATCGGGCAACTACGCAAGGAACAACGGTCAATCGGGCTACGGGTACGACGTAGGTAGTCCAAACGCTGACCTAGTGCATAATTCCAGTGCTGACGTAAAAGCTCTAGCCAGTGAAGCATCAAGGCTTCCTGTTCTGGTGAGGGCTTAATTCGGTACTGGTGAGTAAGACGCACGGAGCAAGACTTGAATGACTACCTCTTTATTATACCAAGAGACTCTTGGTATAATAAAGAGGTAAAGGAAAGCGGCTCACCTACCAAAGTACACCGCTCTCCAATTACACAAACTATAGGTGATCAATGAATGTTTTAGAAGCGGCTATACAATTAAAAGCTATATTAGGTTGTACTATTATGCGTGCTGTTCAATACTTACAAGAGATCAAACCTTAGGAGGTCTTATGAATAAATTAAGTTTATTAATTGAACAAGAGTTGATAGGTGTTAGTCAGGAAGAATTAAATTCTTTTAGATTCTGAGATTCAACAGCGCTGTAAAGATATGTTATAATAAAAGTATAGGGAAAGCTGGCAGAGCATGGCCGATTGCAACATTCTACTAAAGTGTCGGGGCCGAGAGGCTCCCCTGGGTTCGAATCCCAGGCTTTCCTTTGGTGATTGGGGAGTTATCAGATCTGGGATCTGCACCGCCTTGAAAGCGGATGGAGCGCGGAAGCGCTTGGAGTTCGATTCTACCAGCTCCCCGTAGATTAATTTAACTTTGGGGCATGGGACTGCTAGGAGTGGTCGTCTGACTTGCAATCAGAATTTCAGATGAGTTCGATTCTCATATGTTCCAGTTACATACAGGATAAGTGAATGAAAGTAAGAATTAGTAGCCGACTACTTGCTGATGAACCTATGGATAATAATTCATATATTGTGATCAGTATTACAGGGCATGAAGATAACTATGATGCCGGATTTGCATTAACTCCTGATCAAAGTTCTAAGTGTAAAGGTGTACTTAAATTACGCTTTGATGATATTACAGAAGATATAGGTACATATCTCAAAGCAATTACTAAAGAACAAGCTTTACTTATTAGAGCTTTTATTAATTGCCATAAAGATACTGTAGATTATTTATTAGTTAATTGTGAGGCAGGTATAAGTAGATCAGCAGCTATTGCTGCGGCGGCTTTATATTTGGATGGACAAGATCCTAATATAATCTTTAATGATCCTAATTATATTCCCAATACCACGGTGTATAAAAGGGTTACAGGTATTTGGGATTACTGGGAAACTACTTAAAGGATAATTACATGGAATACTTTCTAGATTCATCTCCTACTGATCTTCAGGGTATTAGAGCAGAAGAGACTTCTAAGTTTACTCTGGAAGAACTTGGTATAAGGTTTCTGCAAAGAATTTTGGCTACTTCTTCTGAAGAACAAATAGGTAATCAGCTTAAAGTTCTAAAGGATGTTTATGGCATGTCTGAAGAAATAATTCTAGAAGTTGTAGAGAAGTTTAATAGTGGAGTTGATGTGCAATCATGATGATGTATCCAGTTTTTGATCAATCACCATTAAAAGTTTGTGAGCGGTTTGCCCAAGTTCATAATCATTATAGTGCTTGCACTTAGGGTCAGGTAGTTCATATGATATAAAACCTTAGGAGTTCTTATGACTGAAATAGAAAGGTCTTTGCTATTCTTTATAGCAGATGCAATTGCTGCAGTGGATATTAAAGATATTCCTGGTGTTTTATCTGTTATAGATGGAACTAATATGTCTAGTCGCTTTATTACTGAACTGGATATCTTGCGTAATAGTTCTGATCCTAGAGATGCTGCACAAGATATGCGATGTAGACTTCGTTAACCACTTGGAGAAATTAGATGAGTGATGTAATTGCTAATTTGATAGAGGCATTACCTGAAGTAATTATGCAACCTATTGCTGCAACTGAAGCACAATTAAATACCCTTTTAGATAATGAAAGGTATTCTGATGATAGTTACGATTTTAGAGAAGCTCTTATCAAAGAAGGTCAATATGTTATTCATCGGTTGTTTGCTTGTTATCATTGGCCACATTCCAACTGTGATTGGGCTGCTATAGTATCCAAAGCTGGTAAGTATTAGATGTACTGAATTAAAGCAAACAATATATTATATATATATTATAATTATCGGCCAAGTTACGAGGCAGTAACTTGGCTACTCCCACCCCTTTTTGGAAATATAAGATGTTCATTGATTACAATTTACTCATAGCCAACTGTGAGTATGAAGAGACTGCAGAAGCCTTCTTTAATGCTTTGGATAATCGATTGGATAAGGTTTCTGTAGAAGCAATCAAACAGTTTATTAGTTTTAGAAAGAGTGAAATGATTGATCCCGACTGTAAATTATATTCGCGTAACCCTTTGAAGAGCATGGCTAATAATAATATCAACAGACGTTTAATAAAGATGGCACAATATGTACTTGACGAAATCGCAGAGAGCAAAACTAAATCTGAACAATCTGTACAAAGTATTATCAACTAATCCTTTTAATCAAACTCCAAAGGAGACTTCATGCAAGACTTCCTAAACTTCCTGTATCAGTATAGTGCTGTAGATATGTCTCCTATCCTTCGGAGAGCCGGTAGTGGAAATTATACTGCTGAAGATTTAATTGCATTAGAACAACATCGTGATGTGTATGATGCTAATCTTGGTGTAGCTGATACCGAATCACAACGAGCTTTATATACTAAGCTAGTTACTGCTATTGATAAACTACTTGATACTTGGTATTATCCTAACAGTCTTGCTGTACAATTAGCTTCTATTGAATCAACTATATTTAATAAGTTAATTCTAGTTAGTATTGGTAGAGTTATTAAAGGCCAGATGACTATTCGAGTTGATGAAACTCAGATCTTAACTCAGGTTTATATCAGAGAAACAGATGATATGAGTCCTAATCAATTAGCTTTTCAATATAAAGCTCATGAATTAAAAGATTATCTTCCTAATGATCCAATCTTTAGACCTTATACTTTTATTATTCTGGATGCTTTAGTCAGCAGATTTCCCGAATATGATATTGTAGAATATGAAGCTAATGGATTTGAATTATTTAGAGAATGATAACTTAGGTTCAGGGGATTTGCTGGAGCGAGCTGTATGTTGCCCTATGGGTGGCTATGAGGGGCAGCTCGTTCCCGCAAGTCTCTGGAGGACTTGAGTGTTGGATATGGGAGTGTGGTGAAATTGGGAAACACAGCGGATTTAAGCTCCGCCGCTTCGGCTTAAGAGTTCAAGTCTCTTCACTCCTATTAAAATTAATAACCACAGGTTTGAAACCATAACAGAGGACTCAACAATGGCTATCAGAATTACCCCCGGGGATATTTCCTGGCGGCGGGATGTTACTTGTGATAATTGTAAAGCTGTCTGGGATTTGGATATAGAAGACGTTCAGGCAGATTACTTTGAGCCGACGTTTTATGATAAGGGAATTCCAAAAGCTTATTTTACTTGTCCGGATTGTTTGGCTGATACCATATTACAAAATGCCCCCCAGACTACAATTAGTAAGTTAACTAAGATAAACGATAACAAAGGATAAATATGTTTAAGAAACTTTTAGCAGCTACATAAAACAAATGAAACCTTTTATTCATGCAGATATTTCAGTTAAGAAGTTCGGTGGTAAATCAGAAGACTACCAAGATATACATGACTTCTTAGACTTCTCTAAAGCCGGTCATCCTGATATGCGCCATCGTGCAGTTACACATCATTCTATTGGTTGCTATTTAGTTGAATTAGCTTTTGGAGTAACTAGAATTAATTCTGATAATAAAGTATATTCTCCTAGAGATGTAGCTGAACAACATATCTTAGATGATTTGGGATGTATTCCTACTCTGAGTCAATGGTTAGATCTTATGCCATTGGAATCTTGGATGGGGCAACCTATTATTCGTTCTCGTACAGTTAGCCTTAAGGATTAATATGAATATAATTAATACTGATACTCAAATAGAAAATATAAAAGAACAAGTAAATACATTTAAATTTACCTTTAAAGAATTAGTTACTAAGATATTTGATCAAAGTGAACAGGTTACCGGCATTACATGGCAGGGTTATACTCCCAGCTATTGTGATGGAGAGGTTTGTAGCTTTGCAATATATTCTATGGAAATGATACCTGATCCTTATTATTTAGAGGTTACGGATTATAAGAATCTTATTCAACCATTATTATATGATCTGGAAAACTTCCTATATGCTAATTCAGGAATCCTACAAATGCTTTGTGGAGAGAATCATAGCGCAATTATTAATCGGGCAACCCCTGATGAAATTACTATAGAAGAATATAATGAATATTAATACAGCAGTAGATCAAGTAGAAGAACATATTAATAGTTTAAAGTTAAAGCTAGATAGATTTAAAGTTGAATTAAGAGCCGAACTTAATAAGATCTTTGATGAGAATCCTCAGGTTATTTCTATTGGTTGGCAAGGAGGAGTTCCTTATTTTAATGATGGAAGTAGATGTCTTTTTGGTATCTATGATGTTATCTTTGAAGTAACTTCTGATGACGATACTGTAGTAGAACAAAGTCTTTACGGAGATGAACCTGTTATATTTGATGAGGATGGTAATATATTAAATGACCTTTGTAGTTTTTTAGCAGATAATAAAGACATTATAGAGATTATGTTTGATGATTCCCATCAAACAAAGATTACTAGAAATAATAGAGAAGAAGTTATAGTAGAAGATTTTTATCCAGATAATTAATTAATATATAAGGAATTTATTATGGCAGTATTAACGCCGCTTGAAGTTTTAACAGAGAATAGTAAGAAATTAGCAGCAGAAATTAATACACAATTACTTGCTTATTGGGGAAGTAATCCAATAACAGTTATTACTAATGTTTATCCTGAAGATGTTATAGATTTTACTAAAAGAATGATAAGTGGTTGGGATGTTACTATACAGTATCTTCCCTTAAATCCTAAGAATGTTAAATCAACTGATCGTTATGTTGCACCTCGGATTAAATGGCTCTTTAGTGCACAATCCCGAGTAGGTAGAAGTCAAAGTGAATACAATATTATCACCTGATGAACTTGCTCAAGCTAGAGACTAATTCAACCACACCTTTCTTCGGAGGTTCTTATAACCCTTGGGAATGGGTGCAAGCCCCGCCATTTATGGCGGCTTTATCCTCCTATATGCTAGGATAATATCATGCTCGGCTAAAACTGAATATCATTTTATATTCTCAAAGGATTTACTATGTCTGTGATTGTTGTTGATACTGAAATGTATAATAGAGTTTTAACGCGGCGTAAAACTGCTAAGATTTCTCCTGATACTCATGAAGCATTATTTGTAGGACCGGCTATAGTTAAAGATCTTCAATCAGCTAATCCAGAACTAGATGTAGTTATCTCTAATGCTTATACAAAGCTATTTGCAGATATTACTTTAGAAGAAGTACAAGCTAATGGCTTTGATACTAAAGAACAATACTTTCAACAAGCTGCTAGATTCTATCCTGTATTTAAAGATCCTAAACCAGATTTAGTTGTTAAGGTTGAAAGGTTTACTTTGGTTGATTAACCTCAGGAGTTCGTCATGATAACCATTCCATTTCCACTTCATGTTAAAGTTGCTGAAGAGATTCGTGAAGGAATTAAGAATGATTGTGGTAGGTGTCCTATATCCTTAGCAATCCAGAAGCTTGTGCCAGCAATTTATAAGGTTAATGTTCATCATAATCTTCTAGTTATTGCCTTATCATTTACTGAGGAACTTAGAATCAAACTTCCTGCAGATGCTATTAACTTCATTCAAAGATTTGATGATGACCAGCAAGTTCTGCCTATAGAATTTATGTTATATGAGTCAGATATTATGATTCCTCAAGCGGAGATAGCATGATAACAACTCTACTTAGTGTGCTCGCTTTCTTACTAGGCTTATGGTTATTTCTTAAAGTTGGGTTGGCCTGTTTAGTTTTATTACTAACTATTCCTATAGCATTAATAGCTTTATTTATAGAGTTTATAATTGGTATTGGATGAGCGCTTTGGTTCTGGCTTGATGCGATGTTTGATAACAACTCTTGGAAGTAATCTATGCAAGGTCTCTGGTTGGGGTTACTTGGTTTGGTTATTGGCGTCGTGAGTTGGTTGGTAATTACAGATAAGATTCAAGTGGAGGATTAAAGTATGAGTTTAGATTTATGGGGAGAATTACCCTCTGTTCAAGTAGATATTAATAGTGACTATCCACTTACTATTCTAAAACAACAGGCAAGATTACTAACAGAGAAGACTTTTAACAATGCCTGAGGTTTATGTGATTCGTCTTTGGCGACTTTCTTTATGCTTTACTTCCTTTCCTACTAAGGAAGATGTGATTAAAGTATTAGAGGAAATGGCAGATGAGCCAAGCTTTAGAGGGCGTGGTATGGTCTATTGGATTAACTTTCTTAAGATCATGACAGAGCCTTGGCTGGTAGAAGTTCCAGGAACTAACTTATGGCAGGTTGATCTTCCTCCCTACGACTCAATCCGAATTGAGAAGTTACAAGTCTGGAACATTTCTAACAGTATCCAGATCAATCTATAGATATACAAGAGGTTATGGATTGGCAATGTAGATTATGTTCCCCTGCACAAGGTTGTATGTGGCCTTCTGCTTGTATTTATCACAAGAACACCCACTTTCAAAAAGCGCTGGCTAATGTGGATAAGCATGTTAAAGCTGAATTAGCTAAGCAGAATTGTGCTGACGAAGTTGTTACTTACAATCCTTAAAGGAGTTCTTCATGAGTGTGTTTAAGGTTACGGTTGGTGAGCATGTGTTTCATTTAGGTCATGCCCCTGATCAAGAAGACTTCTTGGCATACCTGCAGAAGTATGGAGTAAAGCTTGCTCCTACTGTACTTCCTAAGGTTGAAGAAGTCACCAACTCCACTTGTACTACGTGCAATCCTGAATTGGGTTGCCGCTTTCCAGAAGCGTGTCCTTGTAATAATGATCCATATCTACAGGCCGCTTTAGCTAATGTGGATCGGATTGTTGAACAGGAATTGGCTAAGCAGAATCAGGCAGATGAAGTGGTTCATGTTTATTAATTAATGTGTTATAATAGTAATAATTATATACGCCGCGGTGGCGCAATAGTAGCGCAAATAATTTGTAATTATTAGGTTATCGGTGCAAGTCTCGATTCGCGGCTCTTGATTATCTTTGAACTGTGATGTATACTTAAAGAGTATAGTATTACAGTTCAAAGGTATAATTATTATGAATCACTCGGAAGCGGGTAAACTAGGTGCGGCTAAATCAAAAGAGACCTCCACTAGACAAAAACAGGAAAGGATAGATTTATATAATCTTAATCCTACTCTTTGTAAGAATTGTGACGGTGCTCTTACATATGAGCAAAGACATAATAAGTTCTGTAATAGATCATGTGCAGCTACAATTAATAATAATGGTGTAAGAAAACATGGTCAAGATCCTGGTTTATGTCCGGTCTGTTCTAAACCTAAACCTAGACAGGCAAGTAAGTATTGTGGTGTGGAGTGTTATAAGCTAAGTAATTTAAATAAAGGTATAGCTAAGATTAATAATCCTGCAGATAATACTAAAATTATGTGCAATGAGACAATTAGAAAGTACCTCATCCTACAACTTGGTAATAAATGCCAAAGGTGTGGATGGTGTGAAGTTAATCCTACTAGTGGTAAAGTGCCTATTGAACTAGAACATATAGATGGTAATAGTACTAATAATGATCTCTCTAACTTAACTTTATTATGTCCTAATTGTCACTCATTAACATCAACCTATAAAGCTTTAAATGTGGGCAATGGTAGACATAGTAGAAGACAAAGATATAGAGATGGTAAGAGCTTTTAAATAAACATATTATATTAAATAAATTATAGATGACAATCATAAAAGAATGGCCTGTTTTACATGCCAATACAAAGTTAGGTAAATTAAAGTATTGGTTAGTTGAAGTTAGTGATGATGGTTGTACCCATGTTAGCTATTGGCAACAAGATGGTAAAGTACAAACTAAAGTCACACAACGTAAAGGTAAAAATATAGGTAAGAAGAATGCTACTACTCCAGTAGAACAAGCTCTTAAAGAAGCTGAATCTATGTGGCTAGAGCAAAGACAAAGTGGATATGTTGCCGAAGGCGAAGTATCTACTATTAAACCTTTACCTATGAAAGCGCAGACATATGCTTATGGAGATAAACTTCCTGAGTATGTGTATACGCAACCTAAATATAATGGATTAAGAATGTGCTGGTCTAAATCTTTAGGAGCTTACTCTAAGAAAGGTTTGGAATTCGGCGCTATTAAATTAGATATAGATACTGATTATATTCTGGATGGGGAGATTAAACTCCCACCTCCATATACATTTCAAGATACTGTTTCTGCTGTTAAAGCTTATAAAGAAACTACACCTTTATTAATCTATACTATATATGATTTAGTTATTCCAAACATTTCATACACGGATAGATTAGCAGAGCTACAAGCGGTATATGAAGCTAATAAACATCTGGGTAATTTAGAATTAATAGAAACTAATATAGCTAGATCTATAGAAGATATTAAAGCACAGTTCAATAAATATGTTGGTCAAGGTCATGAAGGAATCATGATTAGAATTCCTGATGGCTTTTATGAATGTGGTTATAGATCTAAATACTTATTAAAGTATAAGGACTTTTTAGATAAGGAGTTTGAGATTATAGATGTGGTTGAGTGTGATAATGCCCCTGGTTTAGGTAAGTTTAAATGCTTAATTCCTAATCCGGAAGATGACACTATTCCGCCGCGTATCTGTGATGTAACTCCTGAAGGTCCTATTGAACTAAAACAAAAGTATTTATTAGAGCGCAAAGCTTTAATAGGTAAAATGCTTACGGTCAAATTCCAGGCTTATACAGATGATTTCTCTTTACAATTCTGTACTGGTATTTCTGTAAGAGAGTATGAGTAGTAATAATATAAGGATGTCAACTACCCAACGCTAAATCAGAAGACTGATTATAGCGTGGGCTTGCAACACTGAAGGCAAGACTAAACAGTTGAATAGCCCATAGAGCTATGTAGCCTTACACTCCCTTCTGTGCCACCTAAGCAGAAGTTCCCAGTTTGACTCAATCAGTTGTTGAGAATCGGACTACATAGTGGGCGAGAGGTAGTCGAAAGACAAATACATTTATGGATTATCTCCAATCATGTTAAACAAAAGAGTAGCGGTATTAAGTGTAGACGGAAACCCTCTAATGCCAACTAAGGCATCTAGGGCGAGAAGGTGGCTAGCAGAGGGAAAAGCAAAGGTAGTGCATAACGACCTAAGCATCTTCCAAATTCAGCTAACTCAATCTTCGGGTAATCAGTTACAAGACATGGCACTAGGAGTAGACCCAGGCAGTAGTTTTACAGGGTTAGCCGTACAATCCAAGCACGAAACCTTAGTGGGACTCAACCTAAATCTACCCCGCAAGGAAGTGTCAAGGCGAATGAGTGAAAGGGCTGTACTGCGTCGAACTCGCAGGGGTAGACGCATCAAGCGTAATCTTCCATTCAAGTTACGCAACCATAGGCAGAAACGATTTAATAATCGTAGACAGTCAAAGATTCCGCCTAGCATTCTGGCTTCTAAACAGCTAGAATTACGGGTAATCAAAGAACTGTTTGCCATTTATCCAATCAGCCATGTGTATGTAGAGATGCTGAATAAGTCTTACAGTCCAGCTTTTTCAAGAGCCGCACAAGGACAGAATTGGTTAGTTTCAGTATTAAATCAATTTACGAAGGTGCATTTGGTGAAAGGGTATGAGACTTCTAATACACGGCAATATCTTGGTTTAGTTAAGTCAAAGAACAAAGCCGAACAGTCTCCTACTGCTCATGCTAATGATGGTGTTAGCTTAGCAGCTAGACATTTCATTAGGTACACAGTTTCAAATCTAACTAACAGTGCTGACTGGATAGGAGAAGTTAAGGTAACTAACTTTAATTTCCTGGTGCTATCTAGACTAGGTAATCGACCTAGAAAGATGCACGACCTAACTGTTAACAAAGGTGGTAGACGCGATAGTTATGGAGGATTTGAATCTACCCATCCATACAGAAACGGAGACAAGGTTGAGTATCGCACTAAGAAACTTCACTTAATTGGGATTGTTTCTGCTTGCGACCTCTATCAAATATTTCCGAAACGTCAAAGACTTAAGCAGGGCATTACTGCTAAAAATACGAGACTTATTTCTCGTTCTTGCAATTTATTAGTAAACCATACAAGGAGGACTGCGTTTCCTCCCGACACTGACCTGACTACAGGTACAGTGCGGGTCTCCACGCAGAATTTTAGATGAATTTAACAGAATTAAATATTAATGTAGTATGGCCTCCTAAAGGTCTAACTAAAGTACCAGATAAAGTATATACACATACAGCTATTATTTCTAAAGACTTTACAGATGCAGAAGATGCTTGGGGATTTGTTGATGATATAAAAGCTATCCCTACTATATTAGAAGCAAAGGGCGACTTTAAGAACTTTGAAGTTGTTTGTAGAGTAATAGTAGATATAACTAAGAAAGATACTAATAAAGAAGCCTCACAGACACCATTTAATGCGGCTCTTCTGAGTGTATTAGAGGATTATGAAAATACTGGTTATCTTGCTGATTTTAATTATATTATAGAGGAATAATTATTATGCCCGAGATTAAAATTAATATAGTGCGGCCATCTAAAGCTTTAATAGTGGCTCCAGTAACTAAACCTGTAGTGTCTGAGAAAGAAGATGATGACTATGATACTCAATTAAGTAAATATACATTTACTATTTCATATGAAGCTACTGAATCTCAACAAGAGTCTATGCTTGAACAAATAGAACAACTTGAATGTTACTATGAAGAATTTATAAGTTCTGGTTGGACTGTTGAAAAGTTAGATAAGTATATTGATGAAGATGATGAAGAAGATTAACTAAAAGGAATTGAAAATGAGCCGTCGTAAATTACTGATTAGAGACAAATTTCATAATGCTTCTTGGGCAGGTGTTAATCAAGTAGGAGCACATAGTAGCTCCGGTTTTATTATGCCGTCTAATTTAACCTTTAATGATTTCTTAGCGCAGATTAGTCCTAAGAAAGTAAGTATGGCTGATATTATTACGACTAAGACGGGCAAGACTCGGCGGTTTACTGCTGATGGAAAGGTCGCTGCCCCGCTTAGGAATAATATTATTAGTTGTCCTATTAGTAATAAGACATTTAGTTCTTGGAAACAAGCGTTGAATAAGAAAGATAAACGATAATAAATGTGCCGGTTTTCTTTTGGTGCGGAATATAAATTACAGTTGGGGCCGGTGCTATTTGTGTACCGGCTTCATGGTAAGAAGTTTGAATATAATAAACATAGAAATACTAATAGATATAAACATTGGAATGAAGTTTACAAAGATGAGTTTGTTGTCGCCGTTGAATGATGAGGAATTGTGTTCACAGATCTAACGCCTTTAAAATCGATTTACCTTTACCTGTTTAATAATCATGATCAAACCCCTGATCAGATTGCCGCTGGTTTACAAATGTCTAAACGTACCGTTAACAATCAGTTAATGGAATTGCGGAATTGGAATTTGGTAGAGGTTACTAATGGTAGCTGGAACTGTATTCAGGACTCAGATACTATTACAGAAGAAGAAGCTTTAGATATCTTTGCACACTTGGTTGATGAAGGTTTTGAACACTTAGCTAGTTGATCCTCTTGTTAAATGCTATAATATATCTAATAAATATTTAGGTATGTTATATGACATTATTAGTTAACTTATTTGCTGGCCCGGGTACAGGTAAATCTACAATGGCGGCAGAACTTTTTGCTGCGATTAAAAAGCAACATATAAACTGTGAATTAATTACAGAAGTTCCTAAAGATTATGTTTGGGATGGAGCTTTAGATCTACTTAATAATCAAGTATTAATCTTAGGGAATCAGTATCATAGAATCTTTAGAGTATTAGATAAAGTAGAGATTGCTATTATAGATAGCTCTATACTTTATGGATTAGTTTATAAGTCCCCTAAGTTACCTAAAAGCTTTGATGCATTTGTATTAGATCTATTTAATTTACATGATAATTGTAACTTCTATATTAATAGAACTGACTTCGGAGTTTATCAACAAGAAGGTAGAGTTCAATCTCTTACAGAAGCTATACAAAAGGATAAAGAAATTAAAGATATGTTAGATACACATAATATAAAATATAATACTATTCCTGCTTTCTATACTCCTATTCCGGAAGTATTAAAGGCTTATCAGGAATTGAAAGAATAATAATATATGAGTCAGGAATTTATAAATAAGTTTAAAGATTTATTAAATCAATATGATGTTATTGTGGATAGTACCGCGCCGCTATACTTTGTGTTTCATCCTCAAGTAGCGGTGCTTACTGAAGAACAGTATGTTAGGTTTAAGATGGAACCTACAGGTAAGTTAATATTAGATAGAAATATAGAGGATATATAAAAGTTATGCTATTAACAGCTACGAATAATAAATTAGATAGTAATTTTATTCCAGCGCAATCATTAGATTTTGGTATTGATGAGAACTCTTTTGAAGTTATTATTGATATTCTTAGAAATAAACTATATGAATTTAAAATCAGAACTCTTGTTCAAGAATATATGTGTAATGCTAGAGATGCACATAGAGAGATTAATCAAACTAAACCTATAGAAGTTACTGCTCCTACGGTATTTGAACCTACTTTTACTGTTAAAGATTATGGCCCCGGATTATCTCCTGAAAGAGTTAAAGAAGTCTTTGTAAAGTATTGTGCTTCTACTAAACGCGGAAGTAATAATGAAACTGGTGGATATGGAATTGGTTCTAAATCAGCATGGGCTTATACAAGCGCTTTTGTAATTATTACCAGATATCTAAACCAAAAGTATACTTATTATGCACATCTTGGTGATACTAATATCGGGCAACTTGATTTAGTATCTTGTGAGTATACTAATGAACCTAATGGAACTGAAGTTCAAATTGCTGTGGCTAATAGTGACATCAAAGAATTCACTATGGCTATTACAAGAGCTTGTATTCTTTGGGATAAGCAGGAACAACCCAAGTTAAATAATATTAACGTTGAGAAAGTTACTGGGTTTACTGTACATAATTTATTATTAACAGCTTCTAAGAGTTCTTTATTTGCTATAGTTAATCCTACTATAGTTAATGATAATAGTTATTATGGTAGACAAGGCAGAATAGATGCTCCTATTGTATTAGTTATTGATGGTATTATCTATCCTATTACTTCAGAACTTGAAGATAAGATTCCTGAAGTACATACATTAAGAAATTACTTTAAGAAAGAAAGACAGCTCTTTATAAAAATTCCTACAGGTTTAATTGTATTAGGCCCCGGTAGAGAAAAGATAGATGACTCTACTAATAACCGAAATGTTATTACTAAAATAGCTACTAACACTATGGCGTTTATTACATCTTATTGTACTGAACAGATAAATAAGTGTGCTACTTTAAGAGAAGCTGTATTAACTTGCAATAGTTTATTTACAGAATTTGTAATGCCTCCGGTTACTTTCAAGGGGTTTACCTTTAGTCAGGAAGCTATTATTTTACCTAAAGATTCTCACGTATTTGTAACTGAATATAGTATCGAAGTTACTAACAGCGGGACTAGGAATTTAGTAAAGAACTCTGGAGTTAGACTTTCCCCACAAATAATTGCTCATGCTTTTACTACTGAAGATGAAAGCGCTATTAAAATGAATTCCAGAATTAGGAATTACTTTAATAGTACTGAAGCAGACTCAGTATATATTCTTGATGGTAATTATGCTCAGACTTTTGCAGAAGCTTTTGAAATACCCAGTTTACAAACTATAGAATATATCCCGGTAGTAAGAAGTAAAAGGGCTGCTGAGTTGGTAGATTACTCTGAGCAGAACTTTATATGTAAACTAACTAATATTTGGGGTAAAAAGACCCGCTCTTTAAAATCTATACAAAAAGACCATCCGAATAAGACTATTGTTTATATGTCTGGGTATAATGGTTGTGATGTGGGAGATTATTTTGGTGGTACTGATCCTGAATATTTCTTTATAGAAGTTTCTAAAGAAGTTGCTAAGACTCTTATTCCTACAGATAAGTTTATCCCGTTTGAAACCTGGAAAGAATCCTTTAAGATTAGAGACCTTGATATAATTTGTCTGGTTAATAATACAATATCTAACACTTTCCGACACAAACTTAACTCAGGACTAAATTTACTTGGGCAGAATCCACAAATTCTTAGTAAAGTTAAAGATCCTTTATTACAAAGAACTCCTGAACTAATTGAGTATAGATGTTATGTACCTAACTTAATTAAAGAATTTCCAGATGTAATTAAAGATGAAAGATATATTAAAGGGATTGAATTTCTTAATAGCTATGAAGAAAGAATTAATAAGTATTATACTTTGTTGGAGGCTATTAGGTGTTATAATATCCAACAATTAGACGATGTTATAGACTATTTTAATTATGTATATGAGACTAAAGTTTTAAAGGATATTAATTAATGAAATTAAAATATGCTTCTATTGATATAGAAACCTCATCTATAGAACCAGAATGGGGTCTTCTATTAGAATTGGGAATTGTAGTAGATAATAATAAAGATATAGCAGTAGCAGAACTTCCCACATACAGATTTATATTCTTATATAAAACTATTATTGGGCAATCTTATGCTCTTAATTTAAATAAAGAACTAATTGAACATATTGAATATGTAGTTCAAGGAGGTGCATTACTTCCCAATGTTATATATGTTAATATGGATGTAGATACATTTAAACTAGTTGATCCTAATGTTATTACTAGACAAGAAGTAAAGAACTATATTGCTCTAAAATTATCTAAAGATTTAGGTGGAACTAAATTTAATGTAGCTGGTAAGAATGTAGCAGGGTTTGATTTACCTTGGCTAAAAGCTAAACTAAATGATAACTTTGATATGTTTAGACGTAGAGTAATGGATCCTGCACCTTATTTTGTATTACCAGATGATGAATTCCTGCCTAGCCTACAAACTTGTTTAGATAGAGCAGGCACACAGAAATCTGTGGAACATACAGCGGTTGCAGATGCACAAGATGTAGCTAGTTTATTAAGAATTGGTCTAACTAAACACTGGAGTATATAAATATGGTAAATTATATGATTACTAATAGTAGTATCATCCTTAACTATGATGGTAAAACTGTTAGCTTAACTAAAGGTGATAATAGATATGCTTCTGTATATGAAGCTATTAAGAATAAAGAGTTAGATAAGATTCCTGGATTATTAAATGTTGTAGAACAATTAGAACAACAAGGTATTGTAGTTACAGATGGTAAAATCTTTACTAAAGCTGGTGAGGAAATTCCTACAGCATTACACGATAGAATCTTAGCTTTCTATAGAGAAGGATTACCTTTTGATAATCTATTATTATTCTGGGATAACTTAAAGAAGAATCCTAGTTATAATTCTAGACAACAACTATTTACATTCCTTGAGCAGAATGGGCACCCCTTAACAGAAGATGGTTGCTTCATTGCTTATAGAGGGGTTACTAAAGAGTTTAAAGATCGTCATACACACACCTTTGATAATTCTGTGGGTGCAGTTTGTGCAATGCCCAGATCAGAAGTAGATGATAATCCTAATCGTACTTGTTCTAAAGGGCTTCACGTAGCTGCTTATGAATATGCACATAACTTTGCTTCAGATGGTTATACTATGGAAGTTAAAGTTAATCCTAAAGATGTAGTAGCAGTACCTACAGATTATAACGGGCAGAAGATGCGCGTGTGTAGGTTTGAAGTGGTTGCGATTTGTGAACGCCCTCGTTTGGATGAAACCCTGTATGAAAGACCTAATCGGTTTAGTGGTGACTTTGATGAGATGGAAGATGAGGATGTGGATGACACCGCGTACTTTGAAGAAGTGGATGCAATAATTGCAGAATTAGTGCAGAAATACAATAGCAATGATTATCCGGCGGAAAAGCTGGCGCAATATGTTTATTATGATCCTAAGAATATAGAAGATTGGGATTATGTTTTAGATAAAGTGCGAGAGTTAGTTGGCCCATTTAAAGATAAGTATCATACGATTGGTTAAATAAATGTTATTCAAGTTTAAGAATGATCTCTTCGTAAATAGCATGAAGATTGAAAAGCTTAGTTATGAAGTTACTACTCGGGTTATATTGTACCTGCAGTATATTCCCGAGCAGTATAACTTTCATTATAATTATGCATTACCCGGATTCAATTGGTTATCTACTGTATGTGGTGACTCAGAAGCACAAGAGAATCCAGAAATATTATGGCATCGTTATATGTCTGATAGTAATAAACTATTAGATATATTAGCTAAGTTTTCCCAAGCAGGTAAACCTAAGCTAACTAAATTAGGATTGCCTTGTTGGATGCAAGATCGCCCCGGTTATGGGAATTCGCGTACTGGGGAGTTCTTATTATTTGATGATGATTCCTGGGTTTCTGCTTTTAAAGATTCTGAGGAATCTGAAGATCAATATGTCTATGTTTATATTCAAACTCCTAACGTACATGCGAAAACATGGAGAGTTTATCTGGGCGGTTTAGATGACTGGAGTTATAGTCTGGAAGTTGCTACTGAAGAAGAAGCTATTAAAGAATTAACTTGGTTAAGAGAACACCAACCATTAAACCTAGAAGATGATATAATAGGTAGAGGTTTAGAATTTACTAATTAAAGTTTTCACCACGTTACCTCCATGCAATTCAATTACTAACTATGGGTGATACTGTTAGTAATTTCCTGGGTCTGTAGCTCAATGGTAGAGTCCCTCCCCTACACGGAGGTTGTTGCAGGTTCGAGTCCTGTCAGACCCATTTCACTCAACTCCAAAGGAATTTAACATGCAATGCCAAGTGTATTCAGATACCCACCTTGAGCATCGTAAGAATGTGCTACCTAATATTGCCGCACCTAATTTACTTGCAGTAGGAGATATTGCGGCGGCGTATCAACTACAAAGTATTGTTCCTTATTGGTGTGATAACTATGACCATATCGTGTATGTAGCAGGCAACCATGAATACTATGGAAGTACTTATCAAAGAGTACAAGAGCTGCTTTATACTTTAGATAGTGAGTATAGTAACTTTCATTTATTAGATTTGGGTAAGACTGTTACTATTAATAATCAGAGATTTGTGGGATGTACTTTGTGGTACGGCCCTACAAATTCTTGGCATGAACAACAGATGATTAGAACTCAAATTAATGATTCTAAATATATTGGCTTAAGCTATGAGGAGTTTGTACTTCTAGGACTTGTTCATAGGAATTACTTAAGGAATGCTATCCAAGAAGGGGATGTGGTATTAACCCACTACTTACCTACTTGGGCAAGTGTTGCTAGAGAATATGTGAATCAGCCTACTAATACCGCTTATGTAAATAACTGCGCGGATATTATCCAAAGTAATAAACCTAAATTCTGGCTCCACGGGCACACCCATACTCCTTGTGACTATGAAGCCTATGATACTAGAGTAATTTGTAATGCTACTAATCCTGTTGATGTAGTTTTAGAGATCTAACTTATACCATGAGTTTTACTAATGAATCCTGATGATGTTTAAATAGGAGAAGAACATGACAATGTTAGCTACACAGCAATTTATCAGCTAACTAAATCTGAAACTCTCACAGCAAATAAAAAGATTGCTGTTTGTCATACCATTAGTGGTAAGGTTTATAGCGGCAATGAAGCAAGGAGTCTACTGGGTTTGCCTATTGGACAAGCTACTAAGATTTCTCCAGCGAGTGGTACTAAAGGTAGTTATGAAGTGTTTATCCAAAGTACTTCTTTCAATCGCAACTTGATTCCCAATACTCAATTTCTATTAATTAATTAGAGGATTCTACATGGACTATGATGACCGAATAGATAGAGATGGTAATGATCCACTAGATAGAGTTTATGAAGCTGTTGATGTGGCCCTTGAATATGGAAGTATTGATGGTGCTAACCATAAACAATGGGTTATAGATCAGATGCTTAGGAAGTTATTAGGTACGGTATATGATGATTATATTGCTGCATATAACTCTGATGATTTCCATCGTAATTGGAATACAGGAATTGCTCCTTAAGTAATTCTTGTGGTATAATTAGTTTGTGTGAGAGATTAATTACCTCTCCTTTATTCCTCGGTAGCTCAGTGGTAGAGCGGTCGACTGTAAAATGATAGCAGCGCTATTTAGAAATGAATAGATGAAAACACTCCTAAATCGGGGAAAGCTTTAAAATGCCAATCCCGAGCTAGCAGGTCGTAAGATCGGGCAAGTGTAGAGACTTTATAGAGTGCTCTTAGAAATAGGATGAAGAGAAAGTCCAGACCACAAACTGAAAGGGCGGTGAAAACCGTAGTGGTAAAGTAATCGACTGGTCAAAGGTTCGAATCCTTTTCGAGGAGTTTTAGTTTAGTTAACCACACACACACTGGAGATTGTCATGGATCTTGGATGTGGCCTCATTTTTCTACTGGCCATTCTGCTTGTTACTGTAATTGGTGTTAATCGTGATGACAGCTAGATACAAAGCAAAGGCTTTGTAGCTGTTGGGCCAAGGTTCGTCCTGGCCCTGATAGTTTAATCTTCGGCGCCCGTGTCCGTGGCCTTATAACGGTGGGTCTAACTGTTCTCAACAGATCTTATTAAGAAGAGGACTAGGTGGTACTGAGTACTATGACTGGACAGGGGTTCGATTACTCGAAAGAGTTAGTCGCTTCAATCAGTAATGGTTGAATGTAAACCAAGCTCAAACGGCGAAGACTAAATCTGGGTAACCAGACATGTTAACACCGTACCAAAACTACCAGTGATGGTAACGATGGTCTAGAGACTCATAGAGCACTTCGAGCGTGATTAGCTTTGTCTAACTTTAAGTGTGACTAGGAAAGCAGTAATGCTTTAAATGCTTGGCAACCAAAGACACGCATTTGGTTGAAGGAATAGTCCACGCCTCAGTGAAAACTGGGGGTAACGTGTCCCCTTATCTCCACTACTCGGGGATATACAGGTTTCGACATGATTGGGAAAGAGTACCACTGAACGCAGTGTAAGCGAAGAAACACAAACAAAATAAAGGTCAATAACATTTATCCTTTCTCTCGTAAGCGCGCTCTTGTAGCTGCGTAAACTGAGCGGGGTTGCTAACTAGCCTTGTTACCCAACTAGTTAGACATCGGCCCCCTTACGGGGGCTTTTGTTTATCCTTATAGCTCTATAAAGTATTTAGAATCAACTATTACAATGCTTTCTAAACATTCTTAGGAGACCATTTCATGTCATTCAAACCTGCTCTGCAGTTAGAACTTATTAAATCTTGGTTAGCTACTAAACCTCCTAAGTTTAAGTTAGGTAGACCCTTTGTGGGCGAAGATAATCCTTTAGTAACTTATCTTAGAGAAGTTAGAGAACTTGGAACTCTTACTGTAAATATAAATTGGTATGCAGTTTGGGCATACGATAAAAATACTTTTATTGTGGAAAACTTTGATCCGCAATTAGATAAAGATTTGATTGAACTCAATCTAATGATTAGTAAAGGTTGGGAAGATGTTACTGCGGGATTACTTCTAAAGTATATCCAGTTAATACAAACCACAAACTCCTGAAGGAATCCATGAAAGACTTAATTGAGCAAATTGTTGAATTGTTACAAGTTGATTTGTTTAAAGCGTGGTTGGCTACTAAAGATGTTGATGTTATTCTCTATAAATTTAAAGCTAAATATAATGTATTCATGGAATATTTAGGTGAACAGATTAGCAGTAATGTAGAAAATGCACCGGGGATAACTGATCTTATATATCTTCAAGTTAATAGTCAGTATAACGTCTATGTTATGGTTAAGGGTGTTGCACAAATCCCTATTCCCTTAGAACTATTTCAGGTAGAGCACCCGCTATTTGAAGCATATCGATTAGCCTTTGCGCATAACTTACCAGTAGATCCTACTAAGTTACCTGAAGGAGATGTCGTTAAGGTTAACTTATTTGATAATCAATTAAGTATTACATTTCCTAATATAAAGTTATTTAATCTGGCTTTAAAAAGTGAAGAATTAAACTATCTCTTTTCTGAATGCTTTGATAATAGTTCTGTTATTGCATCTAATCTTACTTGTGTGGGTATCTTTAAACCCTCGCATAAATTTACTAAAGTTATATTAGCTAAATTATTCTTACCCGCACTTGGGCATCATCTTTATTATAATTGTGTTGACTTTGTAGGTACAGTTGTATTACTTCGAGATGATACTATTGAATTAAAGGTTATGGGTATTCCGGAAGTTAAAATAGTTAGGAAAACTCCTGAAGGTTATGAATTATCTTTAGTAGATTATTATAATTATGTGGCGGATGTGTTTGGTTGCTCAGCCCGAACCGCATATTCTCTCTTATTTTATAAGAGAAAGGAACTTATTATTACTCCAGATATGTTTGTATTTGGTAAATTTGATAGCGGGCTTGAAGAAGATGCACCCGGTCCTAGTTTTGATATTATTACTCCTGATATTATATTAGTTAATCGTTTATTTGCAGATCACTTTCTTAATAGATCTAAAGATATTATTAGGCTAGTTTAGTTACATCCCCAGAATAGTTTAATGGAAGAATCCTCAATGGTTTGAGGAGGTGTAGGTTCGATTCCGGCTTCTGTTGACACTCCCCGACCTAAAGGTGCGGGGATTCTTGGTTCTACGAGACGGCTTGCACGGGCAGGATTGCTCCAACCAGAGTAGAGGTCGTGTCTCCCCAAGCGATTCTTGCGTCTAGCGCAAAGGTTCCCACATGCCCTGCGGTACCCAATCCTCTCATCAAAATGTTAATCGCTGCGTTGTGGTCTCTATCCAACACGCACCCGCACTTACAAGCGTGAGTCCTAGTGGATAATGACTTGACAACAATAGCCCCACAGTTTGAGCATTCTTGACTTGTTCTGGCTGCTGGTACTGCTATTGTTACCTTGCCAAATATCTTGCCGAAGTACTCCAACCACTGACGGAACATGTACCAAGAGGCATCGTTTATTGACTTAGCCAAACAATGGTTCTTCACCATGTTCTTAATCCTTAAGTCTTCATAAGCTACTAGGTCGTTTGACCTGATTACGCACCTTGCAGTCTTGATTGCAAAGTCCCTGCGTTGCCTACTTACCTTAAGGTGGCGTTTGCCTAGTGTCTTCTTGGCCTTGTGTCGATTATTTGAGCCTTTTACTTTCTTAGATACTCTGCGCTGAGTCTGCTTTATAGCTTTCTCACCAGTCCTTAGAAAGCGAGGGTTATCAACAGTTTGGTTATTGGAGTCGGTGTAGAACTCTTTAAGCCCTACATCCAAACCAACTGCACTTCCTGTTGGCTCTAGTTCTTCAGACCTATCTACTGAGACACAGAACTGCGCGTAGTATCCGTCCGCACGTTTGACTAACCGCACCCTTTTGATTTGCTCTGGGGCGTAGAAGTTTAAGTCACGGGTGCCTTTTAACTTCAAACAACCAATGCCAATCTTGTCGGTGAAGGTTATTCTTTTCCGGTCTTCTGATAGCTTCCAACCAGAGGTTTTGTACTCAACACTTCTACAGTCTTTCTGAAAAGTAGGGTACCCTTTCTTACCGGGTACTTTGCTTTTACAGTTGTCGTAGAATCGGGAGATACTAGCCCATGCGCGTTCGGCAGCAGCTTGTCTAGCCATAGAGTTGAGCTTGTTGGCAAACTCAAACTCTTTAGCAAGCAGGGCACAATGACGGGAGAGTTCTACCCAAGATTTAGCTTGGCCGTCCATCCACAAACGAATAGACTTGTTCCGAATGAATTGCATCGTTCGGATAGCCTCATCAATCGCAGTGAATTGGCTTGCTTTGCCGTAGGTTTTGAACTCAAAGACAATCATTGTTTCCTCCTGTTCTTATGATAGCACGAACGAGGATAAAAAGCCGCCCTAAAGGGACGGGGCTTTAGACCCAAAGAGCCAAGGGTAAAGCGCTTGGTTCATACCCAAGTCATTCGTAGGTTCAACTCCTACTTCAGGCACCTTTGAATCTCAGTACTGCTGCCTTCTATAGTTTCTATAGGGGGCTTCCTCATTTACTCAAGGAGTCTAACATGCAGAAAGAACAAGTATCCTCAAGCGATATCTCGAAAGCGGCACTGAAAGTCTTTTCACCGGAAGAGATCCAGCAGTTGCCTCGTCCCATGAAGCTGTCTTTGATCGGGATGTTGCATCGGCGGCTAGAGAAGCCGGGACCGCCCCCGACGCAGGACGAGTTGGAGGGGATAAAGGAATTGGTAACCGTACATCTTTGGCATCCCTCGCTTACAACCACCGCTAACCTCTTAAAGGTATAACACTTGACAAAAGCCTCGTATAATTCTTATGTTTAACTTACTAGATTATATAAGTAAACTTATCAGAGCTAAAGTAAATATGGCCACTAAATATCCTCGTACATTACATTTACCCGATTCTCCAGGGGCTACTTCAGATGATAAAAGATTAACCTTTAATCCCTTTGAAGGTAAAGAAGTAGTTATTACTGCGAAGATGGATGGGGAGAATACTACTATGTATACTAATGGTTTACATGCTAGATCTATAGATTCTCCCTATCATAAAAGTAGAACCTTTGTAAGTAGATTACATAGTTTATTCTCCTTTGATATCCCCACAAATATGCGGATTTGTGGGGAGAATCTATATGCTAAACATAGTATTTATTACAAGAACTTAATAGCGTATTTCCAAGTATTTAATATTTGGGAAGATGATGAATGTTTAAGTTGGGATGATGTAGTTACTTGGTGTAATTACTTTGGATTGCCTACTGTACCTGTTCTTTATGAAGGTATATGGGATAATTCTTTCCAGCCGCTACATATAGTTAATGGAGATTTATGTGAAGGTTATGTAGTTAGATTAAGAGAAGCTTTCTTTATGGATGAGTTTAGTACTAGTGTGGGTAAATATGTCCGCGCTAATCATGTTACCACTCATGCACATTGGATGAATGAATTACTAGTTCCTAATCTTAGAAGATTACCTATTGATCCGGAATTGCTAGAAGCATTATTAACTTGAGGAATCAAATGAATAGAATTAGCTATTGAAAGCTTTGCTAGAAAACGTGAGCAAGCTGTATTAGAGCAGAAGCAAGAAGTAAAAGAAATTCAAAAGGAGTTCGCTAAGTTTATTACTGTAAAGGATATCTAATGGAAATTACATCAGAAGAAATGTATGAAGAAGCTTTAAGGAGAGTAGAAGAAATCTTCTTAGCTCCTGTAGATTCAGAGGAAGGTAGAGAATTAAATGTACTTGTTAATGCTATTGAGGAATATGAAGAACTTCATTATCCTATAGCGGCACCCACAGAAGAAGAAGCGTTGGCCTTTAGACTAGAACAAGAGTTGGGATTGTAATGGAACCTAATCAAATTGCTCTGGATAATAAAGCGCAATTCATTTATTTTGTATATGGGATTACTCGGGGCGATACTAGTTACATTCTAGTTAATAATCCATCTATTGATACTGAGTGGTGGTATATACCGTAGATAATTCTGTTGAAGGCGGCATTATGCTTACATTTAAAGGTAAAGATAATAACAAATATGCTTATATAGAATTCTGTAATTCAGGTGAATTAGTTTATTTATTTGGGGAAGAAGATTCTGATCAAACTACTTGTGCAGAGTTTAAACTAGAAGACTCTGTACAGGTGGCTACTAATATGTTAGAATGGTTAGTATAACTGATATCCGAACGCGAACGTAGCTCAACGGCAGAGCGGATGCCTTCCAAGCATCGGGTAGGGAGATCGACACTCCTCGTTCGCTTTTAATTAAATATAAAATAATATAATATAAAAGGACATATAATAATGGGATATTGGAATGCTACTTGTGCATTAACTAATTTACCAATTCACTGTGGAGATCCAGTAATAGGACTTCTAATTAGAGTTCCTTATAAAGCTAAAGTTGAGAATATGAGCGGTGCTTGTTATCCTAATGAAGCTGCATGGCCAGTTACTCTAGGCTTTACTGGATTTTATAATGATTATGGTGCGATTGAAGAGATTACTAAAGATATTATTACTAAAGAAATAGAAACTAGATTTAAGGTTGAAGATGCTGAGAAGTTTATTTGCGAAGTTGTAGAACGTGATGAGTATTATTATTCTGAAGATTACTCCTATTGGCTTGAGGAGCCGGTTAAAGAAGATAATAAATACACAGATGGCTTAGGTTTATGGATGTGCCATAAATATGCTTGGGATAAATTGGCAGAGATTTCTGTAAATAGATATTTAGAGGATTTCTCAGAGTATTACAAGCATGTAACTACACATGAACCTATTGAACGTTATAAAGCTATCGGGGAGTTTTATTTCGCAGACATATTTCAATTATCATTCTCCAGGTGTCTTGGACTACGCGGAGGAATCTCTGAGTCTAGAGATATTAGATGCTATGTGACTATCCTTAACCAATTAATTCTTGTAGACAAACTGCCATTAGGCGATCCTAAATTAATGAGCTTTGTTAAGAGTCTATGTGAATTATCTGCTATAGAAGATGCCATTAGTATGCTGCGTAGAAGTTGGTATCCTGGTGGTGCTAAAGGTGGTCAGTTTTATGGTTATGCTTGGCACTTTACTCTAATGGAAACTATGTGTGATATTATACAGGCTAGAGCTGCGGCAATGGATAGCACATTAGAAGATTATAAACTTAACTGGAATTACTAAAATGTTACTTGATACTTTAAAGAAAGATAAATTAATAGCTCGCAAAGAAGGAACTGAATTAAAATATAATCTACTAACTACTTTAGTGGCAGAAGCTACTATGGTAGGGAAGAATAAAGGTAATAGACTTCCTACAGACGAAGAAGTTATTCAAGTTATTAAGAAGTTTATTAGTAATGCTAATGAGAGTTTGAGATTACAGTTTGGTGATGGCGCGCATATTATGGTGGCTAATCAACAGACTGATGAGATTAATATTCTTACTGAATACTTACCTCAGCAATTAACTGAAGAACAAATTAAGAGTGAATTAGAATCATTACTTAAGTTTGATTCTCAGGCTAAGATGGGCGATCTTATGAATTATCTTAAAGCTAATTTTAATGGTAAGTATGATGGGAAAGTAGCTTCTAAAGTGGCTAAGGAATTACTCACAGCTTGATTCACCTGGAGAAACCTCATGGAACTAATACAGAAAGGCCACAACTTTGCTCAGTTTGTCATTAACTTTGTTCCCACGGCTAAAGTCTATGCAGTTGGTGGCTTTGTTAGAGATATGCTTTTGGGTATTACTCCTAAAGATTTAGATATTGAAGTATATGGAATTGAAGCGGAGAAGCTACATCATATACTATATCGGTATGCTGAGACTGTAAAAGCTTCGGAGCCTAAACTATTAGGGGCACAGTTCCAAGTATATAGTGTTAATGATCTTGAGGTTTCTCTCCCTCGTCGTGAATCTAAAGTTGGTGATAAACATCGCAGCTTTGTTATTCAAGGCGATTCTAACATGACCTTTGCTGAAGGTGCATCCAGAAGAGACTTTACTATTAATGCCATTGGTCTTAATCTTGTGACTGGGGAATTCCTAGATCCTTATAATGGTAGAGCAGATTTACGAGCTGGTATTCTACGCCATGTAGGACCGGCTTTTGCAGAAGATCCCTTGCGGGTTCTGCGCGGAGCGCAATTTATCTCTCGCTTTAATCTGCAGATTGTAGATCCAGCTACTATCGAGATGTGTAAATCCTTAAACCCTAATGACCTTTCTATGGAGAGAATTGGCGGTGAGTTCCAGAAGTTGCTTGTTAAAGGTGATCATCCTGAGCTTGGCCTAAAGTTCTTATCTGATGTAGGCTGGTTTAAGTATTGGTTTGAGGGTAAGTATGAAGATGAGCCGGCTATAATTTTACAGCGGGCTAAACAAGTTGCTTCTAAAACTGCACATGAACATGCATTTATGGTTGCAGTTGTTGTTCATACTTATTATGGTAGCCGGAGACTTAATACTCTTAGTTGTAATACCGGGCGTATTGAAGAACCTGCATTGGAATTATACCTTTACTATAAAGCTATTGAAGATTGTGACACTATTAGTAAGGTTAGGCAATTAGCTCACAAATTAAAGTCTATTAATATAAGAATCTTATGTGATTTCTATTTTGCTATTACTGGTATTACTCTTCATGCTTGTTTGCAATTTGCACAAAAAGCAGGTGTGCTAGATAATAAATTACCTTATCTTATTCAAGGCCGGGATTTACAAGTGCGAGGTGTTATTCCTGGGCCTATTTATAAGAAGATAATTGATGAAGTACATGAGTTAGTACTTGAAGGTTATATTACTAATCAAGCTGAAGCCTATGCTTGGTTATGTAACCGAGTGCAACAGTTAAAACAACAGCAAGGAGTTTAACATGTTTATGGGATTTACTCGTCGGCACATGCTCAAGATTGATACCAAAGTTCTTAAAGGTAAAACTGGTGAAGTTATCTTTACTAGTATTTTACCTAAGCTTAACTCTTCTCATAGTATTTTAATAGAAGAGGTGTCTACATTTAATGTAGAGTTAGAGGAATCTAAAAGGTTTCATTCCCCGACCTTTAATGGTTTATTAACTGTAGGAAATATCCTTAAGACTACTGAATTTAATAATGCTTATCCTGTAATCTTTCAGGATTTCTTAGTCATTCAGTTTGAGGGTCTATCTTCTACTTTTAGTCATAAGGCAAAATATAAAGAACTAGACCAAACTGGTGGCTTTGATATTTCCCTAAAGGTTTTATCAGGTCCATTAGCTCCTGAGTTAACACTACTTGATACTGAAGGTCCTACTGGACATGAAATTGCACAGGTGTTTTTATATGTTACTTATACTGATATAGATATATTTAAAGGCAAAGGTGACTTTGCACAGAATATAGAAGTATTTAAGGTGTATACTTAAATAACATTGACCTCGGGGTAGGTTGGGTATACGGGAGTCTGCAAAACTCTTTAGGCTGGTTCAATTCCAGTCGAGGTCTCTTTATAGGATAATTAATATGGCTAATATATTTAAACCACCCACTCCGTGGAAACCTGATCATCGCCCTTCTGTATTTCTTGCAGGAACTATTGATCAAGGTAATTCCATTGATTGGCAAGCAGAAGTAACACAACAATTGAATCATTTAGATATTGATATCCTAAATCCGCGGAGAGATAAATGGGATGTTACTGTAGAACAATCTATAAATAATCCTGTATTCAAAGCTCAAGTAGATTGGGAACTCTTTGGATTAGAGAATAGTAGATATATATTAATGTACTTTGCCCCTAACTCAAAATCTCCTATTACTTTATTAGAGCTGGGTTTGCGGCTTGGAATTTATGGAGATGAACCTAATAATCAGCTTATTGTCTGTTGTCCCACAACTTACTGGAGGCGAGGAAATGTCGAAATTGTCTGCGCTAATAAAGTCCCTTGTTTTGATGATTTACAGAGCGGAATAGATGAGTTAATTAGACGCATAGAACGAGACCAAGCTGTAATGACAGATGCTAAAGCTAAGTTTAGAGAAGCTGGATTCCGCTTACTACATATAGACAAGATCTAGATAATAAGGTATGATATATAAATCAGTGTAAAACTACACTGATATTACTGGCAGTAGCGTAACTTGGTATCGCGTTCCGTTTGGGGCGGAAAGGTTGTCGGTTCAAATCCGACCTGTCAGATTTAATAGTTTCACTGGGCTTTTTCTATTGTGCCTAACCCAAACAATAGTAAACATGCCCCTGTACCTCAACGCTCTTCTAAAGCGTAGCTGAGTAATCGGAGTCAATGTCCGTTCGATTCGGACCAGGGGCGTAGTTCGAATCTTGGTGCGGGGACATGTTTATGATATTCCCGTCTTAATTATCACAGAATAATAGAAATTTATAATATCAAGTTATTATTATCAAATTCCCAGTGACAGTTAGGGCAAAGAGGTAATAAGTTATTTATATCATTTACTACTGATATTAAAGTATCTTCTGGAAAATCGGTTATTCCTTTAATATGAGCGATTTCTATATGTTTATCATAACCACAGTTGTAGCATTTATACCAACCTAACTTTTTAGCAATTGCTCTAGCTCTAGTTCTCACAAGAGCATAAGCTGTGGATTTATGATGTTTATCATATTTAATACTTTTTAAAGTACAATCGGCATGATGTATTTCTTTATAGCAATCTTTACAGTATTTCAAACTCTTTGCAATAGCAACTTTACAAGTAAAGCAACTTCCTTCTGGAGATCTTTTAGGTGTAACTTTATTATTAAATGTAGCTGCACAGCTACTACTACAAAAGTTATTCTTGGTAATAGTAGATTTAGATTTAGTAAATTCTGTATTACAATTAGTACAGGTAACAGCAACTCTAGTAACTTGTCCTACGCTTTGGCATTCTTTACTACAGTATTGTTTTGTAGATCCTTTAAGTAATCCCTTATAAATAGATCTTTTACTCTTTATGTACTCCTGATTGCAATAATCACATTGCATTTTTAAAGTATCTTCATTTTTAGCTGCTTTATATTCTTCGTCTGTATATAACCTCATCTTGTCCCCGTAATATAGATATAAATATATTATATCATGAAGTTCGAGTCTAAACTAGGCGGTTAATTAACCTCACAGGAGCTACTCATGGAATGGCTTACAACAGAACGTCTCAAGATGATAATGATATTCATCTTTGCGATGACAATTGCTATTGGTGCTATGCAAAATGTCAAGATTACTTATTATCAATGTCCCACTACAACCGAGCAGAGGAATTAATATGCGTGAAGGTTTAGAGTTGCTGTTCATGTTTATTGAGGGGCATTTTACGGGCTGTTGGCCGATTGAGGAGGCAGCGTAAGTTGGGTTGATTAGTATGTTCGACTGTGATATAATAAGTATATTATAAAGTTAGGTAAATTAATGTCATTAGAAAGAACTAGAGAACTAAATGGTTATAAATTAGTTTATGCCCCTGGTAATATATCAAGTATGAGTAGTGATAATTGGGATGGTTGGATATATGAACATATAATGATTGCTGAAACGCTTATAGGTAGATGATTACTGCCTAATGAAGTTGTTCATCATTTAGATTGTAACCGAGGAAATAATGCTGTGGATAACTTATTAGTTATTGATAGAGGCCAGCACATGAAATTACATGCTTGGATTGATAGGGGTGCGCCAATTGGTGAAACTGTTACAACTGCAAAACAATCCAAGGATACTAAAGAATGTAAGTCTTGTGGTAATGCTTTCTTTAGTGATAATAAAAACACAGTACATTGTAGTCTTTCTTGTGCAGGCTTAAGTAGACGACAAGCGGAAAGACCCACTAAGGAAGAATTAGAAGTGTTAGTGTGGACAATACCTACAATACAAGTTGCTAAACGTTATTTGGTATCTGATCGTTGTATTGGTAAGTGGTGTGATAGTTATGGTATAGTTAAACCCGGAAGAGGTTACTGGGCTAAATTAGCTGCTGAACAAGTTAAAGAGAAAGATATTTAAATAATAGGGGAGTGTGATGTATGGAGCATCGTGAGATTTATATCCTCAAGTGGGCTGGACTGGCCCCGTGTTAGGGTTCGATTCCCTACACTCCCATACGCCTTCAGGTAGGTTTGATTCCTACACAGCCCATTAATCAATTCTTAAGGAGATACTACAGATGATGCCTGAAATAGCTATGGAGAAAGGTTGGGCAGTGGACTTTAGTAGCTTAACTATAGTTCCCGCTACACGAATTGGAGAGTATTGGTATATTAGATATGCAGATGGTCGGTTAGGAGTTACCCCAATAGATCCTAAACTAGCTTTCACCTCTAAACGACAAGCACGATATGCTTTTATAAAAGCTATTCAGGCTAATATAAGAACTGAACTAGAAGCTATTAGAAGAATAAACTTGGATCTTGAAGGATATGAAAATTAACTAATTAAAGCAGCACTATGAACTGGAGGTTTAATGTGCGAGTATGAAATATGGTTGCGTTATAAGATTAAAAATAGATTATTAAGTAAAAAGACGCATATGGAACTATTTTACAACTACTTGATAAAGCAACTAATATAGACTTAGCTATTGCTACTGATGGTAAAGAAGGAGACTTTGACACGCGGCTAAGGCTTTTCCTTAATAATGCTGCACGTAAAGAGCCATTAGAATTTCCTAAGGAATAATATGAAAGTAATACTTGGTCCATATAATGATGATAATAGTCCTAGAGAAATATCTGTGCAGATTGACCCTTATGATACTTGGGGTATGGATAGCACCTTAGCTCTTATAATATTACCCATGCTTAAACAACTTAAAGAAACTAGACATGGTAGCTTTGACAGTGATGATGAAGATGTACCTGAAGAACTTAGATCTACTACTCCTAAGACAGATGATACCCCTGAAGGAGATAACATCCATCGCAGGTGTGATTGGATCTTAGATCAAATGATTTGGTCTTTTGATAAGATTCATCCTGACAATGAGGATGAGTTTTATATGAATACTTTGCCTAACAAAGAAGCGTATCAGGTTTATCAGGAGAAGTTACAAAACGGTCTTAGATTATTTGGCAAATATTACACAGGTTTGTGGGATTAATTCATGGTTAGCTACACCTGTCTGTAAAACAGGCGCCTCCGGCTTAGTCAGTTCGAATCTGACCTCACCTATTTTAAAACTAAATAATTCTTGTGAGTGAGGTAGCATGACAGATCCTGAGAAGCTTAGGGATTATGATGAGTTAAAGAAAGCTTATGCTACTATACTTAACTTATATACGCGGCTTAGTCATTTACTACTTCAAACAGATATAGAGAATAAAAGATTAAGAGATAGAATATATGAACTTGAAGATAAATGTAAGACGTTATCTTATTATCCACCAAGTGAAATTCAACGCACCAAACCTTAATTGGTATGTGTTAGGTAGGATTGTGGTTAGTAGTTCAAATACTTGGGACTGTAGCTTAACGTAAAGCTTTCTACTGATAATGGGAAAGATGTTGGCCCGTTCCCAACCAGTCCTATTGGAAGATTGGTAAACAATCTTCGTTTCATGTCACCCCTCAGGAGTTGAATCATGGGTTTAGTCAGAAATGCTGTTATGTTTCTCTTTGGTGAGAAAGCAGGTCGGGTTATTGTGGGTTGGTGGAGTTGGTTGATTGGTCAGCCAGTTCAAGAAGGTGGTCAAGTTGCTGTTGAAGTTGCAGAGCAGTCTATCATATCTATGAAGCAGGCGCTGCAAGAGTTAACTCAAGCTGTAGCTACTCAAGTTGCTGCGTATCAACGAGCACAACAAAAGTATGCTGAGAAGGTTAAGGAGTATAAAACCTATGAGCAGCAAGCTGCAACTGCTCAACGTAATGGTAATACCGAAGCGGCGCGTTTAGCTATGGGTAGATTACTTCAAATTGAAGGAGTTCTTCCTGGGATGGCTGAGCAAGTTAAACAAGCTGAAACGTTTGTTGCTAAAGCTAAAGATAAATTAGCTCGGCAACAACAGCAGCTTGAAGATTACAGAACTCAACTGGATAATATGAAGGATATAAGTGAAATTAACGAGGCCTTAGCACAAATGGCTAAAGTTAATGACAGTTATAGTATTGATTCTGCGCGTTCACAATTTGATGCAGCTAAAAATGCTGTGGAAAGAAAGAACCTTAGGGTTAGTGCACAGCTAGATCTGAGTGAAAATCCGGCTGATGCTCTTAGTAAACAACTGGATGATATGGTTCAAGGTGATGCTATCGAGCAACGCCTTGCCCAATTAGCTGCTGGTAATTCCTCTCCATTGAATCTCCCACTGTCCAATAAGGAGTCAATCCATGAATAATGCCTCGAAGAAAGAAAGTCCTATTTCATTATTTGAATGGGAAGAACAACAAGAAACAACAACAACAACGGAGATCTAAAATGCAACTTGGCAACTTTATGGTAAGTCTGACTAAAGGTACTGAACGTGTCACCGGGCATGTAGAAATTGAACATGGAACTCAATATGGAATCACATTGAATAATGGAGATTGGACTCGGCGTGCTAATGCCCAAGTCTCTATTGATGGAAAGGTTATTGGTACTTACCGCTTATACCCCGGTGAGATTGCTACATTGGAATGTGCGGGTAATCATGACTCCGGTAAGTTCACTGCTTTATTTGCTAATTCAGTTGATGGCGCATATGCGGGCTTGGATGAAAGTAATCCTAGTTTGGGACTAATCACTGTAGTATTTACCCCAGAGAAACTGCCGGAGCCTCGTACTTATTACACTAAGAGTTTTCTTGGTAGTGAGCGGGGTACTAGGCCCATTTCGTATAGGTCCATTGCGTCCTTAGGTTTGCATGAGACCAATAGCGCTATGGGCACCGGTCTTACCGGAGCTTCTGATCAGCGGTTTGGTACTGCAGGTTTTATGCCGTTGGATACTGCAAATACTAGAACGATTCATCTTCGGTTGAAGCCTGTAGTACAATCTCGGCCTCGTCCGGTTGTTGCGGCCCCTGCTGTACAAACTTCTAC